GGTGAAACAAATACCAATACATTACCACAGTGGGAAACAAGTATTCAAAATGATGGTAGAATATTAGGATTTCAAACTGCGGCAGTTTTAGCTTATTTAAAACCAGGCACTGGTGAGCGTGTGCTGTATTTGTTAAAGAACGGTGTTCCAAATGATATTAAATTAGTACCATTTGTTGCTGATCGTTATATTTTTGATAATAATCTAGATATAAATTACGACATTGCAACTGGTTTCTTTTATACAAAACAATATACAACTTTTGATACTGGTTATGTTTTAAGTATTACACCAACAGCAACCGTTGGTTATGCATTAGATATACCATTTGATCATGTAGACAATTCTACAATAACCCAAATTAATGATATAGGCGGTATGGATGGTGATGAAAGTGGTGATTGGGATGGTAAGTATGTTGTATTCAGCACGCAACAAAACTATAATCCAACAGAATTTCCAATACTATACAATGATGGTTGGAATCAAAATGGTGCGGTTATACCAGGTTATGCAGAAGTTCAAAATGGTTCTGCAACGGTAAACAAACGTGGCGGTGTTTGGCAAATAAGCATATCTAATAGAACAGTATCATTAACATTTGTTCAAGAAATTGCATTAAACGATGTTGTTTTAGTTCAACTTGGTGCAAAGGCTGGTCAAACTTGGCAGTATAGTAGTAAAAATGTTGGTGTTGGCAATCAGACTGTGCCAAAATATGAAGAAGGTAATTTTCAAACTTTACAATTGAAATCACCAACCACATTTGATAACACAAAAACACAATTCATCAATAATCAAGATCAATATCAGTTGCCATTTGCAAATGATAGTTACTTGAAGTTCCCATTACAAAATATCTTGGAAACTGCTACATAAATAAATATAGTTGTTGGAAACATTAAATGAGTAACATTAACCCTAATAATATCAATTCTGCTTATCCTGTAGCTGGTGTTGATAACGATAGTCAAGGTTTTCGTGATAACTTTACAAACATAAAGAATAACTTTGCTTATGCGCAAAGTGAACTTGATGATTTACAAAGTAAAGCAATCGTAAAAAGTGCCTTAAGTGGAACAACGTTGAATAACAACATGGGCGGCACACTATTAAGCAGTGCGCAAATTCAAGATTTTCGTGAAACAGAATATGACAATGGTATTATCTCTACTAACGTCACATTAGATCATAGCCGTGGACATTATCATAAAGTTCAAACTAACGGAACAGTAACACTTGCTTTTAGTAACTTTCCTGCTGCAGGAACAGTTGGTCGTATTCGTCTTAAGCTAAATGTTACAAGCACAAGTCACCGTTTAATTTTACCAAGTGCGGTAAGTATTGGAACAAAATATCTTCAAGATTATGATCAAACTAATAATAGCATTGGTTACACACAAAGTGGTGTAGGAATTTATTGGTATGAGTTTATTAGTGATGATGCGGGTGTTACAATCACAATTTTCCCACTAAGCCGTGCTCGTGTAAATCCAGATTATCTTTATTCTAACGTCAGTAATGGAACAAGTTCCACGAATACCACAAACGTAAGCGTTATCAGCAAGTTAATTCTTGATAACGGTGCCGCTGGTGCTCTTGCAAATGTTAAGGTAACTTTCCCAAGTTATCCAATGGATGGTCAGTCACTAAGCATAAGTGCGAATGTCTCTATTGCAAATATGTTCCTTGTTGCTGGAAATACAATTAATGGCAATACCACTACTTTAAGTGGTAATAGTAACATTGGATTTACTTTCGTAAACAGTGCAAATAGATGGTTTAGAACTGCCACTAATTAATATTGACTCCTGATTTAATAATAACTATATTATATCAGGAGTATTTTAATGACTGATTTAAAACTTTACCAAGAATTTGTTACCGTAGTAACCAGTGAAGAAAGTAAACACAATTATGCTTTTCTAGACAGATTTGACTATTTAAGCAATTATCAAGATGACAAAACCAAGATTAATCCCGCATTATTATTGACTGCTGGCATGGGATTAAGTGCCGAAAGTGGCGAATTTAATGAAATTATTAAGAAGATTTTCTTTCAAGGTAAACCACTTAATGAAGAAAATGTATTTCATATGAAGCGTGAACTTGGTGATATTATATGGTATTGGGTAAATGCTTGCACCGCACTTGGTCTTGACCCAAATGATGTAATTAATGAAAATGTTAAGAAGTTAGAATCACGCTATCCAGGCGGTAAATTTGATGCTTGGCATAGTGAAAATCGTAAACAAGGTGATCTATAATGCATCCTCTTATGAGTGATTTAAGTGGCAAAACACTTGATGAACTTTTAGAAACAGTTAACGGTTTACACAAGAAAATGGCATGGCTTGGTCGTATGGGCAACGGTGTCATGATACAGCAAATGCGTAATGTTGTTGATACCTACCAGGAAGAAATTAACAAACGTTATCGTGCAGAAGCAGAAGCTACAAAAAAGAACCCAATTTTTAAAGATAGTTTGGACGTAGGATGAGCACAATCAGTTGGAGTGCCGAATTTAGTGCAATTAATTGCTATGCTAAAATCATGGAGCCATGCAATTATAATATTAATATTACATTTGATGATGAATCATTAACACCCGAAGACCAAGCAACTGCTTTTGGTCGTATTCGTCACTTAATTAAAGATTTATACCAAGATAGCATTTTTATATGGGTTGGAAATCCAATTTTGCCAACACTTTATAAAAAATTAGATGCTAAAATAGTTACATTACCCTTTGCACCAAACAATTATTGCATTGGTGTAACAACTTGGTATAAAATTTTAAGTATGGGGCAAGGTCGTGTAAGTTTAACAAATGTTGATTTAAGTTGTGACAAAAGCGATAATATTTGTATTCATATAGATCAAGACATGGCAATGGAAGATGAACTCATGGAAGAATTAGCCATGAAAAATTGGAATAAACCTGCTTGGTGGTTTCGCCCAACACCCACAACATTTGATATTTTAACAAAACAAAAAGGTCAAAGTGTTATGGTATATCATGAAGCTGAATGGGCTGAATGGTTGCAATGGGAACAAGAACCTGATAAAGTAGAAATCAAGAAAAAGAATGATAACAATGTTGTTCCATTGAAAAAGAATTGGAAGCCAGAGGTAATCAAAGGTGACAAATCTTGACGAATTTTCCCGTTCAGTAATAAATGATGTTGAACTAGCAGAATTACTTTATATTAATCCTGAACGGGAAATATCCGATATTCCAATAACTAATCCAGAAAAATATAATGCGGCAATTAAATCATTATATCTTGATTGGAAACCTTTACAAAAGTTAGAGGCGTTGGATATCAGTGTGAATGAGTTTCATAAACGTAATCAACAGGTGTGGTTCATGCCACAGGAATATTTGGATTTGGATATTGCTAAATGGATTTTAGATCAATGCCAAGACCAAAATGAATTACAACGTGCTGGTCAAGAATTATTAGAATATGCTGAAAGAGATTTGTTACCACTATTGCAGTATTTAAAATATTTTGTTGACACCATGCGTAAGAATAGTATAGTATGGGGCGTTGGTCGTGGTTCAAGTGTAGCAAGTTTTGTTTTATATTTGATTGGTGTTCATCGCATACATAGTTTAAGAAATAATTTAGAGTTCGCAGAATTTATGCGTTAAATACGCAAGGAGTAGAGTTTTTATGAATCGCACAGCAAATGGCAAATTTTTAGATATAAATGCGTTGAAAATACAACAAGAAAGAACTATTGCTGTAGGTAATAGCAGGCAAAATGCACGTGGTGATATACTTGGACCAGGTGGACAAGTTGTTGAAACAAGGGATCAGCGAATGAAAAGTTATTATAATGCACAGAAAGGTAGTCCATTAAAAGACGCACCAATTTATAATACGGTTGATGAGGCAAATGCCGCAGCAGTAGCAGATATTTTTGAAACACCAACTCCGTTAGAAAATCTTGTTAGTTCACAGCAGGAATCTACACCAGTTGATCCAAATACACCAGCACCAACAACTGGTGGTATTAATGATGCACAAGCACGTAGCCAAGAACTTGCAGACCGTTTAAGAAACCAGAGACGCAGAATATGACAAAACTCAATAAAGCAAAAAGTAGTCTACACCATGTTCGTGAAGACTATCGAAAAATTATACCAACTAAAAATAATGTTCTTGTAAAGGACATGGATTTTGGTGAGCGTATGACACTTGGTGGTATCATCATTATTGATGATGACAAGAAAGGACAAGGTATTCGTCCACGTTGGGCACAAGTTGTTGCTGTTGGTCGTTTACAAGAAGATGTAAAACCAGGTGAATATATTCTTGTTGCACATGGTCGTTGGACTCGTGGTCTTGATATGACAGATGAAAGCGGTGAAACTACCACTGTTCGTCTGGTTGATCCCAAAGATATTCTTATGAGCAGCGATGAAATGCCAACAGAAGATTTAACCTTTGGTATTAACCCAACTTAAAATAGTTGACATCACTATAACCGTATGTTAGTATAAAAACATGATTACAAATTATCTTTGGACAGAACGATACCGCCCACGCACGGTAAATGATTATGTTTGGCGTGATGATGCCCAACAACAACAGGTTCGTCAGTGGGTGAGTGAGAAGAATATTCCACATCTGTTATTCAGTGGTGGACCAGGCACAGGCAAGACCACGCTTGCCAAGGTTCTTATGAATGATCTTGGCGTAGAAGATTATGATATTATGCAAATCAACGCTTCCAGAGATAACGGTGTTGATTTTATTCGTGACCGCATTGAAGGATTTGTATCTACAATGCCATTTGGTGAGTTTAAGGTGGTGCTGTTGGATGAGGCAGATTATCTGTCGCCTAACGCACAAGCAGTGCTGCGTGGTTTGATGGAGACTTACAGCAGCACTGCTCGTTTTATTATGACTTGCAACTATCCTAACAAGATTATTCCAGCGTTGCATAGTCGTTGTCAAGGTTTCCATATTGAGAAACTTGACAAAACAGAGTTTACTGCACGTGCCGCTACTATTCTTGTTGAAGAAAATATTAACTTTGACTTAGATGTGTTAGACACTTATGTAAGTGCACAATATCCTGACCTTCGTAAATGTATTAATGCACTACAAAGTGGAAGTAGTGGCGGAACCCTACAAAAGGTTGCACAAGGTTCGCAGAATAGCAGTGACTATAGATTACAAGCAGTTGAATTGTTTAAAGCAAAAAAGATTCGTGAAGCACGTAAACTAATTTGTAGTCAAGTTCGTCCTGATGAGATGGAAGAAGTATTCCGTTGGATGTATGATAATCTTGATTTGTTTGCAAGTAGTGATGATGCACAGGATCGTGCAATTGTTATCATTCGCAATGGCTTGGTAAATCATAGTATGGTTGCTGATGCTGAAATTAATTTAAGTGCTACATTTTGTGAGTTAGCCGAATTACAATGAATAAAAGTGAACCTGATTCTTTTTTAAAATGGTTCTGGAAAAACTATAACCAAAAACTTAAAAAGAGAAAGTTTACACAGAAAGAAAAAGAATTGCTGCGACCAATAGCCGAAGTTATGGCTATAATGGACGGAAATGCTTTCTTTGGTATGACCCGTAATGATTTGGGCGAAGATACTTGGTTTGAACAGTATCTACCAGAAGCATGGGCAATATATAAAGCACAGGGTAAAAACGGCGGATGGATTCAAGAAACAAGTTGGGCAAAAGATCGCCAACATGAAAGTGAAGCCGTAAAAGACGCTTATGACCAATGGCGGTTATTAAAGTTACTAAGTCGTAAGACTATTTGATATCACCGTATATTCGCAATACCTCCTCTACTGCTGGATGACGTTCAATATCACTGCCTGTAAATTCTACGGTGCCAACATGTGCGCTGGAGCGGAATTGGTTAATTAGTTTGTTGAAATCTAATAATCCGTTCTCACCTTCTGTTCGGTCGGTCTGACGAACATCGCCTGTTACAATGATACGACTGCCTTCACCAATACGTGTTAATAACATTTTCATTTGATTTGGTGTTGCATTTTGCATTTCATCTGCGATGATTACTGCATTTTTGAAAGTTCTCCCACGCATAAAAGCAAGTGGACAAATTTCAATAACACCATTTTCAATCATAGAAAGTGTATCACGTGTGGTATAATACTCGTGTAGCACATCAAATAGTGGTTTAGTCCAAGGTTCCATTTTTTGTACTAAATCACCTGGTAAAAACCCATGACGCTCACCTTCAACACCAACTGCTGGTCTTGTTAAAATAATTTTATCAATTTGGCGTTCTTTAAGGAATTTAATTGCAGCTTGCATAGCTAACAGTGTTTTACCCGTGCCAGCAGGTCCACTTGCAATAATAATGCTCATAGATGGGTCCATGAGCAGTGCAAGATAGGTTTCCTGATTTATATTTCTGGGAATAATTTCAACTGTTCTTTTCTTCTGTGGTAAGAACTGTTCTATTTGAGTTATGTTGTTATAATTTCTGTTTTGGCTTTGTGCGTTAGGGTTCATTTGATGTAACTTTTGTTTACGCTTCATAAAGTATTCTCTTCCCGTGCTGGTTGTAGCACAAAAGTATTTAAATCACAATATATGACATTATAATGTAATGTATCTTGACCTCAATTTGTTATAAATAACTTAAGAGTGTCACTATGGATATTAAACAGAATTTAAAAGCAGTAAAGCAAATTTATATGAGTGATGCAGCAATCAGCATGCTCTGCGATTTTGAACGTGTTCTTGACAATATGGATTTCTATACTTTCCCAAACTGGCGTATTGGTGAATTGGTTGAAGGTCCAATTATTAGTCGTTATTGGGTAAAGTGCATATTCATGTGGCCACTAGATCGTATGCCTGATCCAGCTGCGGCTAAACGTTTGCTACCATATGGTGCAAAGATTACTTATAAAAAAGAAAAAGTGCGAGTTCCAATTGAAATTCGTAGTCCCGCTGACATTAGACCAGGTAGTCATAAAGGTAAACTTGTAGAATTTCCAATTTGGTATGTAGAAATGTTGCTACCAAAGAAACTTATGAGTGATATTAAACAAGGTAGTGTGGATATTGCTGGTGAAGAAGTTGATCTTGCTGACCTACAAGCAAGCATTGAAAAAGGCTTGAGTGATAAGGGTGCAAAGGAACAAGATACAAATCAAGAAGCTCCAATTGAAAATGAGGAGGAAGAAAATGAACAAGCATAATCAATTAAATGAAGGTTTACAAGCAGAAGACCTAAAATATTTGGTTGATAATACTATTCATATTGATGAATATAATAGTAAGATGGGTGACCCAAGTGATGTTGTTACATTAAGTTTTAAAGTAAAAGACTTAATGCCAGCAACTGATTTAGTAAGTTTTCTTGAAAATGGTTATGATTTTATTCTTGATGCTGATGTTAGCACGGGTGAAGTTGCTGATAATGAACGTCTTGTATTTGTTGAAGTCCAACGCAGACCAAATGTTTACAAATATGTAAATGAAATGTTAGACGATCTAAATCATCTCACAGGTGTAAAGCGTGGCGATTGGAAATTCCGTTGGTATAAGAGCAATGATTATCAACCAATGAATGAAGAAAACTTTACAAAGTCTGTGCCACAAAATCCAGCACAATATGAAGAAAGTGTAAAAAGTTTTAATAGAGTAAAGAGTGAAACCGAAAAGTTAAATACAGATATAGACGCAATCAAGAAATTAAGTGGAATTATCTAATGTTTGGAATCAGCCTTTGGAAGATTGGCATCGTTCTTGCGATAGTAGGTAGTATTGTAGGCTACTTTAAATACACCCAAGACGAATTAGCCAGATTAAATCAAGAAGTAGCAGCAAAAGAATTTGCTCTTAAAACAACTACTGAAACTCTTAAGAAAACACAAGAAGATTTAAAAGTGCAGCAAGAAGTTGCACAAAAAGCATATGATGATTATCAGACTGCTCGTAATGAAGTAAACACAATACAAGAAAAGTTTAAAAAAAATAACCGTGACCTTGCAGCATTTGCACAAGCCAAACCAAAAGAAGTCAAGAAACGCATGAATGATGCTACTGCAAAATCATTCCGATGCATAGAAGAAACAGTCAACAAAGGAACCGCAAATGTCTCAGGTTGTTAAAATCCTTGCAGCTATATTTGCAACTGCATTGCTAATGGGTTGCCAAACTACAGGTCCAACAACAGCAGTAATTACAGTAGAAAAACCTACTCTTATGTTACCTAATGTAGACCAAGTTCAATTAAGTGACGTAGAATGGTATATTATAAATAAAAACGCCAAAACTGGTGCGGATGATCACATTGACACAACATTTAGAACGGCAAATAGCGACACTCTTTTCGCAATTACTCCAAAAGACTACGAAGACATGGCAATCAACCAAGCCAATCTTGTTAAAATCATTAGACAATATCAAGCACAACTTGGAGCATACAAAAAATACTATGATGCACAAGCCGCAAAGCCAGATACAACAAAAACAACTACAGGAACAAAATAAGATGGCAGATGACGATGATGAACCAATTGGTCCACGCCGTATGGCAGATGATGAGCGTCCAGAAGACGCACAATTAACAACTGCCGCTACATCTTATGCACCTACTCCACAAACACAACTAAGTGCAGAAGATCAAAAAAATGTAGAACTTCGTAAAATTGCATTAGAAGAAATGAAGTTTCATCTTGAAGAACGCCGTGAACTTCACAAGATGATGATTGAAGATCGTCGTGAACAACAAAAAGAAGATGAAATAGAATATGAACGTCAACGCCAATTGCGTGAAGAACGTAAAGCAAATGAAAAACCACCAGAACATTGGATGCAAAAATTTTGGCGTCCTATGATGGCAGTTCTTTATATGCTTATTTGTGCTTTTGATTTTATCGTTGCTCCATTCTTAACAATGGCGATGCCAGTATTTCTTAAATCTCTTGGTTCAACTACGATTGCATACACACAATGGACAAGTCTAACATTATCTAACGGTGGACTTATACATCTTGCATTTGGTGCAATTTTAGGTATAAGTGCTTGGGGCAGAACCCAAGAAAAGAAAGATACTGCGGCTGCTACACCAAAAAGCACCTTGACAAGCAATTAATTACATGCTAAATTATTAGTATGAGTCATTATGAAACACTTGGGGTGGCACAGTCTGCCACTCCAGAAGAAATTAAATCAGCTTTTAGAAAACTTGCCAAACAGCATCATCCTGATTTGGGTGGTAGCAAAGACAAGTTTCAACAGATCAACGATGCTTATAATACATTAAGCAATCCACAAGAACGTGCCGCTTATGATTATAGTTTGAAAAATCCACAACCACAATTCCGTAATTTTCATCAGCATCAAGGTGGCGGAAATCCATTTGAGTTTCACTTTAACTTTGGTGGTGGTTCAGACCCATTTGCTAATTTCCATGACCAATTCTTTAACCAATTTGGCTTCCAGACTCGCCAACAGCCAAGAAACCGTAATTTACGTGTAGTATTAGACCTTAACTTTTTGGATACACTAAATCCACAAGTTAAAATTATAGAATTTAATACCACAAATAATAAAGATAAAATACAAATTGAAATACCAGCAGGTGTTGAAGATGGATATGTATTTCAGGTAGTTGGACGTGGGGATGATGCCAATCCAGGCGTTCCACGTGGTAATTTAGATGTCCAAATCCGTGTTCAGCGGCATGAACGTTTTACAAGAAATGCTGAAAATGTAATGGAAGATATTACAATTGATGCATTTCAAGCCATATTAGGATGTAATTTACCTATTAGTTTACCAAGTGGTAAAATTATAGAATTACATATTCCTCGTGGAACCCAAAATAATAGCCAATTTGGTATCACAGACGAAGGTTTCCCAAGACAAAATGGAACACGTGGCAAGTATATTGCAAAAATTAATATAAAAATACCTACAATTTTGACTAATGAACAACTTAATTTAGTTAAAGAAATACAGAAAATTCGTCCACTAAATACTTGACAACTACTGAATACATGTTATATTAGGACTATGACACAATTTAGCAGCAACGGCGACCTTGAAAAAGTAGTGAAAATAGCAAAGCAATTTGCTATTGACAACAACCACCAATATTACACCGTAGAACATCTACTGGTTAGTATGCTCCACGAACGTGGTTTCAGCAAAACCCTACGAGAAATTGGTGTAGATGTTGATAATCTCGTATTAGAATTGGAAAATTATATCTTTGATAATATTCCAGTAGTAAAAGATAGTGATAGTGCAGAACCCAAGAAAACACAAAGTCTTGAACGTGTATTCAACCGTGCCTTTACCCAAGTTATTCTACTTGGTCGTCAGCAAATTCATATTACTGACCTATATTTGAGCATCAGTAAGGAAACACAAAGCCATGCTGCTTATTTCCTTAACAAGTATGGTGTTGAACCAGAAAAAGTTTTAGAATTATATAAAAAGACAAATAAAAAAGCAGTTGGTGTTGGTGGTAATGCGCTTGATGAATATTGCACAAATTTAAATGAACTTGTGCGTGATGGCAAGATTGATCCTGTCATTGGTCGTGCAAGTGAAATTGCAGATATGACACAAATTCTTGCACGTAAGAACAAGTGCAACGTTATGTTGGTTGGTGATCCTGGTGTTGGTAAAACTGCTATTGCAGAGGGTATTGCTTACAACATTGTGCATGATGATGTTCCAAAGTTCCTACGTGGACATGAAGTATACAGTTTGAATATTGGTAGCTTGCTTGCAGGTACCAAATATCGTGGTGATTTTGAAGAACGTCTACAAGAAATTATGAACGCCGCAACTGAACAAGGTAATGTTATTCTGTTTATTGATGAAGCACACCAAATGAATGGTGCTGGCAGTGGTAGCAATAGCAGTGTTGATTTAAGCAACATGATTAAGCCAGCACTTGCTCGTGGTGATTTCAAGGTTATTGCTTCTACTACATGGGAAGAATATACCAAGCACTTTGAAAAAGATCGTGCGCTTATGCGTAGGTTTAATCGTGTGAGTGTTGGTGAACCAAGCATTGAAGATTGTAAGACAATTATGCTTGGCATTAAATCCAATTATGAAACATTTCATAATGTTAAGATTACAGATGCTGCTGTCACAGAAGCAGTGATGTTAAGTCATCGTTATCAAGCAGATAAACGTCTACCAGATAAGGCTATTGACCTTATTGATAGTGCCGCAGCACTACGCCGCACACAGTCACGTGGATCACGCACTATTGATGTTGCACAAATCCGCCGTGAATTGAGCCGTATCACTGGTATTCCAGAGTCACAGCTTGGTGCAGAGAATACACAGAAACTTATGCCAACTCTTGACAAAGAAATTAAACGTAAAGTTTATAATCAAGATGCGGCGGTTGATGCAGTTCTTGATCGTGTATGGGTAAGTCAAGCTGGCTTGAAGGCTGATAACAAGCCCGTTGGTTCCTTCTTGTTCCTTGGTCCAACTGGCACTGGTAAAACAGAACTTGCTAAACAGTTAAGTGAAAAACTTAATATGAAACTGCTACGTTTTGATATGAGTGAATATCAAGAAAAGCATAGCATTTCACGATTAATTGGTTCTCCGCCAGGTTATGTTGGTTATGATGATGCTAATCTTGCTGGTGGATTGCTTATCAGTGAAGTTGCCAAGAACCCACATTGTATTATATTATTTGACGAAATTGAAAAGGCACATCCTGATGTTGCACAAGTATTGTTGCAAGTTATGGATGAGGGTTTCATCACTGGCACAAATGGTAAACGTGCTGATTGTCGCCAATCATTGCTGATTATGACCAGTAATCTTGGTGCAGCTGATAGTGAACGTCTTGCTATTGGCTTTGGCAGCCAAGATCGTAGTGATGTTGTTGAAACTGCTGTTAAAGAACATTTCCGTCCAGAGTTCCGCAATCGTGTAGATGCGATTGTTACATTCAACAAACTGGATAGCAAAACTATCCGTAAGATTGCTGAAAAGTTCATTGCTGAACTTGAAGCACAGATGTCAGGTAAAAATATCACACTTGATATTACTGACGCTGCCTATGATTGGCTTGTCAAGAAGGGTTATAGCCCATTGCTTGGTGCAAGACCAATGAGCCGCACAATTCATGAACACATCAAGGTTCCACTTGCAAAGAAAATACTGTTTGACAAATCACAGAACAGTGTTACAATTAAAGTAGACTTGCTTGATGACAAGTTAGAATTGGTGGCAGAAAATGGCAGTGACAGAACAAACGCTGATTGAATATCAGGAAAAGTTTAAAAACGTAATTCCACATTGGCGTGTAACAAGCGAAGCTAAAACTTGGTATAAGAACAAGTATAGATTCCGTTTGGAATTAGGCGATCCACATGGTAGTATAAGGAATTTTTCTTATACTCATGCAACTCCTTTGCGAAAAAAAGTATTAGCACTTGATCCAACCGCACGTGTGCGTAAAGAAGGATGTTTGCGTGTTTTTACAAATGAAACGTCACTTCTTGATGCGTTTCTTGATGATCCAGAAATGCTTGGACATGTTTATGGTTTAACAACAAGTAATATACAATATGTTGATGAGTTGGATAAACTTGACAATATTGCTGTTGATGTTAAACTTATCAGTGCAATAAAGTATGATCCAGATATCAAATATCAAATTGATTTTCATACCTATTGGGGTTGGAGAGTAGGTGGTAGATCAACACAGAAAGATAATCTAATTGAATTATATAATTTTGTAAAAACCAACAGTGACGATTTAAGCATGACATATGAACTTGACCGTTGGTGTGAGAAAATTGTGGATGGTTATATTGGTAGTGGTGGTTATTATTATGGTGCTGTTCGTGTATTTGCCAAAAGTGGTGACAATATTCCACTTATGTATATGATGTTTCAGGATGGCGTCAATAAGATTTATAAACATGTTAAGAAAGAGAGTAAAGCGTAATGAATACAGATCTAACACGTGCATTAATTGAAAAGAAAGTAATTAATAGAAAAACAAGAATACTTGCTAAATGTCCTGTTCAAGTTTTTGGTGGTATGCCAGGTGAACAAGAACTATTCTTAAATGTAGATAATGTAGTTTGGGAAGATAACAGTTTTAAGTTTATTGCAAGTCATAGAAATGGTCGTAAGTTTAGTGTTCCAACTGATAAAATTATGGAAATTGATGGTATGGAACCTACACGTCTTGGCCTTGCCTATGATATTAAACCAAATGGCACCGCACGTGGTGGTGGTAAAAAGCGTGGACGTAAACCACGAATAAATACTATGGAGTCATAAGATGGCAAAAATCTACGAAGAAGTATTGGTTATCAAAGTAAGCAAACTTGTTGCTGACAAAGAATCAAGTTCAAAAACAATCATCAGTAGTGATGTTGTTGAAAACATTGAAGCAGTTGTTCAGGAACTTGTTGGTGAAAAAGTAATCGTTGAAATTGAAAAAGCGGAATAATAATGAGTAGTATCCCACAAGTAGTGTTAAATTCTATTGCATATGGTCAAGCAAATGGACCATATAATGGCAGTAGCACAACTTGGAGCAGTGACAAAGTTAAAGGTAATGGATACTATGGTTACACAGATGGTTTGCATACAGTAAGTTACAACTTATCTAACTTTGTTGGGATTATTGATTTCCAAGCATCATTACTACAAAACCCAACCGACAGTGATTGGTTTGATATTACATCAACTATAATTGGTGATGGAACTACACCAATCACTGGTAGTTATTTCTTTAATTTTACTGGTAATTTTGTATGGTGCCGTGCACATATTACTAACTTTACTTCTGGTAATATTAATCAAGTTCTTTACAATACATAAAAATTCTGTCATACTGCTTGTAGTAGATAACTAATTATATCTACACTTTATGGAAAGATCAATGACAGAACAATTAAATCAACCACAACAAGATAATACCTTTGGTTTGCCACAAGAGGCATTGGATTTTTTAAGAAAACAACATATTCATTTCTGTTTGCCAATGTATGGTGGACTTTGTAATGAAGCAACCTTTATCGCAATGATTAAGTTTGGTATCATTGCTGGTAAGATGGGACTTAACTATAGCATTGATACAATGGTTAACGAATCACTTATTACTCGTGGTCGTAATAACCTTGTTGCAAAGTTCTTGTTTAACCAAGCTGCTACACATTTGATGTTTATTGACGTTGACCTTGGTTTTGATCCAGAAGCAATCATTCGTCTATTACTTGCCAACCAAGATGTTGTTGGTGGTGTTTATCCAATGAAGCGTATTCCAATTCGTTATGTTATTAACACTGTTCCAAATCCAGTTACTATGGGTGACCTCGTTGAAGTTTCTACATTGGGAACTGGTTTCATGATGGTAAAGCGTCAGGTGATTGAACAACTTATCAACCTACATCCAGAATTAAAATATCGTGATAATATCGGTATTGGTCCGCAATATGAACCACTTATGTATGGTTTGTTTGATACCATGATTGACAAGGATGACAATTATCTTTCCGAAGATTGGACATTCTGTTACCTATGGCGTATGGCTGGTGGTAAGATTTTTGCTGATACAGGTATTAAACTTGACCACACTGGTTATCACAAGTATGAAGGTAACGTAGAAGAACTTAAGAAGGTTCTTACTAACCAAATTAGCAATGGTGGTGCACATCATCTTAATCCAGATGCAAAATATCCACTTGAACAACCACAGGGCGGTCAGGCTCCACAACCACCAGGTGCAGCACCACAACCAATTAAATTAAAATTAAATAAAAACATTAACAAGGATGCCATTAAGAAAGGCTAAACAATGAGTGAAGAACTTGATAGTGAACTTGTAGAATTTAAAGTTATTTTAGATAGTATTTGGCATAATGAACCGCCAAAATACCAAGTGCTACTTGATGGTGAACTTATTGAATCTGGTGAAGTTGTAGAAAAAGCAGAAAGTGGTGATGAAAAAGTCATCACTTTTAGCAAAGATTTAATTGAAGGCGATCATGTTTTACAGATAAGACTTGTTGATAAACAGAATCGTCACACACCCGTTGATGAAAATGGTAATATACTTGCAGACCAATTGTTAAACATTAAACAAATAGAAATTGATGAAATTGAATTAGACTATTTGTTTTACAGTCTTGGAAAATATCATAAACAAATCAATGGTTCAGCAGAGTATGAAGCAGAACCACTTCCAGACAGTTATAAAAATTTAGGATGGAATGGTGAATGGCGATTAAAGTTCTCTGTTCCAACCTATATGTGGTTTTTAGAAAATTTGTAATATAATTAAATTATAAATAATAGTGTAGGTCACGGGTTGCAGCCCTACCTACTCTATGTTTATAGGGAACACAGCAATGGTATTTACCAGCACTAATCCGCCAAGCGGATATTACGTATATGCTTATATAAGAGCAGATGATTTAACTCCATATTATATTGGTAAAGGCAAAGATAGACGTGCATATGAAAAGCATTATAATACGTCTACACCAAAAAACAAAAATAATATTATTATTTTAGAACATAATTTAACCGAAATAGGTGCATTAGCAATAGAACGGCGTATGATTGCGTGGTATGGTCGCAAAGATATTGGCACTGGTATATTACATAATAAAACAGATGGCGGCGATGGAATAAGTGGATTATCACCATCCAAAGAAACACGAATTAAAATGAGTATTGTACAAAAAGGCAGAATATTTTCCAAAAAACATTGCGATAATTTAAGTATTGCAACAAAAGGAAAAATAAAATCACCAGAGCATCGTGCCAAATTAAGCAAAGTAAAGAAAAATAACCCAAACAATAAAGAAATTTGTGAAAAAATAGGTAATGCAAATAAAGGAAAAAAACGTTCGGAAGAAACAAAACAAAAAATAAGTTCATCTCTTAAAGGAAGAACTTTATCAAGTGAAACACGTATTAAAATGGGGAATGCAAGAAAAGGAAAATCTCGTGGCCCATATAGAAAAAACAAACTAAATATTTTATAATGTTTATAAACCAAATCCTTACCGAAGCACCAAAAGTTGGTCGTGCTTTCCAACATATTGAAGACTTGGTTCTTATAAGTGGTAGTTTGGGTGCAACTACTGCAATAAACAAACTTGCAGAAATTGCCAAAAATCCACAGCAAAATATTCGTTGGAAATGGGATGGCAAACCACAAGTATATTGGGGACGTGAACCTGATGGTAAATTCATCATGGTTGGTCACAACGGTTGGTTAAAACGAACCATAGATGGTAAATCACAAAGTGCAGGTGACCTTGCACGTTTTATTATGCAAACTGGTAAAGCAGAAACACCAGAAGAAATCAAGCAAAGACAAGCATTTGCTACACAATTTGCAAGCCTTTGGCCGCTATTTGAAGCAGCTACACCGAAAGAATTTCGTGGTTATGTATATGCTGATTTACTTTATATGAATCGTCCACCACTTAAAGACGGTGCTTACACATTTACACCAAACAATGTAACATACAGTGTTAAGGCAAATAGTGAACTTGGACAACGTATTGCAAAAAGCACAGCAGCAGCTGTTGGTCATGCTTACTTCCCAGAGTTTGGTTTAAGTGATGATGAGCAACAACCTATAAATGATTTTACAGCATTTAATAAAACTGCTGGCTTGATTGTATTAGGTCCACGTTATGCCCAATCACAACCAAAAATAGATACAACTGCACTTGCTAATTTACAGAAGTATGTTGCCACAAATAAGATTGCTATTGATAATTTCTTAAATGACCAGAATCTTGCAGCTATGAAGATGTCTGGATTTAAGCAAGTATTATATAATTTTAACAACCAAATGGCACGTAGTGGTATTACAACTGGACTTGCTAACAAGTTTTTAGAATGGTTACCAAGCAGTCGCCAAAGTGTTCCTATGCAGAATAAGATTACTGAATGGGTAAACAAGAATAGTCGTGGATTCCTTGCTACATTTAATGTATTAGAAAATCTACGTGCTATCAAGAATAATATTATTGAACAAATTGACAGTGAACTAAGTGACATTACACAAACTACAAAAGGTGAGCCTGGTGGTGAGGGCTATGTTGCTTATGGTAAAGCTGGTGAACCTAATGTTAAATTGGTTCCAAGACATCGTTGGACACCAACCTAATAAATAATACTTGAAGGATTATAAGATGCGTTATAGTGAAATAATTGGCGAAGATACCCAACAAACATATGCCGTACAATTATTATTTCCAAATGCATACAATCAACGTTCATACAGAACAGTTGATACTTTTAGTGCAGATTCTCAAGATGAAGCTGATCGTATTGGTGCAGATTGGGTAGAACAAAATCTTGCAACAATGAACAAGGGAATACATTTCCCATATCAAGTTGTAACATACAGACCACATGAATATGATAACGATACAGAAGAAGATTTATTAAGACAACACAAAGAACTTGACGCTAATCCACACTTTAAAAGCGCAGAATATAAGAAAAAGGGTGATTTAAAACAAAGATACCATGCTCTTAAAACAATAAGAGCAATTAAGAATGGCTACTATAGTAAAAATCGTTCTAAATGAATCCAGATAAATATTTTATCTGGATTATATGATGACAATTATTAACAGCACATTAAAAGAAGCAAGCGGACCACATATCTCTTTCTTCTTTGGCAGACTAAATCCACCACATTTTGGTCATCAGGGATTAATCCAAACTACAATTACCAGTGCAAAGAATGGTGCATGGGCAGGATTTTTAAGTAAGTCACAAGACAAGAAAAAAAATCCACTGCCATATGATTTAAAACTACGTTGGCTTTATACATTATATCCAGAAACCAAAGGTCATATCGTAGAAGATCCAAATATTAAAACATTCCTACAAGCCGCTGCTTATCTTTATGAAAAAGGTTTCCGTAGTGCAACCTTTGTTGCTGGCGAAGATGATATGGCAAGTATGCGTCCAGTGCTTGAACAATATAATGGCAAAGAAGTTGCACACGGTTTTTATAAATTTGAACCACTTACATTTGTTGAAAGTCCACGACTAACCAGTGCTACTAATGCACGTGAAGCAGCAAAGAGTGGTGATGCAGATGCTTTTGAACGTGCTACACAAGTCCCACAAAACATCATGGTAGATGGCAAAACACTTATGCAAGCAGTGCGTATTGGTTTGGGATTAGGCGAAGCAGTTGAAGAAAACATTACAGAAGCACCAGGCATTGGTGGTGATTGGGATGATTTACCAAAACTTGTAAAGGTTGGTCGTAAACCATATAAACCAAATGTAGATGATACCTATTATGGTTCTACACACGGTGTTGATTTAGATTTATACGGTTTACCAAAGTATGAAGCAAAAGATTACTTTCACGGTAGTAAGTTTGGCGATGATGCTGGCAATCAGTTTAGTGTAGAAGCGGTATTAAAGTTTGCACAATCTAAACCACAATATTTGCACAAGAATTTTCCATTAGATAAAATTAAACACGATTTAAGTTGGTGGCAAGATAATGCAGCACAGCGTGAGCGTATGCAGAATGCTGACACACGTTATCCGCTACTTGTAATACAAAATGATGATGGTCATTTAAGTGTTGCTGATGGTTTAAATCGTATGAAAAAAGCGATTGATGTAGAGAACAAGAAAACCATTGATGTTTATGTTGTTCCTAAAAAAGATATAATGCATCTTGCACAAAAGAAAGTTGAAGAAGCCGCAGAAAAATCAACCAAAGCCGAAGCAAAGTATCAGGCAATGCCTCGCAATGGTCAACGTTGCGACCACTGCACTATGTGGCGTCCTCCTCATGGTTGTAGTGCGGTAAAAGGCAAGATTGCGCCTAATGGTTGGTGTTCATACTACAAGCGTAGTCATCGTAAAGATTTAGAAGAAAGCACCAACAAGAATGTTGGTAGTTTCCGTGGTAAACCATTTTACATTGGTGTATTTGATACACGTGATGGTCATGTATTAGCAACCTATACATATGAAAAAGCTGCAGAAAATGATTTCCATCATAATTTCTATGTTGCTGATCGTTATCTTGATGCTATTGACAATGGTGAAGCAGCATTATTCTGGATGAATCCTGATGGCAGTATTGAAACTGAATGGACAAGCGGAAAAGCATCACCACAAATTGTTAAAAGTATACAATCACAACTTGATGAAGGCGTTGAACCACTAACAGAATTAGCAACTGATGTTCTATACCATTACACAGGAACAACTGCTGCCGCTGAAATATTAACAAGTGGTGAGTTTAAGTTGAGCAACACTGTTGGCAGTGATTGGGAATATAAACTACAACCAAAAGGTTATCCATACTTTTTAAGCACTACACGCAGTCGTAGCGGTGGTTATCACAAATATGTTGGTAATAGTGCTGTAATGTTTGTATTGAATGGTCGTTGGTTAAACCAAAATTATAAAGTAAAACCAATTGATTATTGGAATGACCAAAGCACTACACGTCATCGTGAAAGTGAAGACCGTGTATTCAGTCGTGATGGCACTATTGCAATTACACCAGTAATGAGTGTTCATGTTTTAATTAAAGAACAACATGAGTTCCAAAGTCCAGCGGTGCGCCGTGTATTACTTGCTGCAAAAAAGCGTGGTATTCCAACATATCTTTATGCCGATGAAGAAGCATGGAGATTACAAAATACTGCAAAGAGTATTACAATTGGTGCGGCAAAGAATATCCTTAAAGGTCCACAACCATCACGTAAGCAATATAGCAGAAAAAGTTATTTGGCTCCTTATGTTGAATTGTTATTTGGACAGAATCGTTCAACATTAAGCAAAGAAGCAAGCAAGATATTGTTTGACTTGCGTTATTATAATATTGATGGTGATGACTTTGGTTTACGTAGAGAATTAAGCAATTCACGAAAGCCTGGTGATACTGATTATGAAAATGGTCGCAAGATTGTGCGATTCATGCAGCAGAATAATATTAAAGATACTATGGGTGTAATTGAATACATTAAAAGTAAGTGGATGCAAAAGGCTGAAAGCATTGAAGAAGCACTTGACCCAAATGAAACACATGGTTGGATATTGCCTGATCGTAAAGTTGTTTATGTTCCACCAGAATATCACGAAGGTTATCTACATAGCCAAGGTATAGATGGATATGAAGCAGCATTTAAACTTGGATATGTGCGATTTGCAAAAGCAACTGTCACATTCTTTGTTCAAGGAACGTTGCCTGATCTGCGAAAGACTTATCGTGTATATGCACAAACCGCACTTGGATTCAAAAATATTGCAGTAGATATAATTATTGATGGAACAATTGATAACCAACTTTCTTATGATTATGTAATGCCAAGAGACAAGGTAAAGTTTATGCGCTTACTTGGACCACAAAAGCAAAGCGAACACGCACCAAGTATTCTTGGAACAGTTGGTGGTGGTCCTACTCTTACTGACCGTGCAGTAGCAAAGTTTCCATGGGATGAATATCCACGTGGAGATCAACAAAGTCCAAAGATTCCTTGGCTTGAAGATGTAGTGCTTGGCGATAGTTTGATTACAGAAGAATTATTAAATGAAGTTGCAATGAGTCCTACTGCACTTAAAAAAGCAGTTGATGCATTGCCACTTGCACGTGCTGGTTTAGAGTTTGAACTTATCGTTACAGAGTTTGAAGATGACGATGACTATGATCCATACGAAGACTTTGACAGCGAACCAGATTATGACCAAGATGGAAACATATTTGCAGATAATCTAACTGATTTACAAAATTCAATTATGGAATTCTTCCGTGGTGACCATAATACTCGCCGTGATATACAACAAGTTCAAGAAAGTATTGCTGGTGAATATGAAACTTATGCTAAAATTGCGTTTGATAATTGGGCAAATAGTCAAGAAAGTGGACAAACTGATACACGATATCAAGTATGGTTAGATAAAACCTATGGTCGTGATTATGAAAAGCAAGGTGAACTATTTCCTGAAATACCACCAATTGATGCTTACATGCGCTTCACTCGTGAAAACTATGAAAAGTGGTATGATAAAGCAAGCGAAGACGGCTCACTTGTAGAAGACTTTTTAGATAGTGTTATTGGTGGTGATACATATAGTGACATTCACAATTATTTTAGTGGAACTATAAATTGGCCGCACTGGACAGAACCAGATTATGATAATAGTCGTGGTCGTGGCGATGGTCCGCCTGCACGTAGTTTTAGTCAAGCCGTAGGTTATGATATACAAGTAAGTGGTGGTTATCACACCCAACGCCAAAAACCTAATTACTTTAAGGTTGAACCAGATAGTAGTTTGCATGCAAGCAGCGGTCGTGGTGGTGAAGGTTGGGAGTTTGTAAGTCCACCACTAACTATTCCGCAAATGGTAGATGTTATAAAGAAAGTTGCAGCGTGGGCAAAGAGTGGAAATGCTTATACCAATAAAACCACTGGTCTGCATATGAATGTAAGTCTGCCTGGTTATAGTTTGCAAAATCTTGATTATGTAAAGATGGCACTATTTTTAGGAGACAAGTATGTTCTTGATACATTCGGTCGTCTTGGTAATAATTATGCAGTAAGTGCATTAGATAAAGTAGCCACTGTAATCAAGCGTAATCCAGGCAAAGCAGAACAAGCAATTAGTATGATTCGCACTAACTTAAACAAAACTGTTAGTAAGATGATTCACGATACTAATACTGATAAGTTTACCAGTATCAACACCAAAGATAATCGTATTGAGATTCGTAGTCCTGGCGGTAATTGGTTAGATATGGATTTAGATAAAGTTATAAACACCCTTTACCGCACAGTTTATGCATTGAGTATTGCGATTGATCCAGAAGCAGAAAAGCAAGAATATGCAAAGAAGTTTTATAAATTATTAGCAACTAATGCACCAAAAGAAGATACAGATACAATCAAGTATTTTAGTCAATATGTAAGCGGCACTATTCCAAAGACTGCACTGTTATCACATGTTCGTAATGAACAGCGTAAACGTGCTATTAGTCGTGATAAAAAAGGTTCTGGTGTAGAGGAATATGAAGTTCGCACCAAGAACGGAACAGTTCTTAAAAAGTTTTATGGCAATGATCCTTATGAAGTTTATGACGATGCACGTAATTGGACAAGCAGTGACAGTGGCTATTATCTACAAGATGTAATGCTGGTTCGTTTGAAAAATGCTACGTATGTAAGTGGTTTAATGCCTGCACTACCACCACTGGCGTTTGTTGCAAGTGACACTGGTATTGGCAGTGGTAGCAATCGTTATGAAATAGTTTATAAAGATACAGAATTAGCAGTGCAGATTGTTCGTGCAGATAACAAATACGATGCTTCTGATTTAGCATTTAGGTGGTTGCGTGGTCGTGGTGTAAATTATAATAATTATGAATTAAAACACAATTATATGGGTGTTAATACATATTATAATGTTTTTACAGCCAACGAAACACGCCGTAGCGAACCACAACAAACACAAACACCACAAGACGCACAACAAAACTTTATGTTGTTTATAAACGGTTCACGTCAAGTAACTATGTTTGGCACACTACTTGATGTAATGGATCGTGCTCGTGGTTATGGTCGCAGAATTGCACGTGATGGTGGTTATCCTGATAGTGTTCAACTACAAGCACCAAGTGGTGAAATGATTGATGTTCCGCAATTTATGACACGCCGTGAAACAGATGCACAAACTGTTGGACAAACACAAACTGCTGCAACTATTCCGCAAATGCCATACCAAACTGCTGGCGCTGTATTCCAAATGCGAACCAGTAGTGGTGATAGAGTAATTGCACAAGGAACTTATACTACTACCCAAGAGGCTATTGCAGCAGCTCGTGAATATGCAAATAGAAATAATATAGCACTTGATTCATACAATCTGTTTAGACCTAATGAAACACAACAAGCATCACAGTCAGGACAACAATTTGAAATACTATCGCAAGGCGGTGTTGTTCATCGTTTTACTGCTGACAGTCAAGCAGCAGCATACCAATATGCAAGACAATGGGCAGATGATAATCGTCTTATAAATGGCAGGTGGGAATGGAGAACTGTTGGCGGTGCATCAGCACAGCCAGTACAGCAACAACAATCTGGCGGAACATATGTTGTTGTAAACCGAAGCGATGGCACAGAATTATTAGCAACACAAGCACGAAGTTTTTACCAAGCAAGTCAAGCAGCACAAAGTTTTGCACAACAACGTGGTCTATCATTAGCAAATATTGCAATTAGAACACCAAACAACAATAATCTATGGGATGCGCAAGGTCAACTAATTCCACAACCAAGACCACAACCAGAACAACAACGACAATATGCAGATTGGGAAATACAGCGTGGTTATGATATTGCTGGCAATACAATACCACCACTAATTATTGCACAGCATCGTGCTACACCGCAAGGAGAAACTACATATAATATTGTAGGTAGTATGGGCGGTGTTTACCATACATTTACTGCTGCAAGTGAAACTGCTGCTCGTCGTTATGCACAAAGTTGGGCAACTGAACATAATATGGGACCAGGTTATACTATTGTAGCAGTTCCAGAACGCAACGAAAGCATTGAAGAAAGTCTAACAGAATCTTTCCTTGCAGAAGTAAAAATGAATCCAAAGAGTTTGGAAGCATTTGCCAAGAGCGAGTTTGCACAACAAATGCGTGTTGGCTTTGAAACTGAAATGTATGTACCTGGTCTACAAGGTGAAGAAGAAGACCCAGAGCCAGATTATGATCAAGATGAAGATTTTCCAGCAGATGAAACTTACAAAGATCGCCAACGTATGATTATAGACTTCTTTACAGAAGGTGATTATGGCAATAGTCGTCGCAGTGTAGAACGTGCATTAGAAGCATTCTATGAAAACTTTAGCGATTATGTAAGTGATCAATATTATGAATATGAAAACAGCGATGAATGGAAACAAGCAATTGCTGATGAAGTAGGCGTAGATGATTACAGTGAAGTAACCGAAGAACAAAAAGATGAAGCCGAATCTTCTGTTCGTGAAAATTGGGAAAATGAAAACGATAAAGAAAACTGGCAAGACTTTTTAAGAATCCACGAAATTGACACAATGCAAGGTTTTGCACGTTACATTAATCGTGAAACAAATGTTGATAGTCTTGATTGGCCATATATGACTGATGGCAGTAGTTCAGGTGATGTAACTTATGATGATTTAGTGAATAGTTTTGAAAATGCAACAGGTTATAGCGCAGTTGAAAGCAGTGGTTATCACGGCACAAGTCGTGGTGATTACTGGATATTTGAACCAGATAGCAGTTTAGATAGTCCAGAAGACTTTGAAGATGGCGGTGTAGAACTTGTATCACCACCAATGTTACTTGATGATGCACTTGAAGCACTTAATAACGTATTCACATGGGCAAAGCGTAACCGTTATTATACTAATCGCACAACAGGTTTCCATATTGGTGTTAGTGTTCCTGACCAAACTATGGCAAATATAAATCACCTTAAACTTATATTGTTGCTTGGTGACAAGTATGTATTAGACCGTTTTGAACGACTAAACAGCCGTTGGACAAAGAGTATGTTTGACCAAGCATATAAAGCAACAGAAACACGTGATTTCCGTAAGTCACTACCAAAGATATTGGATGATGCACGTGCTGGTTTACTTGACCAAACTAATAGAGAAGTAAACAAAATTATCAGTGGAACTAAAGGTGATCGTTACGTAAGTGTAAACATCAAGTCTAATTATATTGAGTTTCGTAGTGCTGGTGGCAATTACTTTGAAAAGTATGATGAAATCCGTAACACAATGTTACGTTATGTTCGTGCTATGGCTGCGGCTGCTGATCCAGAAGATAGCAAACAAGAATATCACAAGAAGTTTTATAAACTTATTGTAGATAGCGTAAAGAAAGACAGTAGCACAGTTGATATATTTGCAAAATATGTTACTGGTGATATTGACAAAGAAGAATTGGTGCGTCAAGTTCAAGCAGTTCGTAAGTCACGTGAGCCAGTTAAACCAATCGGTCAAGGTAAAATTACTGCTAAAATTGAAACTAAATTAGGTGATGAAGTAGTAGAAGTTCATGGTGAACAACTATATGAAATGATTAAACTTGCATATGATTGGCTAAATGAACGCAATATGGATACACAAGCATATTTGTTAAAGTTCCCATATTTTAACATTTACGTCACAACGATTTATATGCAGGGCAATGGTTTAAAGAATCGTGAGTATAGCAGATTAGGACTTTATCCAAATCAAGCAAACACTGATGAAATAGAATTTGAAGCTGTAAAAAATCTTATACCAAATGTTAGCAGAGAAGATGTTAAAAATTACTTGAATGTTATAGGATATAATTATAGTGATAATAACATTGCATCACTTTATGGTGAAATCATAAAAATTGAGCGAAACGGTTTGGATGGCAAACCTAATGCTGAACAGGTTTACAATACTCTTGCATATCGCATTGAAGATTATGATGACCATATTATTGCACGTTTTGATCCAGCAAAATATACACAAGATCAAGTTGCAGAAATTGCTGATTATTATGCAAATGCATTTGATAACAATATGATTGTTTATCGTGGTAATCGTAGATTGCATTGGGGCAGCAGAAACGCACGTCAAGCCATAGGCAAGCAAGATATAAATCACATTGTTGTTGTTGGTAGCGGCAAGATTGAGTTCTATGTTGTAAGTGATACAAATAACTTTGTATTTGTTCGTGTTCGTGGCGATAGTGAAGAAAGTGCATTAGCAAATCTTAATAATGGCGGTTATCGCAACATTGCAAATAATATTAGTAATGGTAATGGACCATATCATCTGGTAACACCAACTGATTATAAAACTGGTGTAAGAAAACCAAAACCACAACCAAAACCACAGCCACAGCGTTCTAATGTAATTGTAGACCGTATTGGTCGTGCAAATGCAAGTAAAGTGTTTGCATTATATAGAGATACCTCTGTTGATCGATTTATTGAAGTTGGTGCTGATACACCAACGGAAGCATATGAAATATTGGTAAAACACTATAAAGAAGCTGGTGGTCAAGCACTTCTTGATACATTTACAAGAGAATATGAGACGGGTAGATTGTCTTTGCGTGAAGTTTAAGACTTGACAGATTTGTAAATCCGTGGTAGTATAAACCATAGGCAAAATTAGGTAAATATTACTATGGCATACCAAAAATTCCGAGTTTATCTTGATATGGACGGCGTTCTTGCTGATTTTTTTGGTGAGTGGGCCAGATTAGATAAAAAAGACCACTATAAAGATATAGACAATCCAGAGGCAAAATTACAGTTGGTCCGTGACCATCCTACATTTTGGGTTGACCTACCGTTACTTCCACATGCTCGTCAGTTAGTGCGACATGTTATTAAAGAGTTTGGCAGTTATCATATTTGCAGTTCACCGCTAACAGGTGATCCACGTAGTGCGCCAGGCAAGGTTGCTTGGGTTAATATGCACTTTAGTGATATGCCACCACGCCACATTGAACTTACACATAATAAAGCAATGTTTGCCACATTGGGTGGTAATTCTTGTATTCTTGTAGATGATTATGGCAAGAACATTGCAAGTTGGCAAAGTGCTGGCGGCATTGGCATCAAGTATAATGACAGTGAATTTGGAAAAGTTGCAAGAGAACTCTCCAGTTATGCAAAATTGGGGAGATACAATTAATGAGGAGAGTACAATGCTTGACGACAATACTGCTCTCTCCCAAGCACAATGGGAACAAATCGTTCAACTTTGGGAAGAGTATCAAATAAACAGTAATTTAGAAATACAATCCACAAATATAAAAAGCCAAGCTATAGAATTTCTTTCAAAGAAAAATAAAAAACTCACTCGCAGCGATTTACGCCGCTTTCACGCAAAAATCCAAAAAATTAAAAAAAGTAAAAGTAAAACAGCAAAGTTGCACCAAGATAAATTATTAAAAGGTTTGCAACAGGTTTTATAATGGCGGAAATTGAATTTAAATTAATAATTGTACCAGAATCATATGATTATGGTGAAGAAGAAATATGTTATAGAATATATTTTGAAGATCAACTTATAAGTGAACGTAGTTTGCCTGTTTTGCAACAAAATCAAGGCATCGTTGATATTTTTTATGTAAAAAATGAAGGGTTTGAACCCAAATCGTTAAAATTTATTAATTTAAAAAATAAAGAATGTAAAATTAAATCAATGAATATTAATAACATTAAATTTAATTCTTTCAATGGTATTACTATCAAAAATCTTAACCTTACTGTTACAGAAAGTAAAATAAATAATACAGAGGAAATTTCCAATGGATTATCAGATTAAAGACACTTACGTTTATGGTAAAATTCTTGCTAAAAATGGCAAGCCAGTAATTGTAAATTACGATGAAGCAGAAAAACTATTACAACGTTTCAACGGCACTGTTTGGAAACTTCCAACTGGTCGTTATATGATTAAACTACCAGAAACTATTAAGAGTCTTGATGAATGTGATTGCCAAGCACAACCAACTGGCGAAATTATGCCACAAACATATAATCAGTATCCAGATCACGAAGTTCAAATGGCACGTCAGGAACTTTACCGCACAGCTAAACTTGCTATCATGTTACATGATATGCTTAAAAATGTTGGGGAAAATCAAGGACTTGAGGGTTGGGTTCAACGTAAACTAACTCGTGCAGCTGATTATATTGAAAGTGTTTTTGATTATCTTGATTATGAAATGCGTTATCCAAGTGAAATGACAGAAGCAGAAATGCCAGTTCAGCCCACAACAACAGGAACGCCACAAAAAACACTTGGTCCTAAAAAGCCACCTGGTATGACACAAACACCAGGCATGGTAAAGATGGCAAAAATTGATACAAATGGTAATGTTCAGGGTATTCCTGTTATGGTTCCACAAGCACAAGTTAAAAGTAAGCAACAAGCTGGCTTTCACGTGATTGGTGAAAGTGCAAGTGCTGGCGCAAGTAGTGCAGGTGGTATTGCTGCTGTTTCAAGTCCATTAGGTGGAATGATAAGTCGCAATGGTGTTGGATCATTATTCGGTGGAACATATAAGCAAAAGAAACGTAGAAAAAACGAATCTAAAAAAACTGGTCCAAAATTTACTGGCTATTGGAAAGGTACAGATAGTGGACCACCTGGTGATAAAATGGTAGGTGGTGACTAATGCGTATAAATGATATTATTGTTGAGACAGATTTAGAAGAACTACGCAATAAAACTCTTACTTCTTATGTAACAAAGCGATTATCACGCAACCCTAATTTAATGAAGGGTCATGCTGCTGGTAAAAGCAAAAAACAACGTGCTGGTGTTGAACTTGCAATGGACAAGATGATACCAGGTAGTGCTATTCGTAAACCAAAAGTAATTCCACAAGAAAATGTTGAAGTAATTCCAGAAGCAGATGCTACAGATACTGTAACAATGGATGTTCCATTGCTTATTAGAATCATGGAATATGCACGTGAAGATGCAAAGACTGATATGGATTTACACGATGTTGCTGAAAAACTTATAGAGTTGAGTAAGAGTCATGATTATCTTTGCATGGACAATTATAATGAAATCATTGGTAATGCTGAACACGATGACATGGAAGAATCCAATGCCTTTACTGATGCAAGAATGAATGCTATAAAAGCAGGTAAAAAATCATTCAATGTTGGTGGCAAGACATATCCTGTTACTGGTGATACAACAGATGAGTTAGAAGCTGTAGAAGAAAGTTGTCCACATTGTGGTGGATTAATGTATGAAGCAAGTCTTATGAATGAAAAGAAAGATGCTTGTTATTACAAAGTTAAGAGCCGTTATAAAGTATGGCCAAGTGCTTATGCAAGCGGTGCGTTAGTTAAGTGCCGCAAGGCTGGTGCTAAAAACTGGGGAAATAAATCCAAATGAAGATGGAAGATGTTCTTGGCGAAGCATGTTGGAAAGGCTATCATAAAGAAGGCATGAAAACAATGTTTGGAAAGAAGTATCCAAACTGCGTCAAGAACGAAAGCGAAGAAATTGAAGAATTTATCGACGTAAACAAAGCGCCAGAAAATTTTGATGTGTATGCAGATAATTACGGTTCTGATTATGATTTCACCGTTAATAAAACCAAAATTGAAGTCACATTTAAAGAATATAATGAAAATTATTATGTATTGGCATTTGAAAATAAAACGCAGAGCAGACCTGATACCCATGCTGCAACTGGCACTGAAAGAGATACTGTTTTTAAAATATTCAATGGCGTTGCCTATTGTTTGAATCACTTTATTGCAAGACATCCTAAAACTGAAGTAATTGTCATGGGTGCAAAATCAAACGAACCAAGCAGAATCAAGTTATATGATAGGGCAGCAAAATTCTTTGAGCAGATGGGTTTTAAGGCTGTAACTGATCCAGTCCAACAGAAAAAGATTTTTAGCGATGATGCTTCAGGTTACAAACTATACGTATATAAGAAAAAAATCGCTATGGAAATGACCTTAGAAAGCACAGAACTTACATGTGATCCAATTACCGAGAGTGTGCTACTTGAACAAGTTGATTATTGTATTCATTGCGGAAATCTTGTATTACCAGAAGCCAAGGGCAATCTACACAAGTGGTTTAAAGACAAGTGGGTTAATATTGGCAAGAAGGTTGGCGGTAAGCATCCACCATGCGGAACAAGCGGCAGCAAGAGTGGCTATGCAAAATGTGTACCAGCAGCCAAAGCACGTAAAATGAGTGCGGCACAAAAACGCAGTGCAGTTACTCGTAAACGTAAAGCACAAAATGCAGCAGGTCGTGGTGGTAAAGATACTGGCGGAACAGGTAAAGCACCAATTCGTGTAAGCACCAAAGCAAAATAAATAACATATCAGGATTTTTAACATGAGTGATATGCGTTCCCTAATTGAAAAACTTACAGCCATAAGCGAAGATCGTCCAACCATTGGTGATGGTGTCTATCTTGAGTTCAGTAATATTCTACAAGTAGATACTGAAATTATGGAAATGGATAACGAAAGTATTACATTACTTGGTGATGAAAAATTACTTGGTTTATTAGAAAGTTTAGGCGCAATTGAAACCAAATATCTTGGTGAAGCAAAACTTTGGCGAGAACGTGATTTTGGTGGCAACAATTATGTAAAGCATTATCGTGATGATTATTTTATTGCAACAAGTGGTCATGAGTCTGATGATGTTCGTAAGACAAATTATCATCTTCTTAAAAAAGTTGTAAAAACCGATGATGAAATGACGCCTGCATACGAAGAAATCACCACGCTAAATGTAAGCCCATATAGCGCAAGTCGTGAGGACATCAACCAAGCTGCAGAACGTGCAATCGCACAGAAAAGTAGTGTAGCAGAAGGTGAAGTAGTTTCTATGCAAGATAATCACCAAACTCTAAAACGTTTGGCAAAGATGTGGTGGCATGGTGATGAAGGTAAGCATGCCCAAGCCGTAAAAATGTTAAGCAACATGGGTTGGGATATTGACGAAGACGATGATGATATTGTTCTTAACAAAGGCGACAAAGAAGTTCGTTTCTTTATGGATGAACTTCATGAATCACTCGTTGCAGAAGCAGAATATCATGGTCGTAAAGTTCCACTTGGCAAACCTATGAAGGGCGATGTTAAAAAGAAAAAAGTGTACGTGAAAAATCCAAAAACAGGCAAAGTAATTAAAGTAAATTTTGGTGACAAAAAAATGAGAATAAAGCGGTCAAATCCAAAACGCAGAAAGTCTTTTAGAGCCAGACACAATTGCAAAACAGCAAAAGATAGAACAACTGCAAGATATTGGAGTTGCCGTGCATGGTAATTGCAAAAACCTATTCTGTTTATAAAATTACAAATAATGTAAATGGTAAATCATATATTGGTTTTACTGGTAATACCATATTTGAAAGATTTGAACAGCATAAGAAAGATGCTATAAAAATTCGTGACAATAGAAAATTTTACAATGCTATAAACAAGTATGGAACTGATGTGTGGAAGATAGAATTATTAGAATTGGTTGATTCCGCAGAAGTTGCTAAACAAAAAGAAATAGAACTTATAGAAAAATTTGATACCTATAAAAATGGATATAATTCTACAAAAGGTGGCGATGGCAATAATGGCATAATTATGTCAGAAGAGTCAAATGTAAAAAGAAGTAGAGCATTAAAAGGCATTGCTAAAAATTATACAAGAATGCACGGTAAAATTCATTCGGAAGAATCTAAAAAGAAAATATCAGAATCACATAAAGGTAAGAAAAAACCTTGGGTAAAGTGGGAAAAATCAATTATAGAGAAACGAGCGATGATTCGTCGTGGTTTAACGAAAGAACAATTTGATTCTATTCAGATGTTAAAAAATGAAGGTTTAACAGCAAGAGAGATATCAACCAAAGTAAATTTATCACGTGATATGGTTAAAAAATGGTCTCTTAAAAAATGGGACTTAATGTAATGTTATTAAACGAATTATTCTCACAGTTAGACGAAGCAACTTACGCCACTGTATATGATAACCCACGCACAGGCGAAACTGCATATGTAACAAAACGTCCTAATGGAACCTATTATGGTTATACAAACAAATATGATTTTGTTGCACAAGATGAAGAAGAATTATTATATAAATTAAAGATGTGGGGATTTAAGATTAACCCTGTTGGTGCCGAAAAAGTTTACCGTGAATCTGCTGGTGTAGGCGTAGTTGCTGGCAATAAAAAGATGGCAAAAGACCCACGTTATGCTATGAGCATGACAGTTGATATAAAACCTGGCGAAACACAGCGTCAAGCCGCCAAATTTGGTAATAAAACCAATAAGTTAGGTCTACCGCCTATTATGGACCCAAGTGGTAAAGTTTAAGATAACATATAATTTCATATTTTTATTCATAAATAGGTAAAAAGGAATTACTATGACTGAAACTTCAATAAATTGTCGTTGGGTTGTTGCTCATGAACCTCTTAATCTATTTTTAAGATCAGCAAATACTTTTAAAAATATAATTGAAAAAGAGACAAGTGGACGAATCAATATTGAAGTTTTAACTAGAAAAGAATTTTTTTCTAATCCTAGTTATAATCATAGTGCAAGTTTTTATAAATCATTACGTGACAACAAATTTCAAATGGCACAGTTTCAAACTACGGCAATAGGTTCAAAATTTAATAACTTTTATATATTTGATATGCCATTTTTGTTTCAAGACCATGACCATGCTTCCAGAGTTCTTGATGGTTCTATAGGAGAAAATCTTTTAGAATTATTAGGTAAAAATACTGCAATGAGAGGATTAGCTTTTACTTACAGCGGTGGATTCCGTATCATGGTAAGTAATCAACCTTTAAAAAAAATAGATGATATTAAGGGTAAAACAGTTAGTTGTTCAGAAAGCCCAATTACAAAAAAGGTTTATGATATTTTAGGAGCAAATGCGATTTTAGATGAACATGGTGATGATTTATCCGCACACTTTGAAAGAATGAAAGATATTAATTTTGATGGTGGTGAAACAACTTTGGTCAGATTTGATAAAGTCAAACACAAAACACCTTTTATCACAAATACAAATCATAGTTTGTTTTTAACAACTATTGTTATATCAAATGATTTTTGGAATTCACTATCAGAAAATGATCAAAAATTATTTAAAGAAACTGCTAAAAAAACCGCTTTAATTGAAAGAACAGAAACTATTAAGGATAGTGAAAAATTTGTAGAGCAAAGCAAAAATAGATGCAGTGGGTTTTTTGAATTTGGTGTAGATGAAATGAAAAAATTTAAAGAAATGACTTCTGAAATTTACAAATCTGAATTAGTTAAAAATTTATTTGCTCCCACATTACTTAAAAAAATTATGGCAACCTAATGAAAGTTAAAGAAATTATTGAAGCAGCAATGAGCACTACGATTCAAGGACGCAATCCTATAAGTGCTGGTGCACGTGGTCTTATGGCAGCACGTTGGAAGTATGACACTGTTGTAAGAGGTGTAGAAGGTAAGAATATGATGGGTGCTGTTGCACGTCTTGGAAGCCAATTAGATGATATGGAACAAATAGATTATGCAAGCATTGATGATTTAATGCAAAACATATCAGTGGCTTTCCAAGTTGACCCAAAAGATTTACATGATGCTTTTATTGCAAAATATAAATTGACCCCAGATGCCTTTGCTGCTAAATTAAAGCATGACCGTCAAAATCGTCCAAAAAGCGTTTAATTTATGACCAAAATACACTGTTGGAATGAATATGATAGTTTAAAAACTGTTATATTAGGTTCTGTTTTTGAAAATGATAAAATTCCTTCAAGGTATGATGATAAAAAACAAGAAGATTTTGTTAGTATTGTTGAACAATCAAATCGTGAACTGAATAATTTTCAAAATATTTTAGAACAACTAAATGTTAAAGTTTTACGACCAAAGCAACCGTTAAATTATAATTGTGTTGAAATAATAAATCATGACCCACTTATAAACATGCGTGATTTTTATATGGTCTATGGTAATATGTTTTTTACAACGTATGGACCTTATGTTGAACGTAGATATCAACATTTGTGGCTAGAAAAAATTTGTGATGATTTATTAAGGGATGGTAATTTAATTGTCAATTCAACTGAGGTAAATTTACAAGAAGATGTAGAAATTAATCCTGAATATATTTTAAAAACATATGATGATTATTTCAAAATGGTAGGAATTTTTCCACCAAAAAATATAAATCATGCAAAAAGTTTTGTTAAAAATATAAAAAAAGTTGATCCATTTAATAAATTGGAGTGGTTAATAAAACATAACATTTCAAATTATTCAAAAAATTATTTTCACACTGCTTCTATTTTAAAACATAATAGTAAGTGTTTTATTAGCAAATATAGTGGAACAGAATTAGGCAAAATATGGATGAAAAATTGGCTTAACTTTTTGGGAATTGAATTAATTTACGTTGATGCAATTGGACATTTAGATAGTGAAATTTGTATTTTAAATTCTGATTCAATAATTTCTTTTAATAAAGAAAACGTTTTATCTAATTATTTTAAAAAAATATATGTTCCAGAAAATAGTAATGAGTGGATTAAAACCTTGCCATCTTCTTTTGTGCAAGAACAATACGATCCAAGTTTGTGGTTACATAAGTGGCAACCTCTTTTTAAAAAAAATAACAAAAAAGTTAATTGTTTAACAATTAATCCAGAAACAATAATTTTACCGTTTTATGACAGGAACTTTTATTCAGTTTTAAAAAACGATGGTATTACTGCAATCTATGTTGAATGGTCAAATGATGTTTTTTGGGAAGGTAGTTTACATTGTATTACTTGTGACATAGAAAGAAGAGTAGAATAATATTGACTTTAGCTATGTAAATTAGTAAATTAAAGAATGAGCACCAATATTACTCAAATACCATTATCAGGAACCACTTATACACTTCCAACTAATGCCCCTACTGGTTCTATTACTATAAACACAATAGGCGGCGGAGGCGGTGGTGGTAGTGGAATGTATCTTGCTACTGGTTCATCTTCATCATACAATTTTAATACAATAACTCCATCAGTAGCAATAACAAGCAAAGAATTGCAAATTACGCCACAAGATAAGGGTGATGCAATTATTAAAACTAATCATAATGAAATAAATCTTGATAAATTGTATAAAACTGTTATGATGATTGCAGATAAGATGATGATTATTGCAGATGACCCATACTTTACAGAAAAGTATCCTACATTAAAGGATGCTTATGAACAATACCAAACACTATTAAACCTATACAAACAGGGTGAAGAATAAAAAAGAGCCACCGAAGTGGCTCTTTCGTATTAAAAAAACTTTTTAACCCAACGCAGAGCGTTGGTTATTAGTTTCCCAAAAGTGAATCAACCTTTGTTTCAACAGTACCAAGACGTACTTCAATTGCATCAAGTGCTGGGTCAGCAGGTGTAGCAACTGCTTCTGAAACCGCTGCAACAACTTCTGGTGCTACTTCATCAACGCCAGTTGCAGTTGCAATAATATCAGCAACTGCTGCTACTGCTGCTTCTACTGCTTCTGGAGTTGTTGGTGCTGGTGCATCTGCAACTGCTGCAGAGATAGCATCAGCGATAGCAACTGGATCAGTTACAACTTCTGGGTCTGCGCTAACAACTGCTGAAACAGCGGCTGCAATAATAACTGCTACTTCGCTATCAACAATAGCATCTGCTTCATGTTGATCTGCAACAACGTCAGCTACAATAGCTGCTGCTTCTGGAACGTCTGCACTTGGTGAGAGAGCAACAACATCTTCAACTGCAACTGGTGCAGCGTCTGCTGGTGCTGCAACGATAGCATCAATGTGTTCTGCGGTCTTTGCAGCAATTAGGTGGTCAACTTGTGCTTCAACTACTGAAAGGCGAGCATCAAGTTCTTCTGTAGTAGTAGGTGCATTTGTATTAACTGTAGTGCCTGTTAGTGTTGCTACTTTTGCTTCAACAGCAACTAAACGTGTGGCCAAATCGTCTAATCTCATGGGTTGTTCCTTTTGGTTTGAATTTTGTGTACCACCATGGTACGCAAATATTTAAGTTGTATACTATGACACTACGACGACAAAACATATTATATTGACTTATTTTTAAAGATTATATATATTAGACAGTGAAAGGACTTAAATCATGTCAAGAACATTTAGCAATGAAGAACGTGCAAAACTTAAACAACTTATTACAGAAGCAATCAGCGTAACCACCGAAGTAGAAGTACTTACTGGTGGACTTAATGATACGATTGCCGCTGTAGCAGAAGAAATGCAACTTAAGCCAAATCTTCTTAAGAAAGCAGTAAAGATGGCACAGAAGCGTGACTTTGATAAGGCACGTGATGAACTTGATATCATTGAAAGTATCCTACAATCTACGGATAATTTGCAAGATTCACAGTAATAAATTATAATATACACAGACTGGGGTAATAAATGAGTTATGTTGATGCCATCCATGACAGAACACGAGAACGCATTCATGTTGTTGAACGTGTAGATGGTAAACGTGTTTATAAAGAGTATAATTGTAACTATCAATTTTATTATGAAGATGACAATGGCACTCATCGCAGCATTTATGATACCCCAGTTCGTCGTGTAAGTTGTCGTAGTAATAAAGATTTACGCCGTGAATTAAACGGAGTAAAAAAAGGTAAACGTATATTTGAAAGTGACCTCAACCCAATTTTTCGTTGTCTCGCTGAAAATTATCTTGGTAAAGATTCGCCACAATTACAAACAGCCTTTTTCGATATTGAGACGGACTTTGATCCGCAAAAAGGTTACAGCACTCCTGATGACCCGTTTACCAGAATCACTGCAATAACAATCTATTTGGATTGGCTCGACCAACTTATTACACTTGCCATGCCACCAAAGGGAATGAGCATAGATGAAGCTAATAAGATTGGCGCACGATTTGAAAACACATTTATGTTTGAAAGTGAGCGTGAATTACTACTTACATTCCTTGAACTTATTGATGACGCAGATGTGTTAAGTGGTTGGAATAGTGAAGGTTTTGATATTCCATATACCGTTAATCGTGTTACACGTGTATTAAGCAAAGACGATACTCGTCGTTTCTGCTTATGGGATCAGTTTCCTAAAGAACGTGAATATGAAAAATACGGCAAGACCAGTTATACCTATGATTTGGTAGGTCGTGTTCATCTTGATTATATGGTGCTATATCGCAAGTATACCTATGAAGAACGCCATTCCTATAGCCTTGATGCTATTGGCGAATACGAACTCAATGAACGCAAGACAGCATACGAAGGTTCGCTTGACCAGTTATATAATCGTGACTTTGAAACCTTTATTCAGTATTCTCGTCAGGACGTTGCACTGTTAAACAAATTAGATAAAAAGTTGCGTTTTCTTGATTTGGCAAACGAAATTGCGCATGATAATACCGTGTTGTTGCAGACTACAATGGGTGCTGTTGCAGTGACAGACCAGGCAATTATCAATGAAGCGCATCGTCGTGGGTTAGTGGTTCCAAGTCGCCGTTCACGTGAAGAAGAAGTCAATACACAGGTTGCTGGTGCTTATGTTGCATATCCAAAGAAAGGATTGCATGATTGGATTGGTGCTATTGATATTAACTCACTGTATCCATCCGTTATTCGTGCACTCAATATGGGACCAGAAACCATCGTTGGACAACTTCGTCCTATTATGACAGAAGCACTACTTAAACAACGCATAGATGAAGGCAAATCATTTGCAGGTGCATGGGAAGGTTTGTTTGCAACATTAGAATACACTGCTGTAATGAATCGTGAAATTGGCACAGAAATTACCATTGATTGGGAAAATGGTAGTAGTGAAGTTTACAGTGCAGCACAAATTTATGATATGATTTTTGACAATTATGCTCCATGGGCATTAAGTGCCAATGGAACTATTTTTAACCTTGAACGCCAAGGTGTTGTGCCAAGTTTGCTTGAACGTTGGTATAGTGAACGTAAAGAATTGCAAGCTAAAAAGAAAGAAGCCAAAGACCCAAAAGAAATTGCTTTCTGGGATAAACGTCAGTTGGTTAAAAAGATTAACTTGAACAGTCTATACGGTGCTATTCTTAACGCAGGTTGTCGTTTCTTTGACCAACGTATTGGACAAAGCACTACGCTATGTGGTCGTACGATTGCAAAGCACATGGATGCTACAGTTAATCAACTTATTACTGGTGAGCATGACCATGTTGGTAAGGCAATAATCTATGGTGATACTGACTCTGTTTATTTCTCTGCATGGCCAGTTATCAAAGATGATGTTGAAGCTGGTCGCATGGAGTGGAACAAAGAGATATGTGTCCAACTTTATGACAGTATTGGTGAACAAGTTAACCTTACGTTTCCAAAGTTTATGTATGAAGCATTTCATACTACACCAGAACTTGGTGAAATCATTAAGGGTGGTCGTGAATTGGTTGCAAGTAAAGGTTTGTTTATTACAAAGAAACGATATGCAGTATTGATTTATGACCTTGAAAACAAACGTCTCGATGTTGAAGGAAAATCTGGCAAACTTAAAGCAATGGGTTTAGACTTAAAACGCAGTGATACACCAAAACTTGTTCAGGACTTTCTTGCTGACATTCTTAAAAAAACACTTGATGGTGTTGACCAAGAAACACTTGTTGAAGAAATTCGTGATTTCAAATATAAGTTTAAAAACTTACCAAGTTGGGAAAAGGGAACACCAAAACGTGTTAATAAATTAACATTCTATGGTGAAGCAGAACGCCGTGAAGGTCGTGCTAATATGCCAGGTCACGTTCGTGCCGCTCTCAATTGGAATAATCTTCGTCGCATGCATGGTGATACTCGCAGTATTGAAATCGTTGACGGTATGAAAACTATTGTGTGTAAGCTAAAAGATAATCCACTTAAATTAACAAGTATTGGTTATCCTACAGATGAAACACGTATTCCGCAATGGTTTAAAGATATGCCATTTGATAGTGATGAAATGGAAGACACAATTGTAAGTCAGAAAGTAGAAAACTTGCTTGGTGTGTTAGGTTGGGATATAACTAACAGAACTAATATAAGCAATACTTTTACCAATTTATTTGAGTTTATTTAATGAACCTATTAGAAAAACAAAATCACCTTAATTCTTTAAAAGAATCAAAAAAAGTTTTTCAAAACTATTCTACATACTTTAATGAAGTTGCAGATTTATATGATACATTAATAAAAAAACTTGAAATAGGATTGGAAAAAGATTTAACAATATTAAAAAACAATACAACTGTTTATGTTAATAAATTGAAAGGTCAAAGTTTAGAGTCACGAAGAATTTTTCTTGATTCAAACAAATTTAATGAATATGATGTAACTAATCTATCAAGTTTATTATTAAAATATATCGCAAATAATGTTCCTACTTTAGAATTATTTCCAGGTCGTGGACAATTTCTACCATTTAGTGTATCTGCAGAACCTTTCTACATCGCAGATAGATATTATGATATTTGCATTGAAGCTGCAGCATCATTAAACAATCCATTTTATGCAAATCGTCGTTTAAGAAAATATGAAATACCTGATAATAATATGTTATCTCTTCCTCAAAAATCATTTGGGATAGTATATTGTTTTAGTGAATTTATACAGGCTGACGAAAATTATATTATTGATATAAGCAAACAAGTTTATGATTTGCTTTATGAAGGTGGTATTTGGGTTTTTAATTTTTTACCTAATGACCAAGTATGGGCGCAACAAGCTAATATAGAAAATAATTTAAGCGTCATTGATTATCAACATGTAATAAATGAACTTACTATGTTAGGTTTTGTTTTGGACAATTTTGAAATTAAACCATTAAAAAGTAGTTACATGGTATGGAGAAAATCTGGTGAACTACAACCAAGATATAAAATTGGTGGTGGTACTGCAGAAATAATTGACTTATAATTAATAATTTGTTATTCTATGACATAAAGGAAAAAATCTATGAAAGACTTTCTTACAGATATCGTACATCATACACTTGGAACTGGTAAAATTGATGTTATCAAGATTACAGGTGATGATAAAGAAACTAAAATTCAAAGTGTTAGCGAAGATCGCACACTTATTCTTAACGCAACATTCAACGAAGTGAATGCAGATTTTGTTGGTGTATTTGGTATGCCAAATCTGCCAAAATTGAATACTATTCTTAATATTCCAGAATATGCAAAAGATGCCACAATTGAATTAAAGCGTGAAACTCGTAATGGTGCTTCAACACCAGTTGGTATTCATTTTGAAAATGCAAAGGGTGATTTTAAAAACGACTATCGTTTTATGACAACAGAAGTTATTAACGAAAAGTTGAAGACTGTAACATTCCGTGGTGCTAATTTTGGTGTTACTTTTGAACCAACTGGTAGTAATATTCAACGCCTTAAATTTCAAGCACAAGCTAATAATGAAGAACCTGCATTTATTGCAAAAACAGAAGGCAGTGACTTAAAGTTTTATTTTGGTGATGCTTCCACTCACGCTGGTAACTTTGTATTCCAAAGCGGTGTAACTGGAACTCTTACAAAGGGTTGGGCATGGCCAGTAGGTTTGGTAGTTTCAATTCTTAACCTACAAGGTGATAAGACAATGCAATTCAGTGATGATGGTGTAGCCAAGATTACAGTTGACAGCGGTCTTATCAAGTATGAATATCTATTACCAGCAAAGACAAAATAATGAGCAAAATTGAAGATATATCAGTAAAGAATGATAATGACCTGAAAGTATTTCTTTCGTGTGAATGTCAATCTCCTGATCATACTGTTATTATCCAAGTTTATGATTGGGGCGATAGCATGCCTTATAAACCAGATTTCTTTATTGAAATACAGGCTTCTAATTACAAACCATTTCATAAGAGAGTGTGGGCTGCTATAAAATACATTTTTGGAGCAGAATTAACTTGGAATGATGTAATTGTTCAAAAGGAAGATATTCCTAAAATACAGGCGGCTATTGACCATTATAATAAGTTATTGAAAAATAAAGATAAAAAAGTAGTTGACAAACTATAAGTTTACTGTATATTGACAATTATGGCACTGGCAAGTCCATATAACGCTAACAGAAAGATAGCAAATGATTAAGAACCAAAATGTAAATCGTGTGTTCAATGACCTTGAGGCGTTCAAGGCATTTTGTGTGGAGTATGGTTTTGTCTTTAATGAGGCAGAACTTTATCGCAAGGATAAGCATGCTTATTCGCAATATGAGCGTGTAAAGCGTGGGGAGAAGATCCCAAATAATTGGGATATTGATGATAAATTGTTTACCGAAAAAGTATACGGAAGCGTCCAGTAATTAATGGATATTTGCCAGTGCCATATATTACAAAAGATAATGAAGTAGCTTTTGAAGTACCAAGAAATTGGGTAGGTCGTCAAACAGCAATGTATACTTTAAAAAGGTGGTTTAATGAAGATAATCTTGTAAATGGGCAAGATTATCTTTTTTTACAAATAGACAATAGCAATTGTATTAAAGTCAGGTTTGCAGAACCTTCAAACTGTAGTTTTTATGCGTTGAAATATAAATGCCAAGAAAAAGTTTAATACTTGAATTTCCAAGTAAATCACTTACACAAAGACCGATTTCAAACGGATATATGATTGATCCTGGTGATTATATAGAGGGTGGTGCACTTAATGCAAACTATCAGGATGTAGAAGCCGCTTGTATAATCTGCAATGCAATGGGTGAAGCAGGTTATAGATATAATGTGGATTTTACATTTTTAACTTGCGGATTAGGCAAAGTTCATATAGAATTTAAAAATAAAGAGGCGGCAACTTATGCCGCTATGAAATTACCAGTTTTACCGAAAGATGGATTAGAAATATGAGCAAAGATTATGAAGAACGTATTTGGGGACATTTTACAGTGTTGCATGACGCTGGCAATGTCAAAGTAAAAGAACTTGTAGTAAAGCCAAGCCATTGTTTAAGTTACCAAAAGCATAGCAAGCGCAGTGAATTTTGGGTAATTCAAAGTGGTGTTGCAAGAGTTGTAAAAAATTATAGTGGTGCCAAAGACAATGATCACACTACAATTTTACAGGCAGGCGAAACTGTTTCAATTCCTGTTGGTAATTGGCATCAAGTTGTGAATATTGGTAAGGAACCACTTGTTATTATTGAAACACAATATGGTGAAGCGTGTGATGAAGATGACATTGAAAGGCAGTTCCAATGAAGTGGTTTGATAAGTGGTTCCAAAAACAAGCAAAGCGGGCTTGGGATGCGGCACAGAAAGAACAACACATCTTACTCAATGATGGACCAAGGACAGTTAGTAATCAAACAAGAAACTCGCATCCATCAAAAGATTATGTTGATTTCAAGTTATGGTTTGCTGACAATGGTGGTTATATCGTAGAGTTTAGCAAATATGACCGTATTAAGGATCGCTGTAACAATCAGATTTATATAATTCCAGATGGTTTAGAAACTCTTGGTGCTGAACTTACTGAAATCGTTACGCAATATGTGATAAGTAACAGGTGAGCAGCACTCAATACGAATACGATTTTGAGTATGATACTGGACGGGCTATTCCACGTGATAGTGCAGGATGGCAAGATTTTCATGATGCTCGTAGGAATAATATAAAAAAATGGGTTGAAAACGCATTGTTAGAAACTAATGACAGTGCGTTTTTTAACATTTCTTACGCTAAACAAAAAGAACTTCAAAAACAGCATCCATCTCTTGAAGAAGCATGGAAAACCTACCTAACACTATTGCAGGTGACAAATGAATAGCCAAGAAGAACTTGAACTTGACCAAGAAGAAATTGAATATTTTATGTTAAAATATATTCAGGAACAAACTAAAAACGGTAAAAAATACGTAGAGGCACGTGAAATATATGAATATCTTGGGGCTGAATTGCCAGAAGACTTGGAAAATGAGAAAATTGTCCTACATCCAAGTGCCGCTAAATTTATAAAAGAATTTGAGGCAAAACATCGTCCTTATCTAAATTAGTACTTGACAGATATTAAATACCGTAGTATAAAGGGTTATATGGAGAAAACCATGCGTAAGATTATTGCTGCTATATTAGTAACTGCTACTTTAATGCCATCAGTATCTTATGCTGATTGGAACGGTCATCACCATCATGGTGGTGGCGGATACTATCGTGGCGGTGGCGGTGACGCTGGTGCTGCTCTATTTGGTGGACTTGTTGGCGGTCTTATCATTGGTGGTATGCTCAACAGCATGAACCAACCACAATATTATCAACAGCAACCTTATTACGATCCATATTATCAACCAGTATGTAACCGTTACTTTGCTGGGCGTGACATTTATGGTCGTCCAGTATTTCAAACAGTGTGTCAATGAAAATCTTTAATAAAATTATAGAAACATTAACTAATACAAATAACAAAACCGCTGACGCCTCTACTGTGCAAACAGAAAGCGCACCACCAGCCGTTACTAAAACTAAACCAGAACCAAAACCTAAAAAACCTCGTGTAAAAAAAGAAAAACCTGTAAAAGTAGAACCACGTGTATCCGTGCTTGGATTTGACTTTGATCCAAAAAATCCAAGTATGGGTAGTATGGAACTTGATTGGAACGCAGAGTTTATTGAAATGCTGCGTGAAAATGGTTATCGTGGTATCAATCCCGAAGACCTTGTTGATGCTTGGCTTAATGATGTGGCACGTAATATCATACGCACCAACGAACAAAATCCCCCCAATTTAGATAACACTCGGTATGTTACCAGAACTAATCTTGGTGATGGTCGCACTGAAATAAAATAACCCTTGACAAATTAAAGTCCATACATTATATTAAGGTTATTATGAAATATCTTCTTGTAGATACAGCTAACCTGTTTGCACGTGCACGTCATTCCACCAATCGTGGAACTGATACGTGGCAAAAGATTGGGCTTGCCTTGCACATTATGTTTAATGTGATCCAAAAGGTAAATCGTTTGCACAAGCCTGACCATGTTATTTTTGCACTTGAGGCTCGTAGTTGGCGTAAGGATCATAAACTCACATACAAAGCAAACCGTGCAGTTATTAAGGGTAAAATGACAGTACGTGAAGCAGAAGAAGATGCAGAGTTTTGGAAAGCCTATGGCGATTTTACCTCATGGGTAAATGAAAAGACAAACTGTAGTGTTATTAGAGTTGAACGTGCAGAAGCAGATGATATTATTGCACGTTGGATTGCATTACATCCGCAAGATGAACACATCATCTTAAGCAATGACAGTGACTTTCATCAATTACTTGAAAAAAACGTCAGCATTTACAATGGTTTAGTTAACCATTATATTACAACTGATGGATATTTTGATGATAATGGTAAACCAGTTGTTGATAATAAAACCAAAGAACACAAGACTGTTGGTGATCCAAAGTTTGTGTTGTTTGAAAAATGTATGCGTGGTGACCCAACTGATAACATTATGACTGCATATCCTGGTGTTCGCACCAAAGGCAGTGCTAAAAAAGTTGGTCTTGTAGAAGCATTTGCTGACCGTGATAAACGTGGTTGGGCATGGAATAATATGATGTTACAACGTTGGACTGACCATGAAGGTGTAGAACATCGTGTGCTTGACCGTTATGAAGAAAATCGTGTTCTTGTGGATTTAACTGCACAGCCACAGGATATACGTGATGCTATTGATGCTGAACTTATGCAAGTAAAGCCCAAGAGCAATCGTCAAATTGGCACCCATCTTATTAAGTTTTGTAGTAAGTGGGAACTTGTCAAGTTAAGTGAAAATGTGCAACCCATTGCCGATATTTTGGCTAAACCTCTTATGGAGCAATCCTATGCATAAAGTAATTAAAATTATTGATAATATTCTTCCGTGGGCAGTTGTAACACTTTGTGTTTATGATACAGTCCACTATTGGGGCACTGATACTACCAGAACTGTAATCAGTATTGTAGCTATCGTTGGTTGGTTAAGTGTAATTGAATTACGTGGTGAATATTATTCATTGCTTGATATGGTAAAAGGAAGTGTTAAAAATGAGTCTTAAAGCAAAGAGTATTGTAGAAAACCGCTTTTGGATTATTGAAAATGATCGTGGTGAGCGCATTGGAAACATTGCGCAAACCACAAGTGGTGTTCGTTGCACTATGGAAGACAGTGTTGAAGTATTTCCAAACATGCAAGAAATGATTGCAAACAAAGATATTAAGTTTGTTCGCCGCAGTCGTGAAACAAAACCTACTGTTGAAAATACGGTGTATGATTATCCAACAAATCATACACCACATAATATCTTATGGAATGTAAAACTTAAAGTTCCAATTTATACAAAGAACGATAAGAGCAGTTCATATTATTGTGCTGGTTATTACATTGTAAAATATAATAAAACTTTTGTTCCAGAGTTTACACCAAAACTCATTACACTACAACGATATGAGTATGAAGGTCCATTTAAGACCAAATTGGAACAGCAAGAACGTTTAAGGATTTGTAATAGTGAGACCGCCTAATACGCATTACATCCGTGAATTTAATAATCGTGTAACTGTTGCCGCAGGTAAACAAATTATTGATAATGATGAAATACGAAAAGTCCAAGGTGAACTTGTAGATTTACTTGGATATGTTCTGCAATTAGAAAATCATATTGCTGATTTAGAAGTAAAACTTGAAAATGCAGATACTATAAATGTAGAAATGATAGGGAAAGATTTTTAGGATCGAATCGATCCGATAAATAAACTATAGATATTATCAATTATGAGTAGACCAAAGCCTCAAGTACTATTAGAAATTACGAATAAGCAAACTTACAAGTCAGAACAAGTGCTGGCAAGTGAAGGTATTTGGGCTATCTTTCTTGACAATAAACCAGTAAATCTTAAAACTACAAGCATGTTGGCACAGTATAGTGGACCAAAATATAAAAAAAGTAGTTTTAGCAATCCTGGTCATGCTATTAATCTTTGCAAGAAACTTAATGCACAATTTAAAACAAATCGTTTTAGCGTAGTATTGCTCAATAGTGGCCCAATCGTTTACCCAACAAAATAATAAATCCAAAATTGATTGGACACACGAATTATATCATTTGTCACATGGACAAGATGCGCCTATTCCTCACATAAATCAAAAAAATATTTTTATTCTTTATTGGTATAATAATAATAAAAATTTTGGATTTAGGCTCAACAATACTGCCCTTGAACTATTGCGCAGTTATGGATATAAATTCTATGAACATCATATTGATAGGCAAAAATATCAAATCAATGGTAAAGAACTTGTTCTAATGGATCGTTACCATAATCATCCGTGGTTTTACCAAATGAGCAAGGGTGAATTATTCCTTATGGATAGTGAATTAAGCATGATGTTAGCACTCTGTGACAATAATTTAAGCCAAGCCATCCAAAATATGTCTTGACAAGGCATAATTATATGATATTATAGCATAATTGATGGAGAACTAGCGATGCGTAGCCTTATTGCCAAGTCATTGGCTGACCCCAAATACCGTCAAAAAATTGTCACCCCCCGTAAGGGCAAGGGCAGCTATACCCGTAAACCAAAGCATAAAGGTGCAAAATGACCACTATTGGCTTGAAACATGCTATGTCTGCCGCTTGTGCGGCACAACGGACAAATGGTCGTTATATCAAACGGCATGATGCTGACAACACCAAGGGTGAATTAAGCAATGCCGCACTTATGCGTGAATTTCTTAATCCAGAAATGGAAAACTTTAAAATTTTACCGCAAGATATTGAATTTGCTGAACAAATTTGTGAATATCTTGACAGCAAGATGATTGAACTTATTGCTGGCACATTACAAGAATACTGGAAAACTTGCGTTCTTTTAACAGAACAAAAAGAATTTAAAACTGACGATTACCGTAACTTGGCGGTTATTGCCAGCGTTCCTAGTTCCTATAATAACGCTGTAAAGCGTGAGCAAGCCGTTGAAAAGATTGCACAAATTGGCGAAAACAGCCGTCATATTGGACAAATTGGTGATGGGTTAAAGGCAACCGTAACAATTGTAAGTGCCGTTTATAGCCATAATTATGGTAAATGGTATCATACGGCTGAAATTGACGGAAATCTTGTAAGTTTTCCACATGCTAACCGCTTGGAAAATAACGAGAAAATCAGCTTGACCGCACGTATCTATAAACATGATGACAAAAATGTAACCCGTTTACATTATGTTCGTCTTGAAAAAAGTGCTTGACAACCCCTAATCCTGTGGTAATATAAGTTATAGTCAATTGATGGAGAAAATTGATGCGTAATCTTGAAGCCTATATCAATAAGCAGAACGTTTGGAACGCTATTTTCAACAAGCGTCAAATGGATGTCAATAATTTGACAAGTCGTGATATTGCAGAATTGCAAGATAGTCTTGAAGCTGAACTTTCGCCCGAAAACCTTTGCTGTGACGGTGAATTGTCTGGTAAGGCACTTGTCCAGAAATCACGTTGGTTGCAAGGTGCGCTTGCAGATTTGCAAAAAATTTCTGCTTGACAACTACAAATAATGTGTTATATTGAGTTATAGTCAACTGATGGAGAATTACAATGGCTAAACCAAATGAGGCACTTTCCGAAGTGCGCACCGTTACTCTCGCTTCTGCAAAGCGTGAAATTATGGTATGTATGAAGCGTAAACGTCCTATCTTCTTGTGGGGCGCACCTGGTATTGGCAAGTCCGAACTTGTTGCCGATATCTGTGAAAGCATGGGCGGCAAGCTGTATGACTTGCGTCTTGCACTTATGGACCCTTCCGATCTTAAAGGTGTTCTTTACTACAACCCAACCGTTGGCAATGCCATGTGGAATGCTCCACCCGATCTGCCTACAGCAGAAGAAGCTGCCAAGTATCCTGTTGTGGTTCTTTTCCTTGACGAAATGAACTCTGCTGCACCAGCAACACAAGCTGCCGCTTATCAGCTTGTTCTTAATCGTCGTGTTGGCACGTATGAACTTCCTGACAATGTTGTTATCGTTGCCGCTGGTAACCGTGACACTGACCGTGGTGTTGTGTATCGTATGCCATCGCCACTTGCCAACCGTTTTGTTCACTTGAACTTGCGTGTTGACTTCGAGTCGTGGAATGATTGGGCATTGAACAATGCTATCAATCCTGACGTTGTTGCTTATGTAACTTGCAACAAGAATGATTTGTTCAACTTTGATCCTCGCCAAAGTGGTGCATCGTTTGCTACGCCTCGTTCGTGGTCGTTTGTTAGCGATCTCTTGCAAGAAGACCTTGTAGATACTGAACTGAATGACCTTGTGTCTGGTACAGTTGGTGAAGGTGTTGCACTTAAGTTTGCCGCACATCGTAAGGTAGCAAGCCAGATGCCTAATCCTACCGATATTCTTAACGGTAAGGTTAAGGAACTCAAAGCGAAAGACATTGGTGCAAAGTATTCGCTGACGGTTTCATGTTGCTATGAACTCAAGGATAGCTATGATCGTCGTGGTGGTGAACGTATGAAAGACAACGAGAATACCGCTTGGCACGATGAACTTGACAACGTGTTCCGCTTCTTCCTTGACAACATGGATACGGAATTACAAGTTATGATGCTTGCTACTATTCTCCGTAACTACAAGTTGCCAATGAAGACTAGCAAGATGAAGCACTATAAGGAATATCATGCTAAAAACGGTGACTTCATCCTTGCGGCAGTGCGTGATTAATCTCGCCCCTATCGTTCTCCATCACAGTGAGGGCGAGATAAGGTAGGAAAAAAGTGTGATTTTTCCTACGGTTAGGGGGGTAGTGCCGCAACACTTCCCCCCTATTTTTTCTCTTGACATAATATAATTCTGTGGTATTATGTATATATGGATAGGAGATTAATTATGGCTAAAGTTAAACAGGGTGGTGGCAAACTGTCCGATACTATTGATGCTACGGTAGATTACAACGCACGTCAAGCAATTCTCAAGGCTCGTATTGCACTGGTTCTTAAACAACCTTTTTTCGGCAATCTTGCCATGCGACTAAAATTGGTTAATGCCGATAGCTGGCTGACCACTGCCGCAACTGACGGTCGTCACTTTTATTACAACAGTGACTTTATCCTCAAGTTGCCTACAAACCAAATGATGTTTTTGTTTTGTCACGAATTGCTTCATTGTGCATATGACCATATCAACCGTGGTATTGGCAAACAACGTGACATTGCCAACATCGCAATGGATTATGTTGTTAATGCTGATTGTATTAAGTATAACCTTGGTGCAAAAATTACTGTTGTTCCCGTATTGCATGATCGCAAATACGATGAATGGAATTTTGAACAAGTTTATGATGACTTGATCAAGAACGCTACCAAAATCAACATTGAAGATTTGCTTGACCAATTGCTTGATGACCATCTTGATGCTGACAAGGATGGCAAGGGCGGTGGCGGCGAAGGTGATGGTGAGAAGGATGGCAAAGGTCGTCCCGTACTTTCACAAGAAGAACGTCAAAAGATTAAGGATGAGTTTAAGGAAGCAATGCTTGCCGCCGCACAATCTGCTGGCGCTGGCAATGTTCCTGGCAATGTCAAGCGTATGATTAATGAACTCACACAACCTAAAATCAACTGGCGTGAACTCATTACACAACAAATCCAATCCACTGTTAAGAATGATTACACTTGGACTGTTCCTAATAAGAAACATTTCAGCAATGGTTTTGTTCTGCCTAACATGCGTAAGGACCAAGCTATTGATGTCTGTGTTGCCATTGATACCAGTGGTTCTATCAGCAATGAACAGTTGAATAATTTCTTTGGTGAAATCAACGGTATTATGCAATCATATGATGATTACAAGATTAAAGTGTGGTGCTTTGATACACAGGTCCATAACCCACAAGAATATACCACTGCTGATGGTGATGACCTTGTAAACTATGAACCTAAAGGTTTTGGTGGCACCGACTTTGAAGTGAATTGGAACTGGATGAAGCACGAAGATGTTTCACCAAAGCTATTGATTGTGTTTACTGACGGTGAACCATTTGGTTCTTGGGGTGATGAAAACTATTGTGATACTGTTTGGATTATCCATAACAAGTATAACAAGACCATTGAACCACCATTTGGTGTAAGTGCTTACTACGAAGATGCCTAATCCTATCCATCCATAAGGCATCTTTTAAGGCTCCGAAAATTTTCGGAGCCTTTTTTATTATATTAAATATAATATAATGGAGACTAAAATGAGCGACGAAAATAACGAAGTTCAAACACCACCAAGTGTAACTATCAATGATATTGCATTTTTGGTGCAAATTATAGAGATTGTTGCACAACGTGGTGCATTTAAAGCAGAAGAGTTATCAACCGTTGGTGCAGTTTATGATAAAGTAAAAGCATTTATTGCAAACGCAACTCCAGCTGCACAACCAACCGAAGGAACGGATCAATGAGTTTTTTTAAACACGTAGGTAAAGTCAATAGTAAAAAAGTTATCATCGTCAAGCGTAGCATTGGTGGTGATGAACCACATATGGCAGTTGTCATTTATAGTGATATCATGCCACAGAAATATCATGATGATGTCATGAAGATTTTGGAAAGCACAGAAGGTCAAGCTGCATATGAGTTCAGTGATATTCTTGAACGCCGTATGATGAGCGATGGACAAAATATGTTGCAAGCATTAAGTCAAGAAAATTATCTTAAGCGTGTTGCTGCAAACAGTGTTATGGTAACACCAAACAGCAAGAGCAGTATGCGTCTTGATGAATTAAACAACCTATTATCTACAGTTGGTAAAGGTGATGATGCTGTTAAGAAACTTGAGCGTATGGAAAATTCACAAGGTTATTCTGATCCAGCAAAGACTGCACAGACAGATGCATTTGTAAGTGAAAATGCAAGTTTTAAAGACCTTGGCATAGACCTTGCGGCAGAAAATGCAAAACTTGCACCAGCACCTGTAGTTCAACCAGCACCAACAGCACAACCAGATATGACTGCTTTTATAATGGAAATGATGAAGACCATGCAAAGCATGCAGAAGCAACTTAATGAACTTAAAGGTGATAAACCTGTAGTTGTAAAGTCTACAAAGAAAGCACCAGCAAAGACCGTTAAGAATAAGACCAGTGTCTGATAGTTTCAGTGACGAATTTTTTGACAGATGGGAGCATTTGATTTCAAGTGTTGAAATATCAGATGTTCCCATTCGTTTTATTAAAAGAATAGATGCAAAATTTCAAGATGGTCAGCTTCATGCATTTGATGTAACAACAATGTTGGCAAATGGATATGAATATTCAGAAATTGAAACTGTAATTGAAAGCTATCTTGATGCACATGATGAAGAAATAGAGTGTGTGGACTTTCATCTTAATATATCTGCAATTGCAGAAGAAGTAGAATCCAAAACTAACGAATTACTGGACCTATGATTAAAGCCATATTTGCCGTAGACCGTGATGGTGGGATAGGCAAGGGTGGCAGTCTTCCCTGGCCACATGATAAACAAGACATGCAATGGTTCAGTAACAATACACGCAATCATATTGTTATTATGGGTAGTAACACATGGTTAGATCCAAAAATGCCCAAACCACTTCCTGAAAGACTATGTTGTGTGGTATCTAATCAACCTGTTGATAATTTTCGTGATGCACATTATGTAATTAATGGTGATTTTATTGAACAAAGTTTAGCAGTATTAAAAGCCAATAATCCTGATAAAGATATATGGATAATTGGTGGTGCAAAACTTATAAGAAGCACAAAACATTTATTTGAACAAATATATCTTACAGTTTTTGATGATAATTATAATTGTGATGTAGCCGTAGATGTGGTAGAATTGTTACACAATTTCCAAGTGGATTGGGAAACCTACGGCAAAGACAAATTATTTCAGGTGTGGAAACGTGCAAAATTATAATCATTTATGTGCAAAAGTTATTTTAGATGGCACCCAAAGTGAAGACAGAACAGGCGTAGGCACAGTTAGTCTTTTTGGTGAACAATTACGTTTTAATTTACAAGAAGGATTTCCAGCAGTTACAACAAAGAAACTTGCATGGAAGAGTGTAGTAAGTGAACTACTTTGGTTTATTGAGGGCAGTGGTGATGAACGCCGTCTTGCAGAAATACTACACGGCACACGTGATAAAGATAAAACAACTATCTGGACTGCAAATGCAAAAGCACCATACTGGAAACCAAAAGCAAAGTATGATGGTGATTTAGGTCGTGTGTATGGTGTTCAATGGCGACATTGGCGTTCAGTAGACGAAGCTGGTAATCCATTTAAACCAGATAGCAACCTAAACAAAATAAATTATCGTGAAACTGACCAGCTTGCAGAATTAATTGATGGTCTTAAAAAAGACCCTACTGGTCGTCGTCATATTTTGACAGCATGGAATCCTGCTGAACTTAAAGATATGGCATTACCACCTTGTCATATGTTTGCACAATTTTATATTCGTAATAATATTTTAAGTTGTCAGATGTATCAACGCAGTGCTGATTTATTTTTGGGTGTACCATTTAATATCGCAAGCTACGCATTGCTAACGCATCTTATTGCCAAAACAATTAGGGCACAAGTTGGCGAATTAATCTTGACATTTGGTGATGTTCACATTTATAATAACCATATTGAACAGGTTAAAGAACAAATGAGTCGTCGCCCATTTCCATTACCGCATCTTGACTTAAGTGATGTTAAAGATGTGTGGACAGCGCAAATGGATGATATCCGTTTAATGAATTATATTCATCACCAAACTATTAAAGCAGATATGGCGGTCTAATATGCACGTTTTAGTTACGGGTGGTTTTGGGTTTATTGGTCATCATGTTGTAAATTCACTTAAGAATAAAAAACATAAGGTAACAATTGTTGATGACCTACGTTTTATTACAACACAATTATATCTTGATCGTGGTCGTCGTATGGATTATGGTTATGATGATTGGTTAAATTGTGATTGTGCACAAACCATTGTAGAAGATGTAGATGTTATTGTTCATCTTGCTTGCCATCCTAACCAAGCAAGTTTTGCAAAAGAAATTGGCAATGCTTGGCAAAACACTATTAATTCAACTGTATATCTATTAACCAAATACCCAAATGCAAAGTTTGTTTATATAAGCAGTAGCATGGTTTATGGAAATTGGGTTGGAACTGTTCGTGAAGATGATCCACTTCGTCCCATTAATGATTACGGTAAAGCTAAACTTGCATGTGAACGATTAGTTCAGGATATTGCAAAGAATTGGGTTATCACAAGACCAACGGCTGCATATGGAATTGGTGATAATCCTAACAGAGTAATCAGTAAATGGATATTATCAGCTAGAAATAATGAACCAATTAATGTAGATGATCCATTAGCTAAACTTGACTTTACATATGTAAGTGATATTACACAAGCAATCGTTAATGCTGCCACATCACCAGTAAGCAAAGTTATTGCTAATGTGAGTTATGGTCAAGCTGTAAGTTTGTATGATGCGGCTAAACTTATCGTTGAATTGACACAAAGCGAAAGTGAAATTATTTGTGGTCGTGATTTACCAGAGGACATGCCTCGTCGTGGTGCAATGGATACACGCACTGCTGTTAGATATCTTGGTTATACCCCCAAAGTTGATTTAGAAAGTGGTATAAAAATATTACTATGATAAAATTTTCGGATTTGGATTTACAATATCAAGACAATAATGAAGAAATTTTAAAAAATTTAAAATTTACTTTAGAATACGGTGAAGTTTATCGTGGTCAACATGAGATTGAATTAAAAAAATTTATTAGTAATTTATATAATAATGCAAGTGTGCAATTAACAAGCACATGCACGGCCGCATTACATGCAGGTATCTTATCGTTAAATCTTCCAAAAGATTCAAGAATATTAATACCAACAATGACATATGCAGCTACTGCGCAGTCTGTTTTAAATGCTAATTGTATTCCAACATTTGTTGATATTGATGACAGTTGGTTGTTAGATTTAAATGATCTTACTCGTGTTTATAATTTGTATGCTAATGAAGTAAGTGCTGTTTTAGTCGTTGATTTATATGGTCAAGGTTGTGACATTTATAATTTAAAGAAATGGTGTGACGAGAGAAATTTAAAACTTATCATTGATGCTGCACAGAGTTTTAGTATAACAACAAAAGATTATGATCAAACTATAGCAGATGCTATTTGTATAAGTTTTAATCCTTACAAAAATTTTGGGGGTGCTGGCGGTGGTGGTGCAATCATCACTAACAAAATTGATACATTATTATTAGATTCAATTTGCTCAAATGGTAAATCTTTTTATGGTTTTGATAGTAATATTGATAATGTTGGATTTACATCCAGAATAACAAGTATACAAGCTGCACTTATTACAGCAAATATTAAAAATTATGAAAAAATTTTCACAAGAAAAGTCCAAATAATTAAAAAATATTGTGAAGCATTTTCAAATCACAATCAAATTAAAATTCCAAAATTTGCATTTCAAAATCTCTATAATTGGTATGTTATGCCAATTGTAACCAACGATTATGAAAAAACATGCAATTACTTAAAAAATGCAAAAATAAATTATAGCAGTCATTATAAACATCCATTGCATACTCAAAAATTTGCTAAACAGTGGAATCAACATCAGTGTGTTAAAAGTGAATCTTTATCTGGTAAAATAATTAGTTTGCCAAGTCATACACATCTTACTGATGAACAAGTTGATTATATTATTCAAACTGTAATTTCATCTTTGTAAAGATGAATAATGTGCCTGCAACCAATCCCATTCACTTGTCAACATTAGTGCATCTTCATTGTCGCCACACATTTTATAATAATCTTCTGCATCTTTAACACCACGCTGTTGCCAAATAGCATCATTTCCATTTGTTATATTTTTCCATGACCATAGTCGATATTCATTTTCAACGCTTGGATTATTCTTACTATAATGAAGTAGTTTAATTACCTCACGAAACGCAGTTCGCCATGTCAACCATGGATCATCTTCAATATAGGTTTCACTTATACAAATTGGCACGGTGGTGTGCATTTGCGCCAATGTCATATCAAGACCACCCGTATTTTGTAAAATTAGTTTTGTATTGTAGGCAATAGGTGCCATGTGTCCATATGTCAAATTATTATTACGATTGTGATTATAAAAAATATAATGTTTAGGTTCTTGCCAAAAATCTGGTTGCCAATCAAAATCGTCAAAATTGTCTTTCACATGACACTTTGCAAACACAGCAATGAACCAATCACTGTTACTTTGGTTTGCAGCATTTTTATATGCAGCTAATCTGCCATTTACACCAGCACAGTATTTTGTCAATGGTTCTAACTTTTTCAATCTTTCATAATTTTCTTTTGCACAACTTTCACCATTCTCAATAAAAATAACATCGATTGCAAGATCAAATCCATAACTTGTTTCACGTATAAGATATGGATATTCGTATATTTCTTTTTTTACAACACAATCACGTGGAACAAGACAACTGCTATTGCTACGATTTAAACTAACCACAGGTCGTTTTTCCCACAGACAAACATCTGGATAATCTATAAATCCAACATAAGAATATACGGTGTAAATTGCATTTAGTCTAGGAGTTGCATTAAGTTCCTGTACCAAACTATCATGCGTAACCTTTGTACTTGGCCAACGTTTACGTTTGATAGGTTCATGATTAAAATTATAATTGCGTTCACCTCGTTTATAAGCATCAACATTAATTAAAAATGTATCACCCTTTTCACATGTTCCACTTGGCCAGCAGTGAATATAATTCATCTCATGATTATTTGGTAACCAATTAAAATCAAACCCATCATACTCACAACAATCCGCAATAATCCACAACCAAGGTTTGGTTGATTTTTTAACTGCGGTATCAATTGCAGTTTGCATGGTAGTTATTAAACGAACTTGAAAATCTACCGTATGTGCATTATCAAAACTATTTGTATTCAACAAACATGTATCATAATATTTTGTATCAATCGTTGGTACGAGTTGATCATGATGCACTATTCCGCTATCATTATAAACAGGTATAAGCCATGTAGTATAATGTTCTGCATTGTTATGACTTGGCCAAGCGTGTTTGTATTGTAGTTGATGACGGTTAGGCATCCAACGAAAATTAAAGTTTACATAATCTAGTTGACGATGTGCAAGCCAAACATATTCTGTTTTGCTACTTTGTTTAGCTTTCGCAATTAAATGTTGAATATCACCATCGCTGTAATCATACCAAACTATATCAAACATGACTGCGATAACCAGGCATCAAATAATCAATTTGGCGTTGTTCATGGTTTTCGTCAGCCCAACTATAATCATAGATAGCATGGTCTCCATCTACTTCAAGGCTGTATATGTCAAGATAGTCGCCCATAACATCCCATATTGTAGAAATGTCAGTGGTTCCAAAACTCATTTCAAGATCAATCTTACCAATTTCAAGATAACCAAGACTTAAAGATTTATTGTTTGGGTCATATCCTTCACGCTTTAACCAGTCATTGAACTTATCAATCTCTTGTGTATGCCAATCATGTTTTCCATAACAAACATCACGCCCCCATTCAATATCAAACTCGCCACTGTAATATTGTAAATGTGTTATAGCATCACACGTTACTTGATTAAGGTGTGGTGCATCTTCATCACGAAATACTTCAAGTAATGTTTTGCCAATCTGTGTCCAATGCATATAAACATGTGCAAACTTTCGGTCATGTCCATTTGTTAAAAAACCATTACGATGTTCATCTGTTAAATTATATCTTTTAGCATTTAAAAAGGTTGTAATCTGGCTAGGACGAATCCAATCTGGTTTGTGTTTTTGCTTACGCAAACTTAAACATAATGTTTCAATCTCATGGCAAAGATTGTTTAATTGTCTTATGCTATACTTTATATTTGGTGGTGCAATCTTGTAGTATGGACTAAGATTTTCTACAGTTCCTTGCAGATGTTCAAAATGATTATGCACTATATTCATAACATCGTGGTTTGGTCCACCACTATCAGGTTCATCTGTGAGCGGAAGCATAACTGTTTCAGGCGTATAAACAGTTTCAATTTTAATATTAGGTAGTCCTAAACCTTGCCAGATTCCTAGTTCGTTAAACTTCCATATGTTAAGTGCATGACGACTTAATTCGCTAGTAAGATATTGTAGGTTTCTTGCACCATTTGGCCAACCATGCCAACAATAATTTTTTTCCAAAATAGAGTTGCGCTGTATCTCAAACTGCAATGCTGCTTGCCAATCTTTTGCAAGTTGGGTATCATTAGGTTCAATAAAAACATTTAAAAAATCTGTTTTGTCTAACGGATTGCGAAGGGTCATTACAACATTCATATACTATTCCACCAATCTAAGGTATCACCAGTTAAGATATCTTCTAATTTTATTTTAGCATCTTTACGAATAGATTCCAATTTTAAAAGATGCGCCTTACCTCGTTTTGCCTCTTGTTTATAATTGTCAGGAAATTCTTCTTCAAAAGTTTGACGAGTTTTAAGATGTTCCAATACATCCCACAAACTTTGAGTTCTGTAAGTTATTTTTGATTTTATATTTTCTTGTATATTTTCTATAAGTGGTATTAATATATTACGAGGTAAAGCTAATGGACTTAATAATATATCAGGGCTAAAAGCAAATACTACTTTACTTAATAGGGAAACATTAAGAGAATCAACAAGATTAATAATATTGGCCAGATCATATAAACCAGGCAAAGTAAGAGTAAAATCAATACGCATTTGGCGAACATGTCGCTGATGTTGGATTCCTTGTTTAAAATTATCCAACCAATCATTATAATTAAGACCACTTCTAATATACTCACCAATATCTCCTGTTCCATCTAAACTTGCACATATTTCCCAATGTGGAAAGTGGTGTAATAAATCCCAAAGAGTTCCATCTTTATCTTTAGTATAACTTAAATTCGTATTATACCGCACACGGACCTGATCTGCATAACCTAATTCAACGATGCGGCGCATGAAAGTCCAGTGTTCGTCATACAATAGTGGTTCACCGCCTACCCAATAGATTTCACGCACAGTTTTGTTTTCTATAGCTTCACGAAATTCTGGTATTACTACATCACGAGTAAAATCACGAATAGCATGGCGATTCTTTGGTTGCATCCAATAGTTCTTTGGATTTTTTATGTCAACCATATCATTTTTACGCACTTCAACTTCCCATGCACTACTTAACATGTCACCACACATACGGCACTTAAAGTTGCATACATTACTATAACGATAATCCCAGGATATTGGTTCTATGGTTGTATAACCTTCATGGTCAGTAGAAGAAATAATATCCTTCCGTAAATGACCGAAGAGATGAGCAAAGTAATCACGATAAACAGAAGTATTAAGTAACTTTTTATCGCATACTTCACATTCTTTTGGGATTGTTCCAGATAACCACTCTTTTCTTATTCTTCTAATATGTTCACCATTCCACCATTCCTCTAGTGCTAAGGCTTGAAATTCACCATTTCCGTGTTCAGTGTCAATATACTGTTTAAAATTTTGTGCGGGTTCTCGTGATGCACAGCATAACCTACGCTCACCTTGTGGTGATATATATGTGTGGGTCCAAGGTGCCAAACAAAAATCATTCATAACCAATTGCCGCCGCTATCTCACTATGATAATTGCTAAACTTTTGATTACGCTGTATGTCACTTTGCTTAAGTATTCTTACCAAATCAGTTCCATCACTACTAACACCCTGATTCATAAATGTTATTAAATTTTTTATTTCATCAGCGTAAAAACCAGTATAATTTTTATATTTTTCATTAACTAAATCCTTAGCACGTTGAGTAAAATGTTTGATACTAAAATACCAGGCATCATGCAATACGTTAAAATAAACATAATTAAATTTTTGTTTTGGTATCCATTTACAAATTTCATCAAGATAGTAAACATTTAGTACATTAACAGTTAAACACAGTTGTAGCTTTATATTTTTATTGTTTTGTCTTAATTGTCTAAAACGTTCTAAATTTTCAAGAGTAGTTTCCCATTTTGTTCCAAATCTTTGATATTCAAACCGCTTACCCATATCATCAATTGATAGGGCAATTTCAACCAATTTAAAATTTGGCCACAATTCTAAACCACGTTTAGGAAAAGTAGTAGTATTAGTATTGTAATGCAATTCAATATCTTTTGCATAACCCATCTTGACTGCAATTTCTAATAATGTAAAGTGTTCGTCAATAAGAAATGGTTCGCCACCCGTAAATTCAAAATATTTTGTATTTGATAATAAATCTGCTAAATCTTTCCAAAAATTGTTTGCTTCACGTGGCCAACGTCCATTTTCAAGATTTTCACGTGCTGTATTGTTATTTTTAAATATATCAATTTCTTCCTGTGCCCATTTACTGCTACTAAAGCTACCACATATTCTACACTTCAAATTACAAATATTTCCAAGTTTAAGATCAAGAAAAATAAGTTCACCATCAGTATCTTTAGTAAAAGATTTATTTTGCAAAATTTTTTGAAGTCGCATAGTGCTGTGCATACGTTTACTAGTGCGTCCACTTGCTTCTTCTGTCCAACAACGTTCACATTCACTTGGTTTTTCATCTTGTAAAAATTGTTGTCTTAAATTACGCATGTAATCACTGTTAAATGCTTCTGTTAATGTATTAGTTTTAAGGTCAATATTTGGTATAGTAGTTTTTGATAAACAACATACCTTACATTTACCCATTGGATCTGCTTCAATACTAGTAAATGGTAATACACAAAAATTATTCATGAATAAATCTCATTTCTGGAATGGATTCCAAAATATTTTCATTTCGTATCTTATCTAGTTGAACTGTCTTAGTAATAAACTTTTCTAGCAAATTACTCTTATCATCTGCCATCATAAAGTTAATTGCACTTTCAAATCCAGCAGTTGCTCGTTTCAGGTAATCTTGGGGTTTAAGCCAATCAATATGCTCCAAATAAAGTTCTTGCACATCAACTTTATATTGAAATGGCAGTATATCAATACGATAATGAGGTGGATCTTGCAATATATTAATATTTAAATCTTGCGGTTTTAAAAATCCACGTTCTACCCAATCACGATGAAAAGTAGGTAAGTGTAATGCATTCATAACACTTAATGTTGGACTTATATAAAAATCTACACGTGGACATATCTTTAACATTTCTTCACGATTGCGTTCAACATCTGCCCATACCGTATTCTTGCGAATATACTCGGCGTGTTTACCCATTGCGTCTAAACTTGCTCCAACACTTACACTTTTAAACTCACGCCAAAGTTCAAACACATTTGTTTTCTTATAAACTGTTTGTGTAAAGTTTGTATTGTAAATGAGACGAACATCGTGACGACCACGCTTAATAAGTTCTTTAAGCAAACGGTAATGTTCTTCCATGATAAGTGGTTCACCGCCAGCAAAATATACTTGTTCAAGATTATCAATCTGCGGTTCAAGCTGATTCCAAATATCATCTTCATTGCGACCAGCAAAATTGATACGTTTGTTATTTTTTCCCCACTCTTCACCTGCAAGTTTAACTTGATCATCATACCAATTTGAACTAAAGATATGACCACAACTGCGACAACGAAGATTGCATAAATTACTAAAACGTATATCCCAATAAATCATTTTCATTGGCGGTGTGGGATTGTCTGTCAGTGCAATATGATGTCCAAAGTGTTTATTAGCACTCATGCGCATACTGAAAAAACCATTGTCTTCTTGCTCATAACAACGACTGCAACCTTTTACTGGTTCACCAGCAAGCATCTTATTACGAACATCTTGCATTGCCGATCCATGCCAAATTTCTTCTATTGTATTATGGCGAGTGTTACCTACAAGTTCAGGCATCTCGGTATTACAACACGGATATGCTTCTCCTGTTGGAAATGCATGAAGATGAATCCAAGGATACATACAAAATGATTTGTTCTCAAAGATTAAATGTTTTTGAGAATCTGTTAAATCGTCAACAGCAATTTTAATTGGTTCTTTGCCGTTATAGTTATATGCCATTATACCAATCTTCTAAATCAGGAAAAGTTTCAATAAAATCTTTACCACGGCGTTTGTCGTATTGTTCATAGAAGTTTTTAAAATCTTTTTCTAAAATATCAATGTGACTTGCACCTTCATGTGGAGTTGTTGTTGTACGTAAATATTGAATTAAACGTTTAACATGTTCAATTTCCATTTGATGCAAATATTTTCCATGTTCATGTCGTTCTAAAAACTTTTCAAGAGCAACAGCGCATTCTTCTTTGATACCATATGGCATTACAATTGGACTTTGAAAACTTGGGAAACGCAAAATGTTAAGTGTAACAGTTAAACTATCACGACCATAACCCATTTTAAAATCCATCATGTGTTCAAGAAAATTTGGTAATGATGGCAAACATAATCCATTAATAGTTGCCATTACGTGTAATTGTTTAACAGCACCACTATTTTGTAGGTAAACTAAATTATCAAACCATTGATAATAATTTAAACCATCACGAATATATTCAGCTTGCTCTTTAAATGCTTCACAACTTGTATAAACTTCAACGTGTGGCAATTCACGAATATTATCTACAAACTCTACAAGTTTTTCTCGTTCAATACCAAGATTGCTGTTAATTGCAAGTTTCGTTCGGCTTTTACCACGATTGTTTTTAAACCAATCAAGCAACTTCCATGTATGTCCACTCATAAGTGGTTCACCACCAGTTATACGTAATTCACGTAGTGTCTTATATAGGTCAGTTTCCCACCATTTAAAGAATGCTTCTACATATGGATTCGTATCAGAGAAACTATATAGCTGAGAAGAATCATGTATATGGGTAAAATGATTGCGACCATCGCTAACAAGGTCAACGTATGGTCCATTAACTTTAATGTCTTTAACCCAAGTAGTACTAAAAGCGGGATTACAATAGCTACAAGCAAAGTTACAAGTTCTATCAAAGGCTATCTCCAAAGTGCGAAGATTTACGTCAGTATCAAATGGTAGACGAAATGCCTCGTTCAATTCTTCTTCACTATATATCATACTTTTGTAAGGACGGTCACTGATAGCTATATCACTGTTATCCTCAATACGCCAACAATATTCACATCCTTTTGGACGTTCCCCCTGTTGCATCATTGCACGTTCAGTCTTCTTTTGATATGTGTTATGCAATACACTTGGATTTTTTTCTAATTCATTTACAGGTATAGTATGCGGAAGTGGGTGGTGACAACTTGTCGTTTGTCCACTACCAAGCCATATAGTTGCATTATACCATTTAGCACCACAAAAAGATTTACTTTTTGTATCTAACACACGTTGTTTATATTCTAAAAAAGATTCTTCTGGTTTTTTACTTCGCATTATCTGCCCAATATTTGCAATTATCCCACCATTCTACCATTTCTGGAAAGGTTTGTAAAAAATTAGTTTTGCGGCGGCTATCATGTTCAGCAAAAAATTTATAAAAATCTGCCATAGCTTTATTATCTTCACGGTGATGTTCACGCATCCAATCTACAACACGTTGTAATTTAGTTATTTCATAATCTTTAAAACCATTAAATCTTGTATCAACCGTTTCTGTCTGTGGCTTCATCCAATCAACAATATTCTGTAAGAACCAAGCATAACTTTCTGGCAGTATATCAACACATTGCCATTTAGGTTCACGAAGAATTGGAGTATCAAACCAAACACGTTGATACGTTGTATTGTATTTGTTACGAAGTTCAAGTATCCATTGCATCAATTCTTTAAGACTTGTGATGTTTAGCACATTCATCGTAATGATAAAAGTTACGCTATTACGACCTGGTATATCTGTTAAGAACTTCTCAACGTTAGATTGCATAAGTTTAAAATCAAGACCATGACGACCATATTCAGCACGTTCACCATAACCATCAATAGAGACAAACTGCATGAAATGCTCTAACACTTTATTACCACACATATGCTTTACATAAGTGAGATATTTTTCAAATACATATTCATCTTGGCTAAAGTTACTTGTTACGTTTAGATGTAAATCTTTTTTAGGATGGTCTAATACATAATCAAATACACGATAAGTGTTTTTGTCAAGCAGTGGTTCACCGCCTGTCATACGAAAATGTTTTAGGTTTGGGTAGAGTTCTGGCCACCATCGCCAGAACGCATCAACATAAACATTACTTTCCCTGTTTGGTATAACTCTACGATCAGTAGTAAAGTAAGAAGGACTATTGTGGGAATTAGAAGTAGGATAAGCACCGTTTTCATTTATTTCCTTTTGCCACGCACTACTAAATTGTGGCGAACAATAGCTACATTGTAAGTTACAAACATTACTAAAATTTACTTCTACATAAGCTGGATTTACATTCCAAGTTAAGGGGTCTTGAATAAGAATCTCATTATACTTATTAGCAGCCCAAGGTTCTCCCGATCTGTAATGTCTATCTGATAAGTTTCCTGTGGCTTCAACTCGCCAACAGTAACTACATTCTTCTGGGCGTTCTCCAAGTAGCATTCGCTGTCTTTGCGTTTTTTTAAATTCAGTGTTGTGGAGTGCACTGGGGTTATCGGTGAGATCATCTGCATTTATCCTATGTAGTGGTGGATGGTAGCAACTATTAGTATGACCAGTTGTTAGGTGCAAACTCGTTTGCATCCATTTGGAAAGGCAAAGTGAATTACCTAACTTCTGCTGCATTTTTTCAGCGGCGGTTAGAAAATCACTTTTTAATGTGTTATCTTCGTTAACTGTGGCAGTATCACCAGAGTTGTCTAGCAGCACTTCGGATGACATTTCCTACATCTCTTTCTGGTAACATAATATCAATATTTTGATATGTACGTTGATGATTTTTAAACCATTTACTTTGTTCAGCATTAAAAGTCACTATATCAAGATTTAAACGTTTACGCAACATTCTTGCAAACGTTTCACTTTCTTTGTCGTTATATTCTAAACTATCATTCCAAATATTTTCTAACTTATCAAAATCACGAACTTCTGTATAGTCCCAATCATCATCGAACATGGTTTTAAAAGCACCTTGACGAGCACCCAACATTGCATATTTGCCATATTCAACATCAGCACCGATACTACACCAAATAACAAGATTTGTGCGATTGCCTAACCAGGTTGCCTTTTCAAATTCTTCTGGATTTACACGGCGACCACGGTCAAGACAAAGTTTAACACCTTCACGAAATCCTGCTTGCCATGCTTGTTGTGGACTACCATTTGGTGATGTTATACTCCAAACATCATGCATAGCCCAATAATTTTGAAAATAACAGAACTCAACGGCTGTTTCTGTATTTCCGTCACTTGCTTCATGGGTTCGCATATTATTAACAAAAGTTTTAGTCCAACTGCTCAACCCACCATTACCATAGCATAACCCATTAATGTGATTTTTTGCACGCCAACGAAATACACATTCACTATTATCATCATTAAGTCTTAATTGTTGATTAAAAAATTCTGGGTTTGGTTGATTATCACCATCAATAAGAATAAATCTCTCTGTTTCACTTTTTGATGCGGCAGCTTTGTGGGCTGCATCACTTCCTTCTATACCATGAACACGTTTTGCCCACGGAACAAAACTACGAACATAAGACCAATTGCTATCAGCGTTGGTTTCTTTATAGCTTAAGAATATTACATCAAGATCACTTATATCAACTAAATTACTCATATTTCCAGCCCATTGCGTTTGTATGTGAACTATCAACAGCAAATTGCATATCATTCTTAAGTGTAAAGTAAGTATTTCCATGCCGCCATCTTGGGTTGTAAACAGGTGGAGGCGGAGGAGGTTCTGGCATAGGAACACAAGGCATTACCATTTTTCCAAGTTCTCTTTCAAACTCATCCCACCAAGCCTTAACTTCTTCTTTTGTTAAATTCATACTCATATCTATCTAATAATTCATCTGTTACAAAGGTTTTCTCAACATAATGCAGTGGTTTAGATTGCTTATACCCACCAATAACTGGTGCAAAATCGTTATGAACTTCAAATGAAAGCATTTCAGACCAACTTGAGTTTGTTGCAATTCTTTGAAGTTTAGGTTTCATATGAACAAACCCAAAACCATTGCTTTTATATTTTATATCTAATATTTTACAAGCAAGTGCATAAACTTCATCTGTTCGTGGTTCATCATAACGACAGTTTATAAGATAATTGTCACGGTAATAATTCCAATCATCTATAATGACACGCATTGTATCATAAAATTGTTTACATTCCAAGTCATATGAAAAATATGTCCAAGCACTATAAACGTTTGGTAATAAACTATCATCAAACAACTTACGCTGACTGCGATCTGTGATTAAATGACCGTCATATGTATAAACATGTGAACAAAAAACTTGCTTACTAACATTCCAAGCATACCATAGCTCATCATAGTTTGAAGTAAACAACATGTCTGCTTCGGTTTTCATAGTTTGTTTATAAGGGCTATACTTGAAAACCTGACACTCGTTCTGCATTTTAATTTTACTATTTTTTGCAAGGTCATCTTTAATAACAATAATATTATCAAATACATCAATGTATTTTTGTTCTATACAATCAGCAGTTTCTTTATCTACGATAACACTAAAACTATTATATGTTGTCTGTGTCAGTTTACAACTTAAGGCTTGCAGATATGCCATACGCAAATAATCTACATCGCCACTATTTTGTGCAATACATATGTAACCAGAACTCATAGTTGACCTTTATTCATAAGATGTAAATCTATATTTTGTAATCTATTTCCGTATATTTTATCATGTGCATATTTGTATACAAGTTTGTTATTATCTAAACTTTCATAAAATGTTTGACTATCGCAATTTACAATAGGATAATTTTTTAAAGCATAAGATATAGAACCATAACCACCCATTACGTGACATGCTATACTAAAAATGTAATCGTTTCTTATACTTGAATAATGAAAACCATATAACCTACTATAATAGTCATAATGTTTTTCAACAATTTTTGCAAACTCAAATATTTGTTTTGCTTCATCACTTTTGTCAAATATCATTATAGTAGCCCACATCATAGGAACATGACTTTTTCCAATATTAAAAATTGTTTTCTCACCTTTAACTGGATTATAAACTTCATTCGCAATTAAAAATGGTTTTTGACTTTCAATATGATATTTTAATGTATCAGTGCATAAGAAATAATCACTATCAATCACCAGTGTTTTACTGTAAGGCGTAAGATCAAACGCTCCAGTTCTGCTGCGGTTGTACCAAATATTTCTTTGTTTGTAATTTTTTGGAGGAATTTCAGTAATGATAACATTGTGTTTACACTCTCTTTCTTCATTTGTAAAAATAGTAACTGGTAAATCAAGAAAATGATTTACTCTATCAGCGGCTTCTACCGCTTGACTAAAATAATCGATTTTATCTGTGTTGTATGCAAATATGATACAACCTTTAGAGTTGTCTTGCATTACGAATCTTTTTATATTCTTCGTATTCTACAGCAAATTCATTCATAACTTCTTGCCAACGCTGCTTGCAGCGAATTAATAATACATGAGCATTTACTTTTACTGGTGTATCATAAGCATCAAGCATATAAATTTCTTCGTCACGCCAAGCATTTAAAAAACTAATAAGTTCTTGAGTAACAATAAACACACCATCATAATAATTTACTGTCATGCGTGATTCCATGGCAGTAAGGATGTTTTGTTTTGCTAAATCACGATTATAGGCGTCAATAGCCCGTTCACGTAGTTCTTCTGGAGTCATATTGAAATTGTAACAAAAAAATATTAATAAGTCAAATTATGCTTGAGTATTGACGTTAGCAGCGATTGTGACAGTGCCCCAACTTTGTGTTGTAAGATAAGTTGTTTCTGGGTAAACTGGACGAACTTGAACTACTGTATTTCCAGTAACTGAATCGTTTAACACGTCACCAGCAGCATCAAACATATTAACGTTAATAACGATAACTGAACCGTTATCTCCATTACCACCAGCATTTTGTGCACTACCAATGCCATACTGTATATTCATGTAGTTGTTAACATAATCAACAGAACTTGGAGTATCATATACTTGGAAGAAAGTAGCAAGACCTCTTGTTAAGTTATAATAACCTTGTGTAGTCAAATTAGTATTTGGAGTAAAACCAGTTCCAGTATAATAAGATGCATTTGCTCTTAAAATATGTTGTTTTACACCATTTGCTAAAAATGCTTGCCAATAATCACTTTTACTATTACCAGCGAGTGCATTATTGACAAAACTAACTTCCAGATAACCATTTGAATTAAAAAAGTAACGTGCAGCATCTGCATTAGCAAAAGTTGCAGTAAATGTGCGTTGTGCACTTGTTGTCCATGCAGTGCTACTAGAAGCAGTTTGTGCCGCTGTAAAAGCAGCAGCCGCCTGTTGTGCAAAACTTGAAAGTTTATTTGTGTTAATTGTAGAAATAGCACTGTCTAATGTATTAAGATAGGTAATAATACCACCCGAAGTAGGCTGTGATGGAATACCAGTGGTATTGTTTACTTGGTGCTGATTTGCAGAAGTTAAACGTGCAATAAGTGTGGCCCAATCAGTTGCAGGAACAACTGTACCAGTAGAAGTTGTAGTAACAGTGCTTGCTTGACCATATCCATTAGCATTAGCACCAGTGCCCCACAATGCGTTAACTGCAGATACACGAGTATTAAAATCTGATGCTTGGATTATACCGCCACTGGCATATGTCATTTATAAATTCCCACAACGGTATTTATGCAGTAGTCAGCACCATCTCTACTAATTCAACACTATTATCTTTTATAGTGGTAAGTGATTTTCCAATAATACAACCTGGAACATACTTTGTTTGGTCAAGTTTTTGCCCAACACCTTCTTTATCACTAGTAACAATGCAATCACCAAACCCAATTGGACCCTTTACATAGCAAAGAATACGACCACTAACAGCAACAAGACGGTGTGGATTTTCTCCAAAATCATTAAGTCCTAATTCAGCATTGTCATAATCAGTAGTTACACCAATTACTTTGGGATCATGTGATTTCTTTGAAATAGTCATTTCATCATTAATGCCATCTAAAACAACTAACAAGTTATTTTCATATTTGTCTTTATTAGCTAAAGGTATTGCAATTGTAGACATATTTTATCCTCAAGGAGCTACATTAGACCAGATTGCACGACCCAAATAAGAAGTTCCGCCATCATATGTTACAAATTGAAGAACATCACGGTATGAAACAGTTGTAGTTAAGGTTGGTGCAACACCGTTAGCCCAACGAACTGCAGCTGGATATGATAATGTATAACTACCACTACCACCTTGTGTTGTAACAATTGTTAAAGTTTGTTCTTTACCACTTGCTGGTGGATTAGTGAAAGTAAGTGCGCAGCTTGCAGTTAGTGTTAATGTATAAAAATTACTTGCACTCCAATCAACTGTATAAGTTGCACCCACACTTCCAGCAGTATAAACATTTTGAACAAGGCGATTATTTACAGTAGCATTTGTAAATGTTGCTACATTTGGTGCGGCTGTTCCAATAGCACCATTTAAGGTTGATGTAACATTTGGTGCAAGAACAGTCCCACTACTTGTTAAACTTGTCAGTGTTCCTACACTTGTAATATTAGGTTGACTTGAATAGATAACAGTATTTGCATTATAAAGAACACTACCAACAATAGGTGCTGTTACCGTCAACCCAGTAAGTGTACCAAGACTTGTTATATATGGTTGTGCATTTTGAATAATTGTTCCACTAATTGTAATGTTACCAGCAAAAATTGTTGAGTTAACATTATAACCAGGAAGAATGGTTGCAAATCCAGTGATTGGACTTTGTGGTGTGAATGTTGCATCTTTACTTAAAATACCAGTTAGTGTATTACCAACATAAAATGCTAATACTGTATGAGTTGAACTTGTATTATCTGTAATTGTTAATGCTGTAGCATTTGTTTGTTGCTGTGAACTTGTATAATTTGGACCAATAAGCAACCAACTACTACCATTGTAAAGATAAAGCTGTGCATCATCACTCTTATACCAAAGATCACCAGCAATACTGCTACTTGTCGGTGCACTTGTGCTTACTGTTGCACCACCAATTGTTTTAAAAGTTGTTCCATTATAAACTTGTAGATTATTACTTGTTGTGCTCCACCATAACTGACCAGTTACAGGATTTACAGGTTGTGAGCCACCAGCAAAGTTCTGCATAAGATAAATTAAGTCTTGTTCAATAATTTGACCATAATTTGGATAATTTTTACCTACGAGAGTTAAACTTGTTGAACTATCAGTTGCACCATTTTGAATGGTAATTGGTGTGCGGTTGACTACGGTTAAGGTATATGACATGTTTTAAAACCTGTTTTAAATTATTTATCGGTTTATGAATTACTTCATTAAAGTATAACTGCTTCAATTAACTTAATTGTCATACTATTATGATTTTCAAGTGCTATACCAAACATCCATTGACTATCATCAGTTTGTGCAACGGCAAGTCCGTGTGCTGTTCCAATAAGAGCTTGACCTTTTTCTACTGGCCCAATTACTTTAACTGGAACACGTCCTTTAAGTGCAACATATACACCACCGACTTGACCATCGTTCATTTTATATGCTGGATACTCACTTATAACACCAATCGCACGAACTTTGCGTCCATCATGCTGTGTCACTTCAGCACTACCACCAACCATCATAACTGTTCCAATTTCATAATTTGAATCTGGTAAGTATTTTTCAGCCAAGTCAGCGTATTTTGCGGTAGTAGATGTTCCAAAAAAGCTAGTTGCATAGACTGCATCAAACGTTGCTTGTGGTGTACCAATATCAACAGTAATGTTTGAAATAGGTATTATTGAATTAGCAACATAATAATTTGTTCCATGAACGTTTGCATATAATGTGCTTACTGCTCCAAGATTTGCTGTGTTATTTCCAGTTGGAGTAATATGTGATGTAGATGTTATTGTTGTAAACGCACCAGTATTTGCAGTATTGGCACCAATTGCACCAGTCAGATAACCAATATGTTGACCACCACTACTAGTTGTTACACTTGTAGCAACTACTGTATTGGGTGTATTTGCACCAATTGCACCAGTATGATAACCAGTTAATTGACCACCACTAGTTGTAGTTATTGTTGTAAATGCACCACTATTTGCAGTATTAGCACCAATAGCACCAGTTAGGTAACCAATATGTTGTCCACCGCTACTTGTAGTAACACTAGTAGCAACTACAGTGTTAGGTGTATTTGCACCAATAGCACCAGTTAGGTAACCAATATGTTGACCACCACTACTAGTTGTTACACTTGTAGCAACTACTGTATTGGGTGTATTTGCACCAATTGCGCCAGTATGATAACCTATAAATTCACCGCCATTTGTTGAAACTAAATCACCAGATGTATTAAATGTGAATTGATTTTTTACGGCATATGCACCAGTAGCAGTCATAATATTAAGGCTTGCAGCCGCACTACCAGTAGTACCAAAATACACACCACCACTATTTGCCACAAATGATGCTTTTAAAACTCCACTACGAGCCAAATCAATCTGTGAAACACTTGTTCCATCAATCCATAAATCTGTATAACCTGCGCCATAGTTTGCAGGTGTGCCACCAATTCCAACATTCCATGTTGTAACTAATGAGTTTGCAGTTATAGCATTTGCGGCTATAGAAGTTGATGTAAGCGAGCTTAAGTTTACTGCACCGTTAACATTGAGTGTTGCTAAATTTCCGTAAATGGTTTTCCAAGCACTGCCATCATAAACATTCATAAATTTATAAGTGCTATCCCACCACAATTGTCCTTGAACTGCATATGGTGGTGGATTGGCACTATCACTGCTAAAGTTTTCCATTAACCAAACAAAGTTCTGGTTAAAGTATGTTCCATAGTTGGGTAAACTTTTACCCAAAAGCGTTAGACTGACTGCATTGGTATTAGCAGTACTGTCGTTGACAGTGTATGTTACGGTTTGAGAAAAGTTTTTAATGTTATATGACATGCTGATTACCCAATATTATTTATTGGTTAAGCAACTAATCTTATACTCAACGTTGAGTTGTTATTGTCAATTTGTCCATTTGCACTTGCAGCCATAACGAATTGTAGTGTATCATTCGCAGAACATTGAACATAACCAGTGGCAATCATTGGTGTATCAAAGTCTTCACTTGTAATACTTGCTGGATTTTGTGCCTGACAACTAATATATGTTGTAGTGCCATTCTTCCACCATTCAATCTTTTGATAAGGTGCTGGTATGCTATTATAACCCAAACTTATGGCTGTTCCCGTAACTTGATAGATTCCTGCTACTGGACAAGTAAAGATACCTGTTGAAGCATTAAAATAACTACCAACGTTTACTGAAACTGTTGCAGGAATCATAGTTTGCGGAGAAGTTAATCCACTACCTGTGAATGGTGTGCCTGTTGCAAACCCATAAGCCTGAACAACAGGATTATATGCAGCATTTACACGACCATATGCATCAACTGTGAATACATTGTTACCACCGATCTGAATAATAAAACTATTTGTTCCACTAACACGATTTAAGCCGTCATTGGTAGTTTGTGGACCAATCGTAATCCAATTACGATTATCATAATACTTTAATTGTTGGTTTGTGCTATCCCACCAGAAGTCATTTTGTTGTGGGCTGCTTGGTGTGCTACTGCTATAAAGTATATTTGCAACGTCTTGCCAATAATTACTTGCGGCACCACCACGATAATACTTAATAACACTATTATTACTGTCATACCATAACTGCCCAACAAGTGGATAATTTGGACTAGTTGTATTAGCCCAATTTTCTAACATACTAACCAAGTTTTGATTTAATAACTGACCATAAGTCGGAAAGTTTTTACCAATAAGTGTTAAACTTGTTGATGTAGTATTAATTGTACCATCGCTAATTGCAGTTAAATTGGCACCGTTTGTATAGTTAATATAAAAAGTCATGCGTTATACCTGCGAACTTAAGTTTGTTAGTGTTTGAACACGAATAGTGTAATCAATCTGTATAAGACGATTCAAACTTTTCTGTATTGGGTGAAAAATGACATGGGTTAATAAGTTACCAGCATCAACAGTGCTACCATTCCAACTCTTAATACCAAGTTCGTCAAACACAAATGTATCATTAAAGTTTGTAGTGTTATCAAATGCCTGTTGACCACTTGGCTCACCATAATCAAGTGTGCAAGTGATAAAGATATCACTGTAAACTGTGCCAGCAGTGTGGCGAATTTCAATCTTATTACGTGTTGGATCATCATTATAAATGCTATAATTGTCTACAACTTTGTAATAGGTTTGGTTATAAAGTGCACTATTGCTACCAGTGGTATTTGTTGGCAAATATGTAATAACACCAGTAGGATCAACAGATGTTCCACCATTACCAAATGCCATTTCATGAATCCAACCTTGCTGTGCATTACTTACACTTTGTGCAAGTGCATAACTAAAGTTTTCATAATGGATAGCATTGCGCTTGTTTACAAATACTTCACCACTTTGTGGGTCAAATATTTTTATATGTCCACTTAAGGCAATACCACCACGTTCATTAGGCTGATTCATTTTCTTTTTTCCACTATCTATACCAGTAGATGTATTTATTGGTTTAATTTGCTCTGGTTTTTTCATTATTGTGACCTTATAAACTCTGCATATGCACTTGTTGAGTCTTGTAAACTTGTTCCAAAGCTCTGTATAAGTGTTCCTTGTCTTATATAACTGTTTGCAGCAACTAACATTTTATTTGATACACCTTGGTTTACAGTAATTGTATCAAGAATCTGTATGTTAGCATTTGCATTTACAGTTTGTGGATTACTAATCGCAATAACAATGTATGGAGCAGCATTGCTTACATTGGTAATAGTAGTTGATGGATATAGGTTACCACCAATTATTGTTTGACCAATCATTGCATTGCTTACTGTTGTGTAAGTGTTGCTTATATAAATGTTACCGTTACTACTAGTAATGTTTGCAATCGCAAAGGTTCCCAAGTTAACATTACTGTTAATAATAACACTATTTCCACTTATTACATAATCACTATTTGCCGCAAGCGTTGTTGAATTTTTAACAACACTTACTTGAACAACAGCATTTGCACTGTTATTCATAATTGGAACAAGTGGTAAGGTTTTATCAATGATAGTATTATTTGTGTAAGTATTAGCATATGTTGTAAACAATCCACTGCTGATATAAGTTGCAACAGGTGTTTGAACATAAGTTTCACGTGTATTTGGTATTTCCATTGTGCTACTACTATCATAAATGGTTGTGCCTTTTACGATCAAGTTAGGTGTGCCTGTGCCAGCAGTTCCACGGCGCAAATTACCTAAACGATTGTTTACACGGTCCATAGTTCCGTAAGAAATACGTTCGCCATTAATGAAGATAATACCAGAATTATTAGGTGTAGTGCTTGGTTGTTGCAGATAATTAACATTATCAACATAAATGTAATTTGCATTTGCTGTCAAGTTAGCAGTAAGTGTAGCTTTCTTTGACTTTACCCCATACATTCTTGTATTTTCACGCATATCTTTGAATATTCTAAATTCAAGAGTATTTTGACGAACAGGTTCACCAAATAAACGAACAGTAATGACACTTGTTCCACTAATGTTAAGTGCAGTATCCAACACAATAATAGATGGTGTAACCAATTTAAAGTCACTATAAGGCAATAGTGGGAAACCACCTGTTGTATTTGGTGCTTTAAGCGTAATGTAAAGTTGATTTATGTTTGTAACAGCACGTGGAAGAGTATAATATACTGCACCGATATAACTGCTCAATTCATTATCAAAACCAACACTATCAAATCCAGTTGTATCAAGACCATTATCGATAACACTTGTCGCACTTGTGCTACCACTAAACAATTTAGTATACTGTTCATTTGGATCATGATTGCCTTGAGTTAAAACTGTAAGTTTACTATTATCGGTAATTGTGACTTGTGGACTAATCCATAACTGATTACCATAAATCTTGAAATCACACTGACTGCTATCACTTATTACAATTCTTGAACCGCTCGCTGGTGCTATTGTAAATTGTATAACTGGCGTAACAGTATTTGTTGGATCATGATAAACCGTATAATCTTGATCACGAACCTGTGTTACATTATCGACTACAACAATGATTTCAGGATCAACAATATTCGCAATGGTTTCAACCCAACTATCTGTCATACTGAAATTAGTAGTTACACCATCACCAAAATAATAACTTTGTTGTGGTGGCAATAAATCACTACCATTTAGACGAACAATTGGGAATGAACTTATAGGCTCAACATAAAATTCTTCACGATCCAATGTAAAGTTATAGTTTATTGGATAACTTGCACTTGTAATGATAAATGTTTGCTCATACCATTCACTATATGCTTGTGTTCCAACTGCAACATTGTAAAGATGAATTTGAACATAGTCATTAACAACAGGTGCAGTATCAAATCTTACAGCAAGTAAAGTTCTGCCGTTTTCAAGTTTGTCAACCAAACTCCAATTATCAACTTTTGCACCATTTATTTTAACATATGCCTGTTGAATTGGTGTTGTAACAAAATCTGGAATATCAAAATCTGTCTGAACACCATCAGCATAGAAATCAAGATCATTAACTGGATTTACACCATTACTACCAATCATAAGAACATAGAAGAATGTTCCAGCAGCTGGAGTGTAAAGAACAGTTATTGTTTTAGCATAGTAATCAACAGTATAGTGATATGTTTCAGCAATTGGACCTAAATCACGGTCAATTACATAGAACTTTTCAATACCACCAAGTGGTAATTCTACACCAGTAATTTCTGGATCGTAACTAAATGTATCACTACCTATATAATTACTTGTGAAGATCATAATATCTGGTCCACCATCACGATCAGGTAGCGTATTAACCTTGATATCTAATGTGTCAACGATTTGACCAGGTACCAATTCTTCTGGTGCATGACTACTATATGTATCAATGAATCCACCACCAACAACATCAATGTCTTCTGGACGTAGACCTAAACCAGTATCAGTGAACAAGCTACGAATAATAGTATCTTCACTTTGCACACCATAGATATCATAAACATTTTCAATATCTTTTGTTGCATAATCATATGGAATATAATCATAATAAGTTACATCATAACCTGGAACTTGATTAAAACCTGGTCCAATAACCTGATTGCCTGGATAGTAAATTCCTGTCATAACCTGTGCAAGATCACGACCTGCCATACCGCTTAATGGTGCATAATATGCCCATACACGGTCACAAGCATTATCTAACCAGAAGCCAGTGTAACTTGACATGTTAGCACTACTGAATATAAGATCACTTGTAAATGCTGTATCAACAACATAGCTACTATTATTATAAACAACTATATCACCAACATTATAATCAGTTTTTGGATACCAAACTTTAACAATCAATACCAAGAACTTGGTTGCATCAAATGTAGAACCACTTGTGTGTGCAGTAATACATCTATAAGGTGTTGCATTATATACAACAACAGTATCAATTGTATAACTTGTGTTAGCCGCCCAATCTTGTATATTATTAAAATATTGGTTACGGTCAAATTTAACTGTTGCATTAATATTTCGTGCAAGACTGCTTCCTAAAACTGCTTCAGCTTTGGCACCAACACCAATACCATAAATTTCTACAGTAGCATAGGTATAATCTTGACCTGCATTTATAACTTCAATTGTATAAACACTACCATTAAGAATATAAGGTTTAACAATAGCACCACTTCCATCGCCAATTACAGCCGCAGTAGTTGAACCATCATAACCAGCACCACCATCAACCATTGTAACAAGATCAATACTATATTTGTGATTGTTTACCCATGGTTGATACACTGCTGTATTATTCAAAGTATCAGTATCAAGACTGTTACCTAATTGTGGACTACGATACTTGCCAGTTAATGCATTCTTATATGGTTGCAAGTCAAAGTCAGTAATACTTGCATATGCTGTATCAATATCATTGCTGTTATCATATCTTGCAACATATTGTTTTAGTTTTGTATGGAATGGTTTAACTTCATTGAAGAAATCAGTTACTGTATTTTCTGGTTGTGGCAGATAAACAGGTAGCTGATCCAAACCACGAACACGATGATATAAATCAACAAGACTTGTTTTCATCATCCAATCAGTTTGTTGATGTTGACTTGCAACAATATCAATAAGAAGTGCAATAGTTTCTTTATATTCACTGCGATATTCATTAGTAAGAAGATAATCACGAATCACAGCAAATATTGCACTAAATTCAAGATTACTGTCAGTATCAAATCCTACACTTTGGAAACTATTTGTTTGGAATCCTTGTGCAGCATCAACAAGACTATACAGATTTGAAGTGAATTGTATAGTTGCGTTTTGTTGTGCAACTAATTCAAGATCATTAGTGTTTACAAGAACTAACTTCCAACCACCGCTATTACTATTTGTTACATAAATTAAATCATTTACATTTAATTGAAGGTTAGCAATATCATTGTCAGTTGTAACTGTATAGTTATATGGTGCTTGTGGGTTGTATTTTGTGCTATACCAATCAGCATATGTCCAATAATCATTAACATTATAAGTTTGAACACGAACATATTCCCAACGTCTTGCATAACTTGTTGAATTTAACACTAAAGTAAACAAACTCCAACCATTGTTATAACTATTGCTATCTTGTATTACAAGAACACGTGTGCCGATAGGATAGGCTACAGTGTTTATATAGCCTAGTTCTGTTAAGTTATTGACAGTAAGTGTATATTCAGTAGAGTCGGGAATCGGATCAATGTTGTTAAGTTGAGCAATAGCATCAACACGAGTCAACACCATTGGATATTTGATGCAAATCTGATTTATCTTTTCAATAAACAACATACGTGCATAGTAATTGTCTTTGAATAAACTCTGACGCAAATCAACACTCATACCATACTTTTGACCAATAGGAAGGTTAAAATCTGGAACAATACGACCACTGACATCCTGACCAGTTAAACTATCATTCAACTTATTCAAGAACTCATCAGCAACGCCCAAGTCAGTGCCATCGTCAAACATAGTCCATTCACTATGGATAAGTTGTGGTTCAAGAGTGTTCTTATATTCAATGGCAAGATTGGTATCAATGCTTACAAGATTTTGTGCATTAAATATACCGATTGCATTTTTATTAATCACTGCTGCAAATGGTTCACTGTTGTTACGTGGACTTATAAGTGCAGTTTGTATTTCACGTGCACTTGGACGCTTTGTGTTAGCAAGAATACTATTCTTAACCCAGAAATAATATTTTGTAACCGCTTGTCCAGTTTTTTCATCAACGGTAACTTGAGAACAATAAACATCATTAACTGTATAAAGTGGTGTATTGTTTACACTGCTACCACTGTAATTCTTTGGTAGAACATCACTTTCAATCCATTCATAAACATTTATTGTGCTATTAGGGAAAGCAAGACCCCAATAATTAAAGCGGTTAACGTTATCGCCTTGTGTATTATCATAATACTTGATACTGTTAATATCCCACCACAATTTACCAACTTGTTGCTTGCCCCAAGCATTTTTACGATCAAAACTGAAACTTGTAGTTGTTGGTGCTTGATTATAAACAGCAGGATCATAGTTAATAGTATAATCAATATAACTTTCACTGCTATTTGGTAGATAACCGTAAGGTAAATCAAGCACTGGTAATTCAGCAATTAATCTTGCAGTTGTGCTATTATACAAGTAAACACGGTCAATATTGCGACTATCAAAATCAATACCACCACTGCGTATAGTTTGCCACACAGGAGCCGCATTTTGATTGTAGTATATATACATTGCACCAACTGGATTACCAAGTACATGTGCATGTGGTGCACCAACCATCAAGAAGTTATCGCTGATATCTACACCACTTGCATAACGGTCATAGCTATTTGCAAATTGATCTTGAACAAGACTTGCATAAGCAAAGCTACCATAGTTTTGATAGTCTTCATTTGCAACTGCTTGATATTCATAAAGGTGAGCGGCACCACTGCGATACACAGTATCACGGAAACGTGTTCCAAAACGGTCGAATGTAGTAGTCTTGCTATCAAATGTAACTGTTGTTTTTGTATTTGATAATGTGCTACCCACAACCATGCTATTGGCATGTGGACTTAGCGCAAGTATTTCACCAAAACGTGCAGTATCTTGTGCAATAGGATTTGTAAGTTTTTGCACAGTTTTCCACTGTGTAATTCCAAATGTTCCAAGAATGTCACTGCCTTCGTTACGTAGTTTTAACATAGGCATTGCAGTAGTATCACTACTTGTAATATAGATAGCACCGTTTGGTGTTTTACCAGCAGTAACATATGGTATGCCAGCATTATTAATAGTTGTTATTACTTGGTCAACATTGCTGCTGTAATAAATTGGAGCATATGGTGGTCTAAATGTTTGACCAAATGTTACAAGATAATCGTTAATTCGTATTGTGCTATTTGCAGCAATGCTGAATCCAGTTTTACTACCAACTACATTACCATACATTCTTGGAGTATTAATTAAACGAAATACTGCACCATTCTGTGTGCTGCTTGTAGCATAACCAGGCGCACCACTAAATGCCGTCGTGCCATCACGATCTATTTTTACTGCGGAACCATAATTACTGTTTTCTTGACCCACATCAGTATAACTTATAAGAGTATTAACAAATTGATTTGTTTGAACACGAACAGTGCTACCACGTTCAGGTGCATTTGCAAATGTAACTTGGTTTGTAGCATAATTAAATGTCGCATCCGTGTCAACACCATCAATTGTTACACTTGGATGTGTAATTAAATCAGGTGTTGTAATTGTTGTAAGACTACTAAGTGCATTACTTAATTGGAAAGTTTTTGCAACACCATTAGCAACAAATATTTCTGCTGTGCGGTCAAATACATATGTTTTACCACTATTTGCAAGAGTTGTTACACTGTTTACACTACTATTAGCCGCACCAATTACAATTGTGCTACCATCATAGTTGGTGCTCACACTTGTTCCAAATCCACTTGCATCAGGATCATCAGTAACAATACGATTAACTTCTGCATAGTGATCTTCATAAACAAGATTAATAATATCACTTGCACTTGGTGCTATATCAAATGTAATAATATCTTGACCAGGTGTTTTAATATAATGATAGTTTGGTATCTTAAGAACACCATTTACATAAACTTTAATATCATTTGCACTACCAGTTGCACCAGTTGGATAAGTGAAACTGGTTTGAGTTCCATCACCTTGACGCAGACTGCTATTTGCATTCACATAAGTGTATTTGTAAACATAAACACTATTTGTTGTTGGTTCACCAACATATAACCACTTACCATCACCACTTGCACTTATGCTATAACCAAAATTACTTGTTGGTTGAACATTGGGATAGACTGCAATCTTTGTAGATGCATTTAGATTTACATTATCACTTACACCAAGAATGTTATAAGCGGGTCCGACGACAAGGTTAGAAATAACACTACTGTTAGGAAGATATCCACCAATAATTGGTAAACCATTAGCTGCACCATAAAGACTTGTTGCTCCGCTTACAATTAAATAATTGTTTGCGGTTGTGCTTATACTAGATATTGAAGATTGAACGATGTTAGCGTTGCTACGAACAAATGTTAACAGACTTTTGTTTGTTATTGAAACATTATTGTTTAAGGTAATAACTTTATAACCAGTAATATTGCTTATTGCTGTAATGAATGAACCAGCAGGAATACCATTACCCAATACTGGTTGTGAACCATTAGCATATAACCCAGTAATGCTTTGTCCAGTATTACCAATATAAACATTAGAATTGCTACTTGTAATATTTGCATATAGTGTTTTTAAAATACTATTGTTAGCTTGCAATATTGTAGCGGTGTCACCAGTTGTAATACTGAAAATGCTACTATTACCATTTGATGTAGCAAGTTGTATAGTATTTGTAAGAGCTTTAGTTGTTATACTTGTAATAACTGTACCAGCATTTACACCAGCACCACCTACTCCCATACCAACAGCAAAATTATCTAAACTATAACTTGCTTGTTGTGCAATATTACCATTACTATCAAAACTATAAACTGTAGTTAACAAAATATTGTTATTTGTTTGACTAAATCCAGCACTGATAGCATAAAGGTTATCATAGTGAATTGCTTGTGTTAATTGGACTTGTTGACTGTTTACATTAGCTGTATATACAACACCTTTATATGCACCAGGTGCACTTACAAAAGCAAAATTACTATCATTAATATCTACATTAGCACCAAACGTAGTTACGCCAGTATCAGGTGTTAGAATACCAATTTCTTGGAATGAATTATCCTCACGCTTTCCATAAACAAAAGCACTACCAGTTGTATTTTTTACACTTGCACCAACAATAGCAAAACCTTGTGTTGAATTAATTCGCACACTACTACCATAATTGTCGCTTGGTGTTGTAAACACAGGACTCTTCGTTTGACTATAAACCCAACTATTGCTGTTCTGTAAAACATTATAACCATCTGGTCCAGCATCAATATAAACAATTTCACCGCTATTCCAACCACGAACAGGAACAAAGCCTGTAAAGTCATTAGCAGTTGTATAACGAACATTTATAAGTTTAAAAAGAATTGCATTAAGTGCACCCGTGCCGATAGTTGTATTATCAGCAATCTTCACATTAAATGTTGTGTTGGTAACAGTCTTAACACGATAGAAACCACTCATATCGGTAATTGCACCACCAGTTTGTGGTGCTGCAAGACGACCATTCTTCAACATAATGTAATCATACTGACTTAAATTATGTGGCAGATTTGTCGTGAACTGTAATTCAGTTGGACTAATCTGATTGATATAAGTTACAAATACTTGACCAGTTTGACTTAAACGATATACACCCCACTGGTTAGCACTATCCGCTGCAATCCATACTTTACTGCCTTCACTTAATATAGTGTTAAGTGGACTTATGTTATAAATTTTGTTAATATCATATACAGTTGCATCAACATCATTTGGATTTACTGGTCCAACAGTTGGTATAACTTCTTTATTGTTTTGTGTTTTTGCAAATATATCTGTTGTATAAATGCGTGGCTTATAAAGTAAATCACTTGGCTTAACTGTATTAGTATCAGCGATACGTTGATCAGTCTGATTAATAAGTTCAAATAGATATTGGTTATTAATTGTTATAGCATTACCAATATTAAATTCTAACTTATCGTTTTGATTTGTACCACCATAATTATCAAGTTTAATTGCCCATTGTTCTACTAACTTAATATCACTATCAATACGCTTTTGTTTGTTACGAAGATATGCATTAAGAACAGCCTGTGTTCCTTTTTGGCTTACCATACCAAGGTAGAACTTGTATTGGCTTGTGTTATCCAACCCTAAATCAGCAAAGTATTGACGTGGACTAAATCCTGTTTCGGCTTTACTCAATAAATCAGCAGCACTGTTAAGGTCAGTGCTATCTGGATCATGGAAATTAATAAACTGTGCAGCACCACTTGCCATGTTTGGAATAAGGTTTTTACTTAATAAATCACCATTGATTGGATACCAATTGCTACTCTTGAATTGTGCAGTGCCTGGTACAAAATCTTGTGCGGCATAATACTGATTTTTGAATAGAACAATATCACCCTTATAATAGTCAGTATAAGCAACCCATTGCGGAACTTCACTTACATTTACAAAGAAACCAGGTGCATAAAGACTACCATTCCAATCATTTGTTTTTGCTCCATCAAGACGCAGACGGAATTGTCGGCTACCAACTTGCTCATCATACAAAATATCATTAAACACAGTGTTGTTATCAAGTATAAGTGTATGCTCATACTGAATAATCGCCAAGTCTATAAGATGCACGCCTTTTTGTGCATTTTTTAATTCAAGTTGGAATAAGTTATCATCACGATATACACGATAATCACTACCAGTTAGTGTAACATTATCACTGTTAACAACCTTGGTATAATTGTTTGTATTTGATAATGTATCAACAACACCAAATGTACTTATAAACTTAACATCTGTGCCCGCAGGTGTCAAGGAAATAATTGTATCGTCACCCCACTGCTGTTGATTCCAGAATAAGAATTCTTTTGAAGCTAATACCCAATCACTCTTAGTAGTTTTATCACCTAAAACATCCTCGAATGTAAAGCCCTGTGATTGTAGATAACGACCATAACTTACAAGGAAATCAACCACTTGTTGTTTTGTATTAAAGATACTACCATAAGGATAACTGAATACATTATCGCTGCTATCCATATAAACAATAGCACGTTCAGTGCCAACAGTGATAGTATAGTTGTTATTGCTTACACGACTTGGAATGGTTAAGAAGTATGGACGCTCACGGTCAAATCCACTTACTTGATAACCATTAACAACTTTCTGTACAATAACTGCACTATAAACAGCACGAGCAACTGGTGCACTCTTTGTTACTTTAACTTGATAGTTTTCTTGCGGAATTATAACACTACTGTTTGTGCTTTGTGGACTTACTTGGTCTGCAACAATAGTAAGATAACTCTTATCAGTATAAGCACCCATCTTGTATACAAGATTAAATGTGCTATTATTTGCTACGTTAATCCAATTTTCAGTAATATCGAGGTTATTATTTGTTAGATAATCACGCAACCAAACATTGTAACCTGGTATAAAATCAGTATCATCAGTAGCAGTAAAATCAAACTGACGATTGTTATATTTTTTATTAATAAACTGTTCTAAAAGTGTATTATAAGCAAGGTCTCGTGTATTGTATTTTAATGCAGTCCATTCCGCTGGTTTTGCGAGACACCAGGCCATCATAACAGCAAAAGGATAATCTACGCTACGACGCCATGCAGTTTCTGCTGGACTTTGATCTCCAACTACCCAATTCTGTGCAGCATAATTTGCATCGTAATTGAGTAATACAGACTGGTTTGGATTTAATAAATTACCATGCTCATCAACAGGAATAATACTTGTAAGACCAGGTCTTGCGTAACGAGTATTATAATATGAATCATTAGGATTTCCACTATAAACAAAACCAGCCTCAAGGTCGCTCCACAACACACCATTTTCACTTGTATATGGTGCAGGTCCATAACGATTTGTCCACCATGTTGGACGTTGAGTAAAACCTAACATTTCCCATGGCTTTGTATGTGGGTGATTGGTATCATAAAAATACTTGTAGATACCACGCCAATAACCAGGCACTGGTTTTGCAAACAATTTGTCAGTTCCAGTTGCATAGTTAAATGTAAATGGATCACCTGTTACGGTTGAATTAGTAAAAATATCAACGTTGTTAATATGTGCCCAACGCAAATATGATGGTGCAAGTAATTGTGTCCATTCATCAATTGTATAATTAGTAACACGAAAAGCACCTGGCACAACACTACTTAAATCAACATCACTGTTTTCAGCATATGTAGTAGTAATATTGTTATACACACGTTTTTCAAATTCTAATAGAATATTATCACGGTAATCACCAAAACCTTTTGTAAAGCTACCATCGTGACCGATAATACCAAGAGTTGGTGTTACATATGTGTCATCAGTTACTATTTCAGGCTTAAACTTTGGATACATACCAAGTTTAGTTGGTGTTGATGGTATGTTGCAACCCTGTGTGCTATTGTATTCATACACCTCAATCTTATCATTACGTACAAGAGTAACACTATCATTAATAGTAATAGTTCTTGTTCCAATAGTATAATCTACATTCTTAAGTAATAGCACACCATTAAGATAGACATACAATGCACGATAACCTTTAGTGTCATCTGCAAAATCTTGTGTCAAATTATAACGACGATATGTTGTGTTAGCAACTGTATAACTATTTTTAATAAAATCAGTACCAAATCCAACCATATCAGTATAATAAAATGGTTGACCAATATTTGCCACTTTACTAAACTCTGCTAATACCATATCCAAACTTTCACGATAATTAGTTGGATTTGGAAACTCTGTATTACTGATATAATTCAATAACTGATTCTTAAAGATACCATAGCTATCAGATGCATAACGAATGAATTGTATTGGATCTACATCACGGTTTGCAAATAGTAGTGCAGCTGGTCGCATACTTGCACTGTGTTGTAACAACTTACCACCAACATAGTTAAAGTTTAAATCACGGAAATTATTTGCGCCAGCAGGTTCGCCAACCAAATCTAATAAATTATTACCAATCTCAATCAAGTGATTACGAACTTGACCTAGCGTAATAGTTGTAAATTCTGTGTTCTCACTGTTGTTTGTGAGATTGCGTGGCATAGTGTATGTTTCTTTGTACACTGTGCTTGTTCCATAAATTTTAACAAATACACGATCATTTACATTTAAATCTTGATTAAAAACAACTACACTTGTTAAACTGCTTGTCTGTAATGCATATGTTGAATTTGATTGTAGTGAACCATTTACATAAACGAATATATTATTTTCATAATAGCTGTTATCATAAACAACACCAAGATCAAAATTATTGAGTTGAACTGCATTTGCAGTGAAAACTTTAGTAATGTATTGTTTAGATTTATCACTTACACGATACCAACCATTAGCAAGAGTATAGTTGTTCCAACCAACAATAACCGCTGCAAAACCCTGATTAATGTTTTCTTCTTGGTCAACTTGATTTAAACTATAATGAAATGTATCAGTTTGATAATAGTTTTCAAATACAATGTCACCAAGATTACCAATGCTCTTATAAACAAGTGGGAACCCTAATTCACTGTCACGTGTTCCAGTTCCTACTGCATAACCAAATAGTTCACTACCACTAAAGTCACTACTTGCATAAACTGTTTGATCACCAAAACTATAACCATTTTTATCGATGACATCAAATAGTGGAAATTGTGGACGACTGTTACGAATCTGTGAACGAATCCACTCACCATCCAAGTAATAAAACATATTACCTTGATTCTCAACACCTTCCATAGCAACAACAGTATCGCCATTGGTAAATGTTTTAATAGGTACAAGATGTATTTGATCATAACTGTTATCAAATGTAATTGTAGTTCCTGCAGGAACATCTTGTGTTAAATTATTGCTTATATAAACACGATCAAATACAGTATCAATACTTGTAATAGTAGTAAAGTTTGGGATACCACTACCAGTAACATGCTGACCAACAGCAAGATTTGCAATATTGTTTATGTTAAGATAATTTACACCACTGTTAGTAAAAGCATTTGTTAGTATATTATAAGTTGCACTTGCACGTGTTTTATTATTCTGCACACGATAAAGAGTTGCACGCTTTACAGGATCAGTTTCTTGTGTAAAGATAACTGACAGTCCATTCAATAATTGTATACCATCACTATTATAAACACCATCAGTCTTTACAGCATAACTGTTAAAACCCTCTACTTGTGCAAAAGCACTTGTTGTAACACTGTCTATACAAGTGACACTGCCAGCATAGTTTGTTCCATAGTTGTAAAGTTTTATATTAGGTAAAAACTCAATAATAGGACGCTTTGCTTGTTGATTGCTGTCAAAGCTATAACTTACATTATTATAATCAGCAGCTGCTTGCAGCACATCACGATGGAACCAACGATTGTTACGACTCCAACTATTACCATCAATACTAGCACGATTAATTGTTACATAATCTTTTTGTTCTGGACTATTTGTAGTTCCATCGAAACCAGTGCCATCAGCATCATAACCACGACTATTACCAAAACTACTACCTAGATTAGTATTAATTATTTCTGGTGTAACAAGGTCAGCATATTTAATAAGTTTAATACTGCTACCTACACCTTCAACAATATATTCATTACCTTGATATTCAGCAGGCACGACAATGCCAGTGAACTTTACTTTAAGTCCACTTGTAAACTGTACACCATTTGGACTTGTATAGTTTTCACGACCAAGTATATCATTAACATTTAGTAAACTATTTGGTTGTGGATCAACAAGCTGAATAGTTCCGTACACAAGAGGATTTGTAGCATCAACATAATAAAGAACACTTTGTGCTGCACTTAATGTTGGAAATTTTTGAATAACACCAAATAAATCTTTGTATGCATAAACGTGACCATATACATCACCTTGAGTAACAAATACTTTGTTTAAAACTGTCCAATCTGCAATATATGTTAAATTCATTAAACGATAATTGGCTGCAGCTGGATCACTGCCTACATTTATACGCCAAACACCACCCCATTGTGTAGATGCTATATCTCCCCAACCAGTTGTGCTTGTTAAAACAATATACTTTCCATCGAATGCACGAACACCATCTAATCCGTTTGATAGAATAAATGTATCGTAATTTTGTCCTTGTAATTCTTCGTAAGTAACATCATCAACAATTAAATCAACAGCTTGGCTAATTGTTGGATAGTTAATAAGATAATCTTGTGCAGTGCTTAATGGAACTGTAAATGTTATAGTTCCACTTTTTGCTCCATTATTAGAAACACCCAATACATCACGAGTTGAAATATTATTCTGTACACTACTTACACCATCTACACCAATTTCAGTTTGAATCCAGAAGTCAGTGTCTTGATTTACATAAAAATTATAACTACCACCACGAACTAGCGTAAGTGTAGGATTAATAACATTGTTGTAACCATCCACACTATAACCAGTTGCACCAAGTGCAGCACTTTGTAATTCAGTTTGATTATTAGCAACATAACTGTTACGGTGAATATAAAAATCTTTTTGTGTAAGTGTATTTTCTGCAGTTACGTCAACTGTAAGTGGACCGCCTGGCACCCAATAATACTGACGATAGTTTGTTAACTTATCAAGGTCAATAAAACCATTATAACTGTAATAACGATTACTAAACAATCTATCATGATTGTTGTTAATACCACCGTCAGCTGCAATCTGGTTTAATAAATCAACATAGTTGTAAACATTATCTACTTTATAAGTGTTAGTTCCATACTGGCGTTTTTTGATTACTACACCTGGTTCTAATTGATAGAACTGACTATAGCTATCGTTTTCATTAATGTAATAGTCACCTTTTTCAAACACAGGACTTTGGTCCTGTTGTCCAATATAACCATACATCTTCTTAAGACTTGGCTCTTGTATAAGTGGATCTATAGTGGCATTTAAAAATCTACGATTGCTTAATGTTCTAAAAGATTGTGGTAAAAAGTTTTCACTTTTACGTTTTGCCATTTATTAATATCCCTGATACAGATTAATGCCAGCACTGTTAATGCCACTCAATACACTTTGAACTATTTCTACATTATCAACAGTTGCAGCACTTAAGAAAATTTCATTTGGTTGACAACGAATTTCAAAAAGACTACCAAAATAACTTGTTGCATCATTAGGAACTAATACAATGCTACTGATGTAATTACTTAACTTACTGTGAAGATAACCAGCTAATTCACTGAAATAGAAAGTGTCACCAAAATCCCAATTATCTAAACTGAAATATTGGTTGATCTCATCTATGACACGAGTTTTAATTTCTGTATCACTTAATGTAGTGTTGCTATTTTTAACAACTTGAAAATTAGCACGCAGTTGAACATCAGCCTTACTTCCGAATAGCAGTTTATAAACACCAGGATTTAATATCATTTCATCACTTATCATCTTATAATTAAACAATCCACTATAACTATTGTTTAATTGAACTGTATCTAAATCTGCAGGTCTTGCAACAGTGTTCGTATTATCATAAACATAATTACGATAGCTTTCATCATAGCTGCGTGTAAGAATATAAGAGTCAATCAAGTTTGTGGCCGCTGGATCAAGACGACGAGTATTTTCTGCATTATGTTGATATTCAAATACCATGTCTTGACGACCATAGTATGCTAGATAACTACTAGTCACGTTTGTAAGATATGTGACAGTATTAGTAATATCAATTCTATAAAAAAGTTGATCTAAAAGTGCATAAAACACTGTACTAACTGGATAATTGTTACGAACATAATTAATATCACTATATGTGTTAAATGTTGCAATAATTGTTCCTGTTGATAACAATCTATAACGCACAAGATTTTGTGCATCATTATAACGCTCGTAAAAAAGTAATATAGGTGTGCCAGCAGTTGCTTCACTAAAAATGCTTGGATCAGTTGGCAACTGATTAGTATTGCTTATAGGATATGTTACATATACACGACTTGTATCACTATAACCATCGCTTGTTGTAAAGTTTTTGTAAACATTCATATTAACATCTTTACTTAAACCACTATTAACTGTTGTTAAACGAATGTTATCACGAACACGTGTGTTAGTAGTAGCATCATAAACAATCTGTGGATTTGTATTAATAAACGCTACTTGATTTTGACTGCCAAATACAAAATCAAGCTGACGATATTTTACAGTATATTTTATAGTATCAGTGGTAAACAAGAATAACCAACTACTATCATTAGTAGTATATTGTGTACCTAAATTAAATTCACTACTTTGATTTACATTAGTAATAGGTATAATAGTCCAAGGATCGTTTACACCAGCAGTTTTAGTGTAATCATATATAAGTGCAAATTCTGTTTTGTTTAAGATATAGTTTACAATTGTATTAATTGTAGTATATTGGAAATTAGTTGTAAATGGTGTATAAACTGAACTTATGATAGCACCAGTTGGTATGCTTTCACTTATAGTAACAGCACCAATATTACGACCAGCAACTAATACAGTAGTTGCACCACTACCTGTAATACTTTGAATACTTGCCCATACATAAGTGCGATCACTGCGTAGGCTTGGACTACCTAATACAAGTGTATTTGTAGCATCAAAATAATAACCTGTTGGTGCAGTAAATTTAATCAAACTACCAACTTGTAAGTATTTGCGATACGTTGTTGTGCTATTGCCAATTTGAACTGGTGTATCTGTGCTATCAGCAGGATCTAAAAAGAAACCTGTGCTACTTGTAGTATCATCTGTGCTACGTTCCCAAGTAGTTGGTTGTAATGTAGCAAAATCTATTGGCGTATAGTTTTCAAAATAAAAATGCCGCATTGGGTAATCTTGAACAATCGGCAAGATTTGTGTGTTGATAACATTAATAATATCATTGCGACTATTATATATAAAAGTCAGCAACTGATTGTATTGGTTTTTATAAAGAGCACCATCACGTGCATACAAATCAGTAGAAGTATATTTGCCAGTAGGGTCAGTAATATCTAAACCACGACTTACACCACTAGCATAACGATTTACAGATTTTACTTTAACAATGTCACTATAACTTGTATATGGAAAAGTATTGTAATCTTCGCCATTTACCATACGACCTTGACTGTAATAAGACTGTGGTGCCTTAATCTTAATTTCATTTGTTAAATCACGACGACTACTATTACTTACAGTATACTGTAGACTTGCAGTAATTGTAAGTGTTTCTGGCTTACCAGTGCTACTGATATAAGGAACAGCAACAGTAACATTGTTTAAATCATTCGGTGTAATACGGTAAGTTAAACCGTTGCTTACACGATAGTAAACACGATAGTTACCAATAGGAATATCTGCAAAGCTACCATCACCAAACACTAGTGATATTTGGTCATTGATGCGTGTATTAACGCTATAAAGAGTGCGGATACCACGTGCTGTGGAATTATAAATTGCACTGCTACTACTTGTAGCTGGAACCTGTGTCCAGTTATTACCAATAGCACCATTAGTAATTTCATACATCCATATATCACTGTTATTGATATTAGCAACATCTACATCAATAACACGATTAGCAATCTTTTCTGTGATAAGGAAGTCAGTGCTATTCAAACTACCTTGTTTGAAATATAAGAAATATCCAGTGTTTGAAGAAGCATTACCACGACTATCATTTTGGTAAATCATACCAAATTGTCCACGACTACCTGGTTCATATTCACTTATAGTATCAGTGTTAAGAATGTTTGCGCTCACAATTTCAAAATTAGTTGAAACATCATTAATTGTGCTGTTAAAAGCAAAGATTGGAAGTATAGTATTTGGTACTGCAATGTTATATTGTTCAGTGCGAATATTGTTAATAGTCTTGCTTGCATATGGTTTACCAATCTTTGTAGATTTGGTAATAGCCGCATTAAGAATCTGTGTGAACTGGCTTACCCAAGCCGCATTGTTTGCATCATTCCAATTAACTGTTACACGACTTAAGTTACTGCCATTAACATCAAAAATGTTTTCAGTAGTATTAACAGATTTAATTTTTAATAATCCATTAGCTGCACGATTACGGTTTGGAACATAATTTAATTGTTTTGCTAGTTTCAGGACGCTATCACGGCGTTCTGCAGTTTCAAGAAAGTTTTCACGTGCATTAAGGTCAGTGCGAAAAGCAACACTTTGTCCCATAAATGCAATCAAATCAAGTAGTGCTACATACTCACTGCTTTCAATAAAGTCGTTGAAATCTTCTGCATAATAAGTCTTGATGTAATCAACCAATACTTTGCGAAGCGTTTCAAAATCATAACTTTGGAAATCAGCATTGGAGAATGTTGTATAAACTTTCTTCCAATCTTCAGCTGCAAATATATTGGTTTGACGAGTATTAGTAGCCATTTAAAAACCTCTTATTATTTATTTTGAAAATAATATGCTACTATTATAATACATAAAGTTTGCTGCTGTTCTTATCGAACAGTAAACTTAAGTCTACAATCTTGTTTCCGCCACTGAACTGTAAACTAAAACTCAATACCAAACCATGACCATCTGGACTTTCTTGGACTAATGTTTCACTTACAACCGTAAAACGTGGATCATATGAAATAATTCTATCTAAATCTGCTTTTATTTCATTCTTAAGTGCTGGTGTAAGTGGATCAAATAATCGATACCAAATAATAGTTCCAAAATTTGGATTGTGTAGCTTTTCACCTTTGCGTATGTTTAAATGATTAAGCAAATCCTGTATGATAAGATCATTATCAGTTATTGCAAATGGACCAAAATCTCTGTTTACGCTGCTGTAGCCTTTGTATAATGCCATGTGTATATTTAACAGGACTTACCGCCTGCTCCTGTTTGTGAACTTCCTTGTGGTGTCTTTTGTCCACCGTTTGCACCACCAGTTCCAGGTGGTTTATTAGCACCTGTAATTGGTTGGTTAATTAATTTTCCTGTTAATGGATCATACTCTGGCCGTACACCATTTACATTTGATACAGATGGTGGTTGAACTGCTGTTCCACTGCTACCAACTGTAACAACTTCACCTGTGCGAACATCATATGTAGTTTGATAATTGTTTACAGCCAGTGGTGCATCAGCCGCATCTGGTGCCGCAATACCAAGATTATTATCACTTCCAAGATTTGCAGCTTTACTTGCCGCATCAAAATTACTTTCGGTTGTTATATCACTGTTTCTGTTTTGACCTGGGTCAAGATAATCACGTTCATAATATGTTGAACTTTGAGTTACATTCTTTAATTCAGTATTAGCTGAATCTTCATATGGATTATAAACTGAACTACTTGCAGGATGGACATCATCATAATAGTAATATGCTGATTGTGATGGCTTTTCTACTTGAACAACATCGTTAGTTCTTGGATCATAAATTGTATCATAATTTTTTGCTGTTCTGCTGTAGAAATCTTCAGGATAGAAATCAGTGTTTGGTGCAGGTGCACCATAACCACCTGTTGCTATATCACCAGGATTTGCACCAGCAGGTGCACCACCACTATAAGAGTATGTTGATACTACTTCACCAGTACGTGGATCATAATAACGACCAGTTGCAGTATCTTTAGGATTAGCAATAGTATCACCAAATGCATCATTTGGATTCATCGGTGAACGTACAGCAGTTGACTTCATATCACGACTATCAGAAGTTTCTACGACTGGTGTATTGTCTCTTGGTTGAGGAATTGGATTACTATCTTGTGCATAACTTTGTTGTGTTCTTTGACCAGTAACATTATTATATTGTTGTGTTTGTGTTACGTTAGCACCACTTGGAGCAGTATCACTTTGAACACGTTTAAAGTTTTGGAATACTTCATATTTGTCAGTGCGTGATGCACTATAGAAAGCTGTATGTGGAGGCTGACCAACATATTGTTCAGTAACATAGGCACCATTAATATTACCATTATTATCATAAGTGTAATTGTTAAAGATAACTGTATGACATGTGCCACTTTGACCTGTATAACTACCACCAGGTGCAAATGTAGCATATACATCACCTGGTTGTGCGGTTCCATTAGTAATACTATCACCAGCACTCCAAGTGCTTGTATGACCAAGATTAGGTGCATATGTTTGCGCTAGTGTAGCACAGCCACCACTGCCTTGTGTGCCATTATTAATGATACCATCAAAGCGAATATCAGAACCGATAGCTTCATTAGTTGGTCCACCATATTGTTGAACATTAGTTACATTATAACCACCATTATCAACATAAGTTACGCTGCCACCGCCTAATGTAAATGTGCTACCATCAGGATATTGGAATACGGTGCCATTAGGTGTATTTGGATTAGCTTCCAAATAACGTCTTGCAGAATTAGCATCAGTAACTGCAACAATACCACCTTGATTACTACGTTGATTGCCTTGTATAAAGCTACCAATCAACCCACCAATCAAACCACCACCAATTGCACTGCCAATAGTTTGTAGCGGACTGCTACCACGCTGAACAATATTGTTATTCTGTGCAGGATTAACAAATCCACTTAGCGGATTATAACCATTATTGTTTTGCCATGGTTTAGTAAGTGGTTGAATACCCATTAAGAAGTCTGTTACACTTATACCAAGACTTAATGCACAACCAGTCACTACTTGGTCATAACTATAAATTAATCTACCTTGAATATACTGTATTGCATAAGCAACCCAACCAATACGTGTATTAGGATCATATAATGCAACATAATCATCAGCAACTATACCTAAATTTTGGTGCATATAACGAGTCATATCAATAACTTTAGGATCTACATTGCTCTTTGCATTTAAGAAACCTTGTATAAGATCAATGCTACGTGTGCTTACACCTATATTCAGTGCATCAAATGCTAATGCAAGTGCCGCAATACCGCCTTCTGGTTTTGCATATACGGCAAGATTATTATTATAACCCACGGCAAATGTATCAGTATTATTGTATGGTAAGTTGCCTGGATTGTTCTGTGCTTCACCAACACTTAATTTTGGATCAGCATCATTTGTTACATTATAACTACTACCACCACTAAATGCAATACCAGCAATAGCACCAGCGATAGTGCCAGCTACTGTCCAATCTATACCACCGCCATTATAATTGTCTGGTTTATAACTACCATAAACACTGCCTTGACCTTGTAAACTACCTTGTGGTCCACTGTTATAAACAACTGGTTGAACATTATTAGTTTGTGGACCATAATTTGGTTGTGCACCACCACTGCCAAAGTTATTACCTTGACCATAAGGATTATTTGGATTAGTAGCTGCATTGTTTTTAGCATTAGGTGTTGGACTTGCTGTTAAACTACCAGCACCTTTATTTCTTGGTTCATGCTGTGGCATATTTGTTGGTTTATTTTTAACTTCAGCCGCTTCAGTAGCTTTAGTTGCATCAGCAGTATTAATAGTATGACAACTAGCTTTAAGATCAATATGCCCATCTGCTTTAATTTGTATACATGATTCACCAGTAAGATAGGTATTCTTTTTACTGTGTAGGTGTAGGTTCTGTTTACCAGCAATCTTTGTGCTACCACTTCCTAATACGTTAACATCAGCACCTTGTAAACTTAATCCATTCTCTGCAAGAATATCAACTGTCTTACCTTTTATTTTTATAGCACCACTTGACTCAAGACTAAAGCTATCTTTAGCAAATATATTCATCTGGCTTTCAGCATAAACATTAATGCTACCTTTAGCATCCATTTCAACCCAAGCAGTGCCTTTACTGTTAATAATATAAAGAAACTCTTTGGTGTCATTCATTAATATCATATGACCAGCGGCACTGCGAATACGGAACATTTGGTTATTGCCATTGGCATCGCCATCATCCATAACAAGTGTATGACCGCCCTTACGACCCATTACACCCATAAGTTGACCAGGTGTTTTTTGCTTTACACCACCACTTGTAAAGCCAAGATTGTCAGGATAAAGTTGTGGGTCTTCATCTAGTATTGGACGACCAGGTGTAGATATACCAAACACACCACTTGGTGTTTCACGTTGTGCGCTACTGCGACCAGGTCCACGATCTGGGTCTTGTAATAATCCTTGGTCTTCCCAAGTTTTCTGTTGATATTCATGAATATATCTGTCAAGTGTTCGTACACTAGATAAGTTACTTGGATTATCTTTATTATCAAAATGATCTACTACTGGTGCAGGACTACTACCATCAACTGGACCACTTATGCCAGGAACCATGTGTAGTGCTGGCCAATCTGGAATACAAGCAAACCAATAACCTTTTGCAGGATCACCGTTAGCAAATATACATAGCACTTTATTATCAATATCAGGTGGCACAAACCACATACCATAACTGTGTGGACTACCAGCAAAGCTACTGCCATCTTGAATATTAGTGCGACCATAGAATGGTGTCGCATACATCATGCTTTTGTAACTGGTGGGGTCAGTTTCATCACCACCTAAATCTGGAATATAAACTTGTAATCTACCACTATACAGTGGGTCAACAACGTTTTTAACAATACCAATATAAGGACCAGGATTAATACGATTACCAGCAGAGGCTTCTGATTTTGTATTTGGTGCTGTTTTACTAGTTTCTTGTTCTGTAAACCAAGTCATTATTAATCAACTCCCAAATAGTAGTTTCGTATAGCTGCGTCTTCATTGTAATTATTACTTGGTGGCGGTAATCCTACACGTGGATCAGTAACATTATAAATTGGTTGATTATTAGATGGTGCATTAGTTCCTGTTGGAATATTCAATCTTGGATCAGGTGGAATAGTTATACTGTTAGTAGCTTTTTCTAGTGGTGCAGCACCTGCATTGTTACTTGAGGTTGGAGCATTTGGATTTACACTATCATTACGTATAGCACTGCTCTGAACTTCTTCTTGATTACGAACACGGAAGTTAGTTAATTTTTGTGTGAATCTACCATTACTAAAATTACTCTTTACACTTACAACTTGATAGATTCCACTAAATTCGCTGTAATTATTTCTATCATCAAATATACCAGTAACATCATTATAATCTGTATTAGGTGTTGCAAAATAAAAATTAAAATAAACAGCATTACTGTAATTAATACTGCCATTTTGTAAGTAAGCATCATTGCCAACAAGAGTTGGATGCATAAGTGGATAATCTTGACTTATCCAATCTGGATCACCAACAATTGTAATGTCAAGTGTAATCATATCACCACGATTATCAAATAATTTTTCCATTAATTCTTGAACACCAATGCTTTTCAAATCAATAGTAGTTGGACCAGTGTTTTGGCGATTAGCAAGACCATTAGTATATTGATAGCGTGGCATAAAGAATCGCTTTATTGTTGATGGACTTTGGCTTACAGTTTGTGCCTGTGCTGCACCAGGTGTTAAACCATCACGATCAATATAGTTCATTGGCACACCATTTTTTAATTCAAAGAAAGCCATTTGAAAATCAATGCTTGCATCTAGCACATCTTGATTATTACCGCTATAAATGTATTTGTAGGTTTTCACAATACGATTATTTTGCACACGTGCTTGACCAAAGTTAGGCGCATCTTGACCATAAGTTGTATATTCTCGCACAACATAAGTTATATCACGTGCATAAAAATTTGTTTTAGGATCAATATCATTAAACTGAACTACAGGAGTAATCTTCCAAGTTTTAAGTGGTGCTGTATTATTACTACCATCATCTTTGTATTGGTCTGTCATATATGTGCTTACTGATAACACACTTGAAATAAAATCTGTGATACGAGTACCTGGATTTGCACGAAATACACCTTTTTGTAAATCAGCTACAAGTGAACCAACCTTACCTTGGTCAATTTCTTTTTGGTCTTTACCTTTTACGCCAGGTACTCCTTGAATCTTAAAGTATTGTTCTGGATCAACTATCTTTGCACTTGGTAAATGATCTTGGAAATCAAATGCATAAGTGTTTGGTTTACCTTGAGTATTTTGACTTACCTTTTGTTCTTCATTTGCATTAAGTGCTTTTGCAAGACCTTTAGTTACAGTAGTATTGTTACCATTAACTGTATTTTGTGTTGTAACAGTATTTTGTTCTCTTGCTGCTCCACCAGTTGCAGTTGATTTAGTTGTGCTTTGTAATCCTTCGTTAAATAAATCATTTATGTTTTGTCCACTTACTTCTACGTGGAATGGTATTTGATTATCAAGTGCAGTAAGCGCAAGAGCATTAACAGGAATACCATCAATGTGATACTTTCCACCACTACTTGTAACATTAAACTTCATGTTAATCATTGTAAATGGAATAAACTTTGTAGTATTTGGAATTGTATCACCGCCACCACTAGGAATAATTGGTTGACCGTTATCTGTATATCCCATAAATTCTATTTTCAATACAAAGAACATTGTGCTCCAATTACCATTTGGATTTACTTTGGCACTTAACTTCATAAGTCTACCAAGAAAATTAACAGTATATGGTTCAATAATATCAAACTTAAGTTTTATTACATCAGTTGCACGAGTTCTGCTATTATTAGCATTTACTATTGTTTCTAATTCAAGATTATCAATTGTTAAATCAACAGGAAAATTAGCATCACGTTTGTTTTGTCCTTGTCCACTATCACTACAAATCCAAACACTGTTTGCAAGTATTTGTTGATTTGTTGGTGTAGTGCTACTTGCAAATATAGAGTTTACTGTTTCTCTAGGTATCGCATATAAACTTAATCTATAAGTGTAGTTGACATAATTGTGTAATTTATTTGTGCGTGAAGCATTACCACCAGTAGGTGCGGCAGTGCTTTGATTACCACCATTTACACCTTCATCATATGCTTTGCCACTTTTTAATATGCTTACGCTATTACTACCGTTTGTTGCTGCATCTGAACCACTTGGATTTTTATCAGGCAATCCACGTCCACGCATACCATTTACTTGTTGGTCAGTATAAACCCTACTATCGCTGCTACCTGTTGTAGCACCATTTTGTGGATTATCCTCTGCTGCACTATTAGTTTTATTTAATGGTGCAGCTGATACTTCTGTTGCATCAGTAAGTCTATCACGATTAAAATTTTCTATATTTTGATTATTTGTAGATGGTGTTTGGGCTGTTACATCAGTTCCGCTACCACTGCTTGTTGCAGTGTAAGAATCATTAATACGGTCTAATTGTGCTTGTCTATCAGGATTACTTGCAGGTGTGCTATTTTGAATAACAGTTCCACCACTACGATACTGACTGTATTGTTCAGCAAGAGTAGTTGGATCAGTAACTGCACCAGTTGGTGAAATCTCTTGACCACTGCGTTGATTTGCGGCACTACTTGCAGCTTGTACTTGTGCACTGCTTGTTAGAGTAGGGTCCATTGGACTATCAGCCGCTAATTGCGCTTCTAATGCCTTTACACGTGCTTGTGCGGCTGCAAGTGCATTTTGTGCGGCTTGTGCTTCTGCGGCACTACTACGTGCCAGCGCATCTTGTTGTGCTTGTAGTGCACTACCATAAGCATCTTGCGCAGCTGTAAATTGTTCTAATGTTGTGTTATCACTTATACCACCTGTAAAGATTGGATTACCGCTATAACCACTACCACGATCTGCATTTAATGCATCTTGCCCTACAATAAAAAATTGACTTGGTGCTATGTTTACATCTACACCAGGCGGTGGTGGTGCAACACCTATATCTAAATCAGGATACAATCCTGTATTAAGAACACTTGCTTTATATTGGTTAATTTGGTCTATAGTTGGATAATAACCACCATTGGCGGCAATCTGTTGATTAACCCAATTCTTGTATTGAGCATTGGCAGCACTTAATTGTTGATCTTTGGTCAAATTTGATGCCATTTAGATACCCAATGCGTTCTGTAGCGTGGCTTTTTTTGGCAAATATATTACTGCATTAGCGACAAAATCCCAAAGCGGATCAATAAGTGTATTAGGATTACGCACAGCAAATACCCACCAAAGTGTAGGGTCTCCATAAAGGTCAAATGCTAACAAGTCTGGACGATATTCATATTGTGGCGGTATAGTAAAAAGAATATCATCAACCAATTTAGGTATTGCACGATAATTTAACAAATCAAGAAACTGATTATTATCAAAACTTGGTGTGCCATAATAAGAACTTGCGGCAGGATAATTTGGTGTGCTTGCCATTAGATCCATCCTCCGCTGCGATTACCACGACCACTTGTTTTAAGTGTGCCTTGACTATAATTAACCAAACCAAACTCATTACTAACTTTATTACGACTGTAAGTTGGGACAAGACTTAAACTTACATTAAGAGTTGTAGGAACTTTTTGACGCTCATTCATAATAGTGCAACTTATATAATCAACATCATTAGGTAGTGTATAATCAAAACTTGTGATTACAACTGGTATATGATCAAACGTGTATGGACCATAACCATCAAGAAATAAAATAGGTGGCGGTGTGCCAGCTAATTGATCTTGACCATAAAACATCTTTGTAGCAGTGCGAAAGAAATGCATCATAGCAATAATATATTCTGCCTCTGCACGATAATTTGCTGTAAACAATGCTTGTATAGATATATTCTCAATAGCACTGTGTTGATAAGCTGGTGTAGGATAATTGGTATGCACAAGTTGCATCATTTCATAACTTGCTTTATGACCAACTTGAATAGTTGGAGTATATGGAAATAACACACCACCAGTATTCTTAAGTGGTTTGAAGATATCACTTTGACCAATGAATCTACCAGTTTGGTCATATATTACAACACGATCTTCTTTACCATCATCTGGATTGGTTCTTGGTGTTTGTGTTGGTAACAATTGTCGTGGTGTAGCACCTTGTTGTACACCAGTACCACTTAAGCGACCGTTAGTAGGATCAGTAGATGGTCCACCAGTTAATCCATACACTAACCCTGTAAGAGCAGCATTAATTGCAACATCTTTTACACTTGTTTTAAGTGTTTGTGCACCAAACAAACCAGGATTGTTAACACCATAATTGTAAAAGTTTTGTGTAGGTAATCTATAACCTTGTGTTCCAACTGTAAGTGCACCAACAGCTGCACCATAGCCAAGATAACCAGCAACATCAGGTTGTCTGCCATAACCAGTAGGTTGTAATTCACCAGGATTATAGAAAGTAGCTGGATTTTGATTGTATCCAGGTGTTCTAGTATAATAGTTTTGCGGTGCGAAATTAAATAATGATGCCATATGAAAAAATTCTCAACAAAAATATTTATTTTATTAAAATAACCATATATAATTGAGTCATGACAATAACAAAAACACCAACCAAAAGAACTCCATATCTTACAAATAAAGAACTTCTTAAAGAAATTGCTAGAAGTAAAAATACTTACTGTGAATTTTTAACACCCGAAGATTGTGTTTATGATTTGATTCTTCCAAGTATTACTAAAATTAATCAGAAGACTGTTGCAGAAGCCAAACGTGCACGTGCTGATAGGTTGGCAAAGCAAGCATGGGAAGCATCAAACGTTGATGGTAAGAAAACAAAATTAGACCAACATACAGTTGATTGGCAAGCAATTCCAAAAACAGAAGTAATTTTTAGAATCACTACATGGGATCATATTCCATTGGCACCTGGCAGAAAGAAAAGTCTTAAGACAACTGCTGACCACCACGTCAAAGTAAACTTCCCACCATTCCAACATTATAGATATAATGAAGCAGGTGAACTTATATGCTGTGGTAAATCACATTGGGAGGGTGGACTAGAGAATGGTTGCTTTAATCGTGACCATGGCAAGATTACCAATAATCTAGCACGTATGTTTATCAAGCTATGTGAACGGTATGGTAGTAAAGGCAACTGGCGTGGTTATACATATAATGATGAAATGCGAAGCCAAGCATTGTTACAGTTATCACAGGTAGGGTTGCAATTTGACGAAAGCAAATCTAATAATCCTTTTGCTTATTATACTGCTACTATTACCAATAGTTTTACTAGAGTCCTTAATGTTGAGAAGAGAAATCAACATTTACGTGACGACATCCTTGAAGCAAATGGACTTAATCCAAGTTATACCCGTCAAACAGACAACGCCATAAGAGGCGGCGGTAGCGGTGGTGATTTTGGTTTTAATGATTAATATTGACAACTAAACACTAAACTGTTAGGTTAGTAATATGTCTAATCTGTTCAAAAAAGCTGCGGTTTTTACCGACCTACACCTTGGGTACAAACAGAACAGTCAACTGTTCTTAAACGATTGTGATCGTTATATAGATTGGTTCTTGGATCTAGTTAAAACTCAAGAATGTGACACAGTGCTGTTTCTTGGAGATTTTCATGATACACGGAATAGTCTTAATATTAATACTATGGATCATTCAATACGGATTCTTGAACGCCTTAATAATATTGGCACACGTGTACTTTTTATTCCTGGTAACCATGATCTTTATCACAAAGACAGACGAACCATAACAAGTATTCGTTATATTGAAAAGTTTAAAAATATTGAATTAATTATGGACCAACATACCGAAGGTGATGTTACCTTTGTGCCATGGTTGATTGGTGAAGAACATAAAAATATGCGTAAGATTAAGTCACGCTATGTTATGGGTCATTTTGAATTACCGCAGTTTCTTATGAATGCAATGGTAGAAATGCCTGACCACGGAGGATTAAATAGTGAGGAGTTTTCAAATGTTGGAACGGTTTTTACAGGACATTTTCATAAACGTCAGCGTAAGGGCAACATACATTATATTGGCAACGCCTTTCCTCATAATTATGCTGATGCTTGGGACGATGCTCGTGGTGCAATGATTTTAACTTGGGGTGCCGAACCAGTTTATCATAATTGGGCTGATGCTCCACGCTATAGAGTTCTTACACTATCACAACTTATTGATGAAGCAGACAAACATTTAAATGATAAAACCTATGCACGTGTAAACATTGATATTAACATTTCTTATGAAGAAGCAACATTTATTAAAGAAGAAATGGTTAAAACATTTGCTGTTCGTGAATTAAGTCTTATACAACAACGTGGTGAAGTGCTACGTGAAGATACACTTGGTGATGTTAAGTTTGAGTCAGTTGACCAGATTGTGTTAAATCAAATACAAAATCTTGATACACAACACTATGACACCAAGTTGTTGATGGAAATTTACAATAGCCTTTAATTGTGATATGGTAATAATATGTTGAAACTTAAAAGTCTTACCGCTAAAAACTTTATGAGCGTGGGTAATGCGACCCAAGCTGTACACTTTGACCGTAGTGACCTAACTCTTGTACTCGGAGAGAACTTGGATTTAGGAGGTGATGATACTGGAGCACGTAATGGAACAGGTAAGACAACCATTATAAATGCTTTGAGTTATGGTCTCTACGGTCAAGCCCTTACTAATATCAAGAAAGATAACCTTATTAACAAAACCAATGCCAAGAACATGGTTGTTACGGTTGACTTTGAAGTTGGTGGGGTAGATTATCGCATTGAACGTGGCAGAAAACCTACGTTTACTAAATTATATATTAATGGCAATGAACAAACTGATTATGTAGATGATAGCCAAGGTGACAGCCGTGAAACACAAGGTGACATTGAACGACTGCTTGGTATGACACATGACATGTTCAAGCATGTTGTGGCACTCAACACTTATACAGAACCATTCTTGGCAATGCGAGCCAATGACCAACGCCAAATTATTGAGCAGTTGCTTGGTGTTACAATCTTAAGTGAAAAGGCTGAACAACTTAAAAGCCAAATTAAATCAACCAAAGATGCTATTACAGAAGAAAAGATTCGTATTAAGGCACAGCAAGATGCTAATCTGCGTATTGCAGAACAAATTGAAAATTTAAAAAAACGTCAAAAACTATGGCATACTAAACACGAAGAAGATGTTCTTACGCTAGAAAAACACCTACGTGATCTTGTTGCTATTGATATTGATGAAGAAATTGCTAATCATCGTGCGCTTGCTCTATACCATGAAGGTGTAAAGAGGCGTGACCAAGCCAAGAAATGGATTGCAAGTATTGATGCTGCTAATGCAAAAGAAGAACGCACACGTGATAAACTTACTCAAGAAATAGCACAACTCAAAGATCACCGTTGTTATGCTTGTGGTGGTGAGTTACATGATAGTAATCAAGAAAAAATGATTGAGTCTAAAAAGAAACTACTTGGTGAAAGCGTAGCACAAATACTGTCAAATGAAACACAACGTTGGGAACACATGGCTGTGCTTGAACAATTTGCAGATATTGGTGATGCACCCACTGTAATATATGACACGTTAGAACAAGCACTTGAACATCGTAGCACGGTTGACAATCTTGCGGTCACGTTAGAAAAGAAAGCAACAGAAACTGATCCATATAGTGAACAAATTGGTGATATGGAAAGCACTGCACTGGTTGAAATTAGTTGGGATACTATTAATAATCTCACACAAATGCAAGAACACCAAGAGTTCTTACTTAAAATGCTCGTAAGCAAAGATAGTTTTGTTCGTAAGAAGATTATTGATCAGAACCTTAACTATCTTAATAGCAGACTTGGCGCATACTTGAGTTCTATTGGATTACCACATGAAGTTAAGTTTATTAATGACCTATCTGTAGAAATTACTGAACTTGGTCGTGACCTTGATTTTGATAACTTATCACGTGGTGAACGCAATCGTCTTATTCTTTCACTAAGTTGGGCGTTTCGTGATGTTTGGGAAAATCTATACCAAAATATTAATTTGTTGTTTATTGATGAATTGATTGATAGTGGTATGGATGCCAGTGGTGTTGAAAACAGTTTGGCTATTCTTAAACGTATGACACGTGAGCGTGGCAAGAGTATTTTCCTTGTATCACATCGTGAAGAATTAAGTGGCCGTGTTAATAATATTCTTACTGTAACAAAAGAAAATGGTTTTACTAGTTATGGAAGCGACATAACTACAGTATGACCAGTAAAAGTAAAACAAAAGGCAATAGTTGGGAACGTGAAGTTGCCAAACACCTAACAGAATTATATGGTGAACCATTTATCCGTGTTCCTAATAGTGGTGCTTATATTGGCGGTGCTAATACAAAACGTAAAGAAATATTACATGAAGGTCAAATAAGATCATTCAAAGGTGATATTATACCTGGGCAAAGTTTTCCAAAGTTTAATTGCGAATGTAAAAACTATGGTGACTTTCCATTTCATCAACTATTCAGCGGTAGTTGTAAACAATTAGATGGTTGGATAGATCAGCTTATGGATGTTGCTGATGAAGGTGACTTTAATATATTGTTTATGAAGTTTAACCGTAAAGGCAAGTTTGTAGCATTGGAATTTGACCAACATTATGATGTGCCGCTGTTTGTAGAATATCATATGCTATATCAGTATAAAGATATTCGTTGGGCAATTATGGATTATGATCGTTTTTGGTCATTGAATAAAGATTTTGTAGCACTTGCTTGTGCATAATAAATAATTTCGTAACGCCACATAGTGGCGTCAGCAATAAAAACGACGCAAAGGATAGTGATCCTTTTATCTGGTTAGAGCCAAGAGACGCCGTGCTGTATGCAGTAAACTGCTAACAAAAATTGACTTATATATATTTTTTTGTTAAGGTTTTTTATGAGTAATGCAGCACAGTTTGGTCATTGGTTGTTAGACAATCAACACATTTATTATAACAAACTACAGACTATTATAGAGGCGCAATCACGAAACAGCTATGATATACGTTTTTATTACCATGATAATATTTTTGGTAGTCATGATTGGAAAAATGAACCGCAATCAAATATTGAAGATTTATACATGGAACGAGCATTACAGCTGCGTCAAAAGTATGATTATCTTATTTTACTTTATAGCGGTGGCAGCGATAGCAGTAATGCACTTAAAGTATTTCTCAAAAATAATATTAAAATAGATGAAGTTGCTTATTGGTATAGCAGTTATGATTTACAAAACAATTTAGCAAACAGTGAAGTTTTAAATGCTGGTAGTGAATTGCTTAACTCAATCATTATCATTAATGGTATAAAAGTTTCAAAAATGGATATGAAACCACAATTTGAAAAAGGTATAATGCCAAATATAGAGTGGTTTATGACAAGTGAACCATCACTATCACTAGAACAACTATGTAAACCAAAATTAATTTTTGAAAATAGTGATTGGTTAAAGAAGAGTGAAAAAAATAAAGTAGGTGTAATAATTGGATTAGAAAAACCACGAATTTGGTTTGAAAATGGTGTTTGGTATAGTGCTTTTTTAGATGTAACTAATGCTTATAATTTTGGAAATAGTTATAATTCAATATCACCAATAAGTTTAGAACCTTTTTATGTAAGTCCTGACTCGCCATTAGTAACAATAAAACAATCACACTTAGTGAAAAATTATATTAATAAAACTTATACACTTGAATTTATAGAAAAAAACTTCAATAATGATGGTAATTTCAATGGTGGCGAATATTTTTCTGCGGTACGTGCCGCATGTTATCCATATTGGAGTGATAAAACTTTTAGTTTAGGAAAAGAAAAATCAATATTAAAAGAAAAGAATCGGTGGATATGGGATAGTAACAGTGATTTTGCTACGGAATATTTTACAGGTTTAGAATGGATTTCAAATAATGTTGATCCATATTTTATAAATGGAAACAATATACACAACGGTTTAGTTGGAACATGGAGCAAAAGGTATTTGTTAGGTGAGTGAAATAATACTTTTTGCATTATTAGGGTGCGCAACTGGTTTATTTGTTGGAATTATGCCTGGCTTACATAACAGTTTGGCTATGGTATTGTTTTATCCACTATTAATTGATTTAGACCCACATAATGTTTTAAGTTTTTATATTGGTATGGTTACATGTACACAGTATTTTGGTGGTGCTAGTGCAACAATACTTGGTATACCAACTGAAACTACTAGTTTACCAAGTGTCAAAGAAGGATATGCGTTAACACTACGTGGTCAAGCTAATACTGCATTAGGCAGTGGCGCTATGGCAAGTTTTTTAGGTAGTATTGTAGCAGTCATATTAGCTTGTAGCATTTTTTGGATAGGTAACAATTACTCTGTTTTATACAATTTCAAACTACAGTTTTGTATATTATTGTTAACTTACCTTATTACTATATTCACTAGTAAAAATATATTATTATCTGCGGTATTTTTGGTAAGTGGTTATTTTATAGGTAAAGTAGGGTATGATCCAGTAACAAAACAACAATTCGCCACCTTTGATATTCCTTATCTATATGGCGGTATACCTACTATTATTATATTAGTGTTTCTATATAGTTTACCCATGATGTTATCGTCATCAGCACAAATCAAAAATCTAGTTAACATAAAAAGCAAAAAATACATTATTGATATAAATCCTTATACTTTTATGCGAGGTAGTATAATTGGTTTTGTTTGTGGTTTTATACCTTCGTTGGGTATTACTATTAGCAGTAATTTTGCATGGGCTGTTGAAAAGTTTGTTAATCGTAAAACATATAACAAAGATGGTGATATACGTGGTTTGGTTTCTAGTGATAGTGCACATAACAGTGGATTGGTTGCTAGTTTTATTCCATTGTTTTGTTTTGCGATACCAATAAATGCAAGTGAATATCTACTATATGATATTACATCTACTCGTGGTTTAAATTACAGTTATGATTGGTTGGTTAATAATTTTTGGTGGATATTTGCTATTTTTGGATTCGCAAATATAATTGGGTTTGTTTGCAGTTGGCCGCTTGCTGCAAGTTTAGTTAAAGCAATGGTTAAAAGATTAAGACTTTTTAATACTTTAAGTATAGTTTTGTTATTATTTGCAGTATTTCAAATGGGGTATAATACAAATCAACTTTCTTTTTATTTGATTTGTAGTGCAATTTTTGCACCGATTGGGTTTTTGTTACGACGACATGACTTATTACCACTAGTATTAGGGTTTTTGCTGGCGCAACAATTTGATTCAGTTATACACATTGTGTATAATTTATATTTTTAAGGAGAATAGAATGATACGATATATTACAACATTATTTGCAGTTTTATTTGCATCAAATGCATATGCTTTTGATATTACAGTTGGCGTTCCACCAGGTGGAGTTACTGGTAAAACTGCAACAATACTACAAGAAATACAGGAAAAATCTGGTATCAAAAATACCATAAATGCTCTACCAAATTGTGCAGTTGTTAAAAATGCAATTGAGAATGAAAAACAACCATTAGTTTATCTTACAGGTAGTTGGGGTGTAGTTGATGATGCTTGTAAACTAACATATAGTGATAATGTTAAAGTGATCCAAGAACTATACTATTATAGTTACAGTCTTTGTTATCGCAAAGATAAAACTAATTTAGGAATGCAGAATTTCTTAGATAAGACTACTCGCAAAAACATTGCAATTACCACAGCAAGCAATAATATAATTCAAAAAATCATAGGTGCGTTTCCTAATGGAGACAGTGCAAATATTGTAATTGTAGGCAATAGTGGTAAGGCTAGAGAAGTAATTCTAGGCAATGAATTTGATTATACTCTTGTTGATAGTGAATGGTTAGGTAAAAATTTAGACAAAGTAAATTGTTTGTTTAGTGGTAGTGAAAGTGATATTGTTAAAGATGGTGTCACAATACCAAGCGTATATAAATTGCTACCAAAGGCTGTGGATCTACCACTATTGCAAGATAGTATAGTTTTAGTTGGTGCCAACTTATCTCAAGAACAAATTCAAAATATAAACAATCAAATCAAGACAATTCGTAATAACCAATCTTGGAAAGATTTTGTTAATGAATTTGGTAGAATAGAAATTACAAGTGAAAACAAATTTATAAAAATTATTAAAAGTATTAGGGGTGAGTAATGCATTACAAGATATTAGACAATTTACCAAGTGTTCCAACACAGTTAATTGATCTAACTTTAAATTATACTTCGCAAGATATATTTGATCCTTATGTTCAAAATCCAACTATACCATACATGGACAGAACTATAGTTCGTAATGATATAGAGGAGCAAAACAAAAGATTTCATAAACAATCACTGCATCCACAGCTATTTGATTGGATTAAAACTAATATAAGTGATAAGTTTAATGGCTGTAGTTTGGCTCAAACAACAGTAGTGCGGGGTAGTATGGTTGCTCCGCATATTGACAGAACAAGAAAATACACACTAATGTATTTGATACAAACAGGCGGAGAACATCATAGAACTGTTTTTTACGAGGCAATTGACAGTTCTATTAATCTTTCACGTGGGCTACAATTAGAGTATGACCAGGTAAAAGAAATTGACAGTATTGTAGTTCCATTGTATAAATGGACACTGTTGAATGCTTTTGTACCACACAGTGTAGAAAACATTCCAGAAACACGAATAGCAATACAATTAGGCTTTGAAGAAAATCTCTGGTAATTTTAATTTTACGATATATAGATTATAACTCACCTTTGGCTCACAGGCAATTTAGGCAGCATATCCACAAATAGGTATTAACTGAAGGTTGGTAGCACCCCGACATTGCTATGATGGAATCGTTTGGCCAAACGTTAGGCTAAATGATTGAGGCTCTGAGAAAAAGCAACCTCTACTAATATAAGTTCGTTAGCAAGGGTTTATAGTAGGTCCGTTGGTAAAATCTACAGGATGTGAAGGGGTACAGGCTAACCGCCCCACTTGGTTTCAAGTTCCGTTTGCTAATGTCCTTATGATAGCTCAAATGAAGCTGTTTGGATATGGATTTCCTGCTTAAGGAAATCTATGTCCAAAATCCAGTCTAAATGAAACTAATATTAAATCTTAGAAGAGAAATGAAAGAAAGAAAGAAAGTGAAGGGACGATAGTCCCTGAACAGATGCCGTAGGCATCTTAAAACTGATCAGAAGAAAGCCATACCTGACTTTTTAGTAGTTTCCAAGTTTTCTTCAATAATGCTACCGATAATGTTACGTTCAGTTACGCTCATATCCATGAGTTCGTCATAAGTGACACCACCACGCATATACCAACACATTTTAAGAATATTCTTTTTAATACTCTTTACTTCACCCTCATAATCCGCCACTAACTTCAATAATTCTTCTTGGGTGAGAGTTAAGATAGTGGCTCGAAAAAATTTGCGTAATCAAAAGTTACATTAACATTATATTCGTTATCACATGCTTCACATTGCACACGTGTAGGTGGTAATTGTGCTGTATCAGCAAATTCTCTTAATTTTGCTTGAACAGTTTTAATAATATGGTTGTTAGTATTATCGTAGAATTGTGATATAAACTCTGGATTAGTAACAATAGTTCCGTCTTCAGTAGTAATACTTTCTGTGGCACCACTCAACAAAGTTATATTACTTTTGATAATATTTTGTAGATGCATATCAAACTGTGCTTTGCGTGTATCTGGATCAATGTTTTCATTGTTTAATAACTGTATAATCTTTTGTTCTTCGAATCCAGCAATGTTATTTTTAGTGCTTTGCACATAGTTAAGTGGTTTAAACTTAATCTTTAATCCATCTATTTCTACAATTTGATTATAATTTGGTGCTCTAACGCCAAATAGAACTCTACTTAAATCTAATCCATGGCGGCTTTCTGCTTCACATTTAGGACATTTACTATCCATTTCCATGGTTTCACCATAAGTTGCAATACGTATAGCAATAAGAAGTGCATCAACATCTATAGTTGGCATTGCCCAAGCATTTTTAATAGCAGGCACACAGCTTTGTATTACATTTACTACACCTTGACCATTCATAAGTGCATCTGGTGTGCGTAATAGTATTTCATCCTTGGCTGTCATTGGCATAATACCTACTTCACCATTTGGTGGAAGGTCTAAACTATCTGGTGCCCAATATTTTCCACCACTAGGCAGTTTAAGAAATACTGCTGGCTGACGAAAATGTTTAGCAAGTGGATTTGAATTTTGCATTTTTTGAGTTCCATAAATAATAATTGACAGTATTATTTACAGTTAGAAAAAAATGGATGAAATTTAATGGCTGAAATAAGCGATGCCGAATTAGCTGCTTTTAATGAAGCACTTAAAAATGTAACAACAAAGTTCAGCGGATTAGATCTTGCTACAGAAGCATTGAAATTAAAATTAACAGAAACTAATAAAACTACAAAAGATACTAATGAATCTTATAAACGTTTAATGCGTGAACGTCAACGTGAAGAACAGCAAATACTGTCTGAACAACGCAAAGGCAGATTGACTGCACGTGAAACACAGTTACAATTACAAGCACTTAATGATAGAGTTAAAGAAGTAGTTCCGCCAGAGTTTAAAGCAAAATTTGATTTGTATATTCGTAATCAAGGTTATGCAAATAACGTTGTAATGTCATTAAACTCACAACTTGTAAAGTTTAATGGTGCAATACAAGGCGGAACAACAATTTTAAGTTCACTTTATACAAATTCATTATCACTTGTAAAAGCATATCAAGGTGGTGAAACTGACATAAGAATGGCTGGCACTACTACAGCGGCGGCGGCAAGCGTATTGTTTAAAACAACAAGTGTAGCTGGTAATGCTTTATCTACATTTGGTGATGCGGCAATGGCGGCGGCACCAGTTGTTGCAGCATTGGGTGCTGGTATAGGTGGCATTATTACTGCTGGTGTTGGTATAGCGGCAAAAGGATTGGGAATTTTTCTTAATAGTGCAAGTGAAGCCGCAGATAAACTGGCACAAACTGCAATTCCGATATTAACAAGTGAATTAGATAAACTTTATACTAATTTTAATTTAATCAATAGTGCAGGTTTAGTATTTGCGGGTGGTATACGTGATATGGCTAACGCTGGTTTAGCATTAAACTTGACACTACCTGAATTTGCAGAAGTTGTTAAAGCAAACACACAAAATTTATCATTGTTGGGTATAAGCAGTACTGAAGCCGCTAAACGTATGGGTGATGTTGGAACTACCATGCGTAAAAGTGGTGTAAGTCTTGAGTTACAAAAACTTGGATTTACATTTAGAGAACAAGCAGGTTTAATTGCTGATACTATGGGTTTAATGCGTCAAAGTGGTGGCAGTCTTACAAGTAGTAATGAAGAAGTTGCACAGCAAACATCCAAGTATGCAGAGAATTTACGCATTATAAGTGCTATTACTGGTGAAGATGCAAAACGCCGTGAACAAGAAGTTCGTGATCAAACAAACGAAGTTGCCTTTCAGCAGAAACTTGCTGGCATGGATGAGAAAACACGTTTAGGCACCATCGCCGCAATGGAGAATATGAGTGTTGCACAACGTAAAGCATTCATGGAAACTGTGGTATTTGGGCAAGCAATTACACCAGCAAGTGCATATATGATGTCTAATATGGCTGGTTTTGGTGAAAGTATTAATCGTGCAATGCAAAATTTTCAAGACGGCACGTTAGATGGCGCAAGTATGCGAAGAATAAATGCTGATTTGGGTAGTGCCATGAAAGCAGACATAATCGCAAGCACTGATTTAGCTCGTGCTGGTATGGCTGGTGTTACTGGATTAGTCCAAGATTTAAGAGAAGCGTATAAGGGTGAACTACAAGAAAGAAATCGTGTAACGCAAGAATCAATAACCGCAGCTGAACAAGCAGTAGAAAAACAAAAAGCTACTTCAGCACAACTTGATACACAATTAATATTAGCAGCAAATGCTGGTCGTGATATGGCTAAACAAATTCAAGAAACAATGCTTGATAGTAAAGTTTTAGAAAATACTGCATGGGCATTTAAGAATGTTACCGAAGCAATTGTTGGTTTAATAAGAAAGTTTACTGAATCAGGTATTACTGGTGCGGGTGGTTTTGTTGGTAATATAAGCGAAGATGAAAATAGGGCTGAAATAAGAAGAATGGGTGAACGGTTGGCTCAATCTGACCGAAATATGCTTGCAAGAACACAGGCAATACAATCTGATACAAGGTCAAGAATTGATATGCCAGATTGGTTCATGAACAGTGGTAATAACACACAACCAAATCAGCAACCTGCAAGTATGACTAGCGTCAGTGATGCTGCGGTTAATGATATACGTCGAAGTTACGGATTACCACCATTAGACAATGGCGGAATTGCTTCTGGACCAAAATCTGGATACCTTGCGATGCTGCACGGAACAGAAGCAGTATTACCAGAAAACTTAACAGAATTATTAACTGATGCTGCAAAAAGTGCACAAACAGTTAAAGAACAAATACCAACCGCAATGAATACAAGAAATATGAGTGATGAATTGCTTACAGCTTTAAATTCCAAGTTTGATGACATGATAAGTTTACTTGATGATATCAGCAGTCATACTGAACGCACTAGTGTGCGTGTAGCATAATAATTAAAACACCGCATATATCCATAAATATTCTACAAGGATTTCACAAATGGGTTGGAAAAAGCATTGGCGTATTGTAAGTGATGGTTCATATAGCCCTGTAAACGGTAGTGTAACAGATTATAGCAGTTACAATTATCTTGGTTCACAAGCAAACGCCGCATATCGTAACTATCAAAGCATGTTGCCAGATGTTTATAGCGGTCACCCAAATCGTATTGATCGTTATACTCAATATGAAAATATGGATTTAGATAGTGAAGCCAACAGCGCACTTGATATTTTAAGTGAGTTCTGTACACAACGTAGTGAAGAAACACATACACCATTTAATGTTCATTTTAATGAAGAAGCTACTGAAAATGAAGTAATGATTCTAAAAGAACAGTTAAAGGCTTGGTGTAAATTACAAGACTTTGAACAGCGTATCTTTAAGATTTTCCGTAACACATTAAAGTATGGTGACCAAGTGTTTGTTCGTGATCCAGAAACTTATAAGTGGTTTTGGACTGAAATGAACCGTGTTAGCAAGGTTATTGTTAATGAATCTAAAGGTAAAGAACCTGAAATTTATTATATTCGTGATTTAAATCCAAATCTACAGAATAATACTATTACTCGTCCACCTGGTCCAAATGACAGTTATGCCTTTGCTCCTTATATGGGCGGTAGTCGTTCTTATACAGCAGGTGGTGAAGTATTTTCACCAAATACACGTTTCGGTGCTGGTAACAATGAATTTCCTGTTGGTGCAGAACATATTGTTCATTTAAGTCTAACTGAAGGTTTAGATGTCAACTGGCCATTTGGTGTTAGTATATTTGAAGCAATCTTTAAAGTATTCAAGCAAAAAGAATTACTTGAAGATGCAATTCTTATCTATCGTATTAGTCGTGCACCAGAACGCAGAATGTTTAAGATTGATGTTGGCAACATGCCAGCACATCTTGCAATGCAATTTGTTGAACGTGTAAAGAATGAAATTAATCAACGCAGAATACCAACACAAAGTGGTGGTGGTTCTAACTTAATGGATGCTTCATATAATCCAATGAGTATGAATGAAGATTTTTTCTTTCCACAAAGTGCAGAAGGTCGTGGCTCATCAGTAGAAGTTCTACCTGGTGGTCAAAATCTTGGTGAAATTGATGACTTGCGTTATTTCCAAAACAAGATGTATCGTAGTCTTCGTATTCCAAGTTCTTATCTACCAACTGGTCCAGAAGACAGTGATCGTGCATTTGTTGATGGTAAGGTAACTACTGCACTTATACAAGAACATCGTTTTAATGAATATTGCAAGAGATTGCAGCGTTATATAAGTCCAAAGTTTGATACAGAATTTAAGATGTTTTTAAAACATCGTGGTTTCAACCTTGATAATAGCTTGTTTGAAATTAAATTTACTGAACCACAAAATTTTGCAGCATATCGTGAACTTGAGTTAAATGCTGGTCGTATTACTGCATTTACACAAATTAACCAAACTGATTACTTGAGTAAACGCTTTATGTTAAAGAAATATCTTGGTTTGAGTGATATGGAACTTGCTGAAAACGATAAGATGTGGCATGAAGAACGTGGCACAGAGCAACCAAAGGGTATGATTCAGGGTGCTGATCTACGAACAGTTGGTGTTACACCAGGTGCAATAAGCACTGACCTTGAAACCGTAAGCGATATACAAGCTGCAGAACAAGGTGGTGGACTAGGTGGACCAGGTGCACCGCCAATAGGTGGTGAAGTTGGTGCGGCTGGTGTTCCAAGTCCAACAGGTGGTGCTGGCGGCGGTGCTGCAGGTGGACAAACTGCTGGTGCGGCGCTAGGTGGCGCATAAACCTAAATAAAAAGTGGAGCAGTTATGTTTTTAAGTGAAATGTTTAATGCAAATAATGGAGCCTATCAAGATCTATCACGTGATAATAGTGTAGATAAGATTCATGATTTGCGTAAAACACGACTAACACTTGCTCAAATTAACCAATTACGTAAAATGAATGACCAGCGCACGGTCGAATATGTTGAAAAAATCAAGTTAGTGCGCCAACAATATGGTGCGCCAAGTAGCGGCCAACCAGGCTTATAATTTATTTTTCACAAAAAATTCAAAAATACGGCTATTTCAGGCACTTATTATAACCATAGTTTAAATATAATCACAGGATATAATTCCACAGGAGTTTTTTATATGCGTAGTCAGTACGAACAACTTATAGAATACATCATTAATGATGAACAAGACAAGGCAAAAGAATTATTTCATAACCTTGTTGTAGCAAAAAGCCGTGACATCTACAACGAAATCGTTGCAGAAGAAATGGAAGAAGGCGTTGATGAAGCAGAAGACATGGACGAAGAAGCAGTTGAAGAAGATTCAGTTGAAGAAAACTTCGGCATGGAAGAAGCTGGTGACGACATGAGCATGGACCAAACCGATGACATGATGCACGATATTGAAGCAGATCATGACGGTATGGACGGTGCAGACGATGACATGGGCATGGACAGTGATGACATGGACATGGGCGACGAAGCTGGTGAAGCAGGTGACGTTGAAGATCGTGTAATGGACCTTGAAGATGCTCTTGACGACCTTAAGGCTGAATTTGAAAAGCTAATGGCACAAGAAAAAGAAGAACCAGAACACGCTGAAGAAGGCGTAGTTCGTGAATATGTTGAAAAAGTTGGCGAACCATACAAGGGCGAGTTTGGCGCAAAGCCAAATGGTGCTACAGTAGGTGCTGGCACTGGTGAATTCGTAAAAACTGGTGAAACAAATCCAAAGAGCGTTGTTGCTGGCAAGAACGACATGGGTGGCACTGCAAAGAATATTGCTCAAAAGAGTGAACAAGTAGATCCAAATGGCAAGCAATATACTAGTCCAAAGTCAGGTAATTTCCCACACAGTGGTAAGTTCCTTAATGCACCAGGTGGTGACGCTGGCAAGAAAGGTTTCTCAAATGCCAAGAAGCCACAAAGTGCAGAAGGCAAGTTTGCAACTGGCGGTGGTCCAAATGTAAACAAGAAGAGTAATCTTCCAAAGTAAGGTAAAGAAAAGTTATGAATAATTTGCTTATTGAAAATCTTAGTTACGACCAAGCAAAGATGGAAACATCAACTGATGAAGGCAAAAACCTTTATATGAAGGGCATTTGCATCCAAGGTGGTGTAAAGAACGCAAATCAACGTGTTTATCCCGTTAATGAAATTAGTCGTGCTATTGAAACACTCAATAAGCAAATTAGAACAGGTTATAGTGTGTTGGGTGAAGTAGATCACCCAACAAACTTACGCATTAACCTTGATCGTGTAAGTCATATGATTACAGAAATGTGGTTAGATGGACCGAACGGTTATGGTAAGATGAAGATTTTGCCTACTCCAATGGGCAATTTAGTTCGCACCATGTTAGAAAGTGGTGTCAAACTAGGAGTAAGTAGTCGTGGAAGTGGTAATGTAAACGAAAACGACGGTGCAGTAAGCGATTTTGATATCGTTACTGTTGATATTGTAGCACAGCCAAGTGCACCTAATGCCTACCCAACAGCAGTCTATGAAGGACTAATGAATATGAACGGTGGTCATCGCATTTTGGAAATGGCTAAAGATTTAAATCAAGATCAACGAGTTCAAAAATATCTTAAGCAAGAACTTGCTAAATTTATTGATGAATTAAAAATATAAGTTCAGGAGAAATTAATGTTCGAAGCTCTAAAACCATTACTAGAAAGCGGACTTCTGAACGAAGATACACGTAAGCAACTTGAAGAAGCATGGAATGTGAAACTTGAAGAAGCACGTGGACAGATTCGTGATGAAATTCGTGAGGAAATGGCTAGTCGTTATGAACACGACCGTGCTAATATGGTTGAGGCTCTGGACAAGATGGTTAACGAATCACTTACAGACGAATTGTCAAAAATTCGTGCTGAACGTGAAATGGTTAGCGAAGACCGTGTAAAATTCACAAAGCAAATGATGGATAAGGCTCGTAATTTTGATGCTTATCTAAGTGAATCACTTGCAAGTGAAGTTGCTGAACTTCGTGGTGATCGTGCCAATATGCAAAATGCAATCAGTAAGTTAGAAGCATTCGTTGCTGAAAACTTACAAGCTGAGATTGCAGAATTTGCAGCAGACAAGATGGATCTTGCTCGCACTAAGGTTGCAGTTGTAACCGAAGGTCGTAAGAAACTTGAATCACTTCGTGATAGTTTCGTAAAAAAAGCAAGTGCACTTGTAGAAGGCACAGTTACAAATCATCTACGTACAGAATTAAACCAACTCAAAACAGATATTCAGGAAGCCAAGGAAAACAACTTCGGTCGTAAGATTTTTGAAGCCTTTGCAACTGAGTTTGGCGCAAGCTACCTTAACGAACGTGCAGACATCAAGAAACTTACTGGTAAGATCGAGCTAATGGCTCGTCAAATCAGTGAATCACGTGATGCCGAAGAACGTGCGTTGACTGAAGTTAAGGCAAAAGAAGTAGAAATCCGTAAAATCAATGAAAGCATTGCTCGTAACGGTAAACTCAACGAATTGCTAAGTCCTCTTAGCAAAGACAAAGCCGCTGTGATGTCACAACTGCTGGAATCAGTCCCAACAGAAAAACTCGACGCAGCATACAAAAAGTACTTAAACCCAGTAATGGAAGGCAATGCTCCAAAGGTAGAAGCTACAAAGCAAACTATCGTTGAAAGCAAGAAAGAAGTTACAGGTGATCGTGCTGTTAAAACTGAACAGAAAGAAACTTCAAACATAATTGAAATGAAGCGTCTTGCTGGTCTAAAGTGATAATACAAATTTGGAGAAGACCCTATGTCACAAGAATTAATTGAAAGTCGTTGGGACGAAACCAAGACAGCCCTGTTGGAAGGTCTAAGCGGTAATCGTCGTACAACAATGAGCATGGTGCTCGAAAATACTAAGAAGTATCTTGCTGAAAGCGCAAGTGCTGGTGCAACTGCAGCTGGTAACATTGCAACACTTAACCGTGTTATCCTCCCTGTTATCCGCCGTGTTATGCCAACTGTTATTGCAAACGAAATCGTTGGTGTTCAACCAATGACTGGACCTGTTGCACAGATCCACACTCTTCGTGTACGTTATGCTGAAACATTCACATCAACTGCAAGCGGTCAGGCTGGTACTGACGTTGCTCTTAATGATGAAGCACTTTCACCATTTAAGATTGCAAGTGGTTATTCTGGAACTGCACCAGGTGTTAACAGCACTGACGGTAAGGCTGGTTTCACTGCTGCTATGGAAGGTACACCAGGTCGTAAGCTCAATGTTCAAATCCTAAAGCAACCTGTTGAAGCAAAGACTCGTAAGTTAAGCGCACGCTGGACTTTTGAAGCTGCTCAAGATGCACAGGCTATGCATGGTCTTGACATTGAAGCAGAAATCATGGCTGCTCTCGCACAAGAAATCACTGCTGAAATTGATCAGGAAATCCTTTACAGCCTACGTTCATTGGCTGCACAAGAATTTACTTACAACCAAGCTACTGTAAGTGGTACTGCAACATTCGTTGGTGACGAACATGCTGCTCTAGCTGTTCTTATCAACCGTGCTGCTAACCTAATTGCACAACGCACTCGTCGTGGTGCAGGTAACTGGGCTGTTGT